AGTTTGGCATACAGTTCACGTTGAGACTTGTTATAGTCCTCGCGATTTTTTGCCCGATACTTTTGTTGGGCAATCCGGTGTGCATCCGTATAGTATTTCGGGTTTGGCTTTTCCGGAATTTCCATTATGTAGACTATATAGTTGCGTTTATATACTATTATAATATATTTTGACGTGTAGGAATAATCTTGTCAATGTATATGGAAGGAAAAAGTTGGTCCGACATTGCGAAACACTCCGCGATGATTATACTAACGGGTGTATCCGTGTGTTGGTGTTTTATTACATCAACGGTGCAGCATAGGGTATGATGGTTGATACGACGGAGTTTGGATGGATGGAGTCTGAGTCTGTGATTTATCCAACACCAAGGCTACGACACCAAACATCACGATAAAAGGTAAGAAGACGAGAATCCAAGAAATTGTAGGGTATCCCTTTTCACATAACAAGTTTAAGATCCAGGTCCAAAGAATGGCGTAGATACCTTTGGCAACGAGCGACTTACTGCTAATACTACCCATTAAACCCGCAAGAATGCTGAGACAAGCCAATACAACGTATACCATTGCGGGAGTACAAAGCATACTATTGTGCACTATTTTTCCCTTAACCATTTGAATAATAATATTTGTAAAGGTATGTCTGACCGGTACGACTATTACTTGGCACTAGTGAAACGAAATGGGTTGGCGTTACAATTTATACCGAAGGATTCATAGACGATGATATATGTTTAGAAGCCGTCAAACAAAATGGATTGGTGTTAGAAGATGTAAAAGATCAAACGTACGACATCTGTATGGCAGCCGTGGCACAAAATGGGTTGGCGTTACAATATGTAGACCAATCGAAAGAGTATGCGCAAGACGTCTGTATGGCAGCCGTGACACAAAATGGGTTTGCGTTACAATATGTAAAAGACCAAACGCACGACATTTGTCTGGAAGCCGTGAACCAAAATGGGGTGGCGGTACGAGGTCCAGGAGATGACCCTTTTGTGTTACAATACGTAAAAGACCAAACGCTCGACATCTGTATGGCAGCCGTGAAAAAACAGGGGTTGGCGTTACAATATGTCAACGACGATCTCCGAACACCCGACATCTGTATGGAAGCCGTGAAAAACAAACCGATAGCGTTATTATACGTATCCGAAGAACGCCAGACTCCGGAGATTTGTATGGAAGCCGTGCTAAGAAAACCGTATGCGTTACTATACGTATCCGAAAAATACCAAACCCCTGAGATTTGTATGGCAGCCGTGAAAAAAATGGGTTTGTGTTAGAATATGTATATGAACCCCGCAAAACCCTTGAGATTTGTATGGAAGCCGTGAACCAAAATAGACAAGCGATGGAATTTATACCTCCCGGCGAGATCCGACAGGCGGTCATCGCTAGGTTTAAAGATGGGGCAATGATGAACATGACCAGTACTACGGGTACTTCTCCAAATTTACCCGCGGTTCTATTAAATTCGGATTCTGAAAACCCGGGGTTAATCAACAAATACCTCTCGGGAGGTCGACGACGAACCAAACGTTCTCGCAGAAAACGAACGCGCAGACGCTAGAATAAAAACTGTTTTTGGTGACTCACTTGACTGTAAATAATATTGAGTGAATTGTCCATACTTAGAATCGTCAATGCAATCCAAACCACCAAAAAGGGTTTGTATCGTCGATGCGTCAAATAGCCTCCTATTGCGAGTAGGGCCATGGTGATATACAAGGCATTGAGCCCTAACAAGAGGGATTCAATCATCTGTTTCAGACGCATTCCTGTATCGAAATCCCGATGTAAAAATTGGAAAAATACAGTACTGTGAGTTCCAGTGGGTTCAAAGTAGTATTCGTAAAAGTTCATGGCTCCAAACCGATTCATCAAGACGTCAAGTACGTGTTGTGGAAGAAGACATAATACAGGAATGGGAGACCAACATTTGAAACTGTAAAAGGGTTGGATTCGGATTTCTTCACGAACCATCCACGTTTTGGTTTCCCACATATGGTTGATGGCGTCGATGAGCGGTTTGTTTTCTGTGCTTTCAATGTACATCCCGCTTCTTGCAAATCGCATACCCACTTCAATGATGATGGTATCACGGTATTGTACATTGAGTGGACCGGTGTACCCTGCCATATGTTTGTTGACCCATTGAACGACGTCGGAAGGAGGAACATTGTCGGTCGAAACGTGTTTCCATACGTCTGCAAACCCGTATTGTTTCTCCGAGTACACGTAGGTTAATTGGTAGACAATTTCACCGTTGACCAGGACAAAATCGGTCATGCCTTCCTTGGCATTGAGAAAGGTGGACCACATCATATGTTGTTTTCGAAAATGAGGTTCGAGGTCTTCGTAGGATTTGATTTTGTAACAGTCTTTACTGGAGGCAGTTTTATGCCCCCATCGAGGCTTGATAAAGATGGGGTACGGAATATCGGTTTGTCCTCGAAGGTCTTCGAGTTCTCCGCTAGGGAGGTATTGAGACTGTACAATAAACAATTTGTCGTAAACTCGTTGGTGATGGGGATTGAGTTTATAGGCCTGAATGTCGAATTGGGGAATCGATTTGGATAATTTGTAAGGAAAGGTGGAGTAGGGGTTAAAAATCCCAAGCCATTTGGAATAGGTCGTATCCATTTTCTTGAGCTGACTCATACCTTAATTCAGAGATTAAAAACGTTAACAAATAGTATTTAAACATTTGACCAATCCTATGATATGGACTTCATTAAAACAGACGATAGACTGATTCAAATGCAACACATTCGATGGATGAAGAAGTTCACGGATTGTATGGAAATATGTACAAAATCGGATGGATGTGTCTTGTTTAAAGATACCCATCGTGTCTGCAAAGAGACGAATCCGATCAGTTATCAAAAGCTCAGTCATCTGTGGGAACATAAATAGGCTAAACCGAGTACAAAGCTGTCAAATCTGCCAAAATGGTTCTAACAAGAAGAATGTATAAACGACTTTTGAGGTATTGAGAAGATATGAAATGAGCCTTCATTCAAGATTCACTTGAAGGATAATGAACTCAATCTTATCTATGTTATTTGGGTATATCCTTTGAAAACCCGAGTATCTATCGAAAAGTCCAACCCCATAATATTCATTTTCAAGCGAATCTTTACAATCCAGTAGATGTGGATTGTAAAGTTCCGCATTCCCTCGTTTGGGATTTTACCATTTGCTATATTTAGATGAACTTCACGCGTCTGTTCGCTAAATTAAAGTCTAATCTATACGTATGTATACTGCGATCATAGTAGAACCAAGAAAACATAAGGCGTTGTCGTTTGTTCTTCAAAATTTTTTAAAAAATCTTCCTGAGTGGTCATTTATTCTATTCCATGGGAACAACAATTTAGACTATATCAATGATATCTTAAATGAGATGGAAGATCGATCGAGAATTACCTTGATAGACTTACAGGTGGATAATCTCACAATTCGTCAATATAATGATCTGTTTAAAAGTAAACGTTTTTATGATCACATACCGACGGAAACATTTTTAGTATTTCAAACGGATACAATGATATTCGACAAACATCGTCATCTAATTTATGATTTTTTACAGTACGACTATGTAGGAGCCCCATGGAAGAAGACATTTAAATTTGCAGAACAATGTAATTATGTTGGAAACGGTGGATTATCACTTCGTAAAAAGTCGAAAATGTTGTCAATCCTACACACAGATATTCGTAAAAATGAAAATGAGGATATTTTTTTTTCAAGAAATCATGAAGGTGTAACCAAACCGGACTATGAAATTGCGAAAAAGTTTTCAATCGAGACTGTATTTAGTGATATTACGTTTGGTTGTCACGCACCTTGGAAATGGCTTGATACTCATTTATTATATTCTGTGTATCCTGAAGTAAAACAATTGGTGGAGTTACAATACGTGGAATAACAAGGAGACCGGCTTAATCCTATACCGTGACATGCTATATGCTTCCTTTAGAAATCCAACAGTATATTTTAGACTTTATCCAACCCCATCTCACTCAAGAGGATTGGAGAACTTGTCGGAACGAAGAATCCAATGCTATCCGGCAACTGGTAAGATTGTTGCAATACGGTAAACCACGAAACCAGTTCTGGGGTGTACGGTACAAAGATTGGTCCTTTTATGAAAAGATGCGATTCTCTAAGATGGAAATGGTGGAATGGGTACAAGTGTTCCCATGTAAGAGTCTTACATTTAGGCTACGCTATGGTTGAATATAGATAATGTAAGATTAATTTATTTTATTAATTATATGAGAATTAATAGCAAAAGGCGGAGCCTCCGCGAGCAGGTTCGCCAGGGTGTCAGTCAGACCTTTCGAGGCCACTTGCGCGCCACCCATAAAACCAAAACGAACAGGACAGAAATTTTGACATTTCAAAAAAGGGCAAGTAAGCAGGATAAAGAAAGGCTCTCAGTAATGGGGGGGCACTCACAAATGAATAAAGAAAATTCTACAAAGAATGTATGCATAGTTTTTCGAGGAGAATTATTAAGAAATACTCAAAGTTATTATCATAATAATATTAAACAAAAAAAAATAAGAGAATATGATTTATCAGAAGACTCATTTAAGCGTCAAGATGATATAATGAAAAGTATAATAACACACATTATATTACCCTATGAAGAAAATGGTTTTAATGTTTTTATATCAGGATGTGTATATGAATGTCCTGATTACTATAATAATTTAATGATCTATTTTCCAAAAAATACAATAAAACAAATTAAAGCTGGAAAAACGAATCAAGCAGAGGCATTTTATCAAAGTCTTGATCATGCATATAAAGAACACCCTGATTGTATTGAATATATATCTTTAAGAACAGATTATATTATGCTAAAAGATATAGTTAGAAAAGATTTACATAAATTATATGTTGGTTTTTCTTGGGAAAACAAAAATTCTTTTCCTGATGTTGATGTATTTTTTATAATTTCAAAAGATGCAATGGATATTTTTAAAAAAATTCTTTATGCTATAGGAGTGGGAAAAGAATATGTAGATACACATTCTATAATATCTAGATTAAAACGTGTAAATGTTCATCTTTATCCAATATGGAATGATTATAAAAATAAAGCAACTGGGTTGACATATAGTGATTATAGTAAAGATATAAAATTACATGAAAATAGACCATTTGTAAATTATATGAGAATTATAAATAGCTAAATACCATCAAAAGATATTATCAATGAATTATTTTTTTTACATATCAGAAGGTATAAAATAACTTATTAAAGTCAATAATTATCCAAACGATAATTCATAGTCCTTTGTCTCGGTCGTTGAGTATGGTGAATAGTTTCGGTGTTTATAATGGATACGATTTTTGTTCTCGCAACTCAGTTTACCCTACAAAATTGAACGAAATCGAATTCAAACGATCACTAGGATGGATTACAGTTTGATGAATCGAAAGGCATTAGTCGCGATTTGTCGAGATCGCGGGATCCGACACAGTAGACACACCAAAGAGGAGTTGATTCATTGGATTCAGAATCCAGGAACGCAACCTCCATTGGAGACCGAGGGGACTGGTAAAATATTTGAAATGGCGATATGTCGTGCCAATGATACACCGTTCGTAGGTAAGTACAAGTATAGTATGGAAAAAGCAGAAAAGTTAAGACCCCGACTTGCGAAATTATTTGAGTCACACAAATACATACATACGGCAGATAAGAATGGTCGTTATGATTTCACAAGTATGGACTCGCAAGGTCATCTATCGGCGAAATCCAATAAAGACAAAGACAATGGTGTAGCCGTACAGGGAATTGGTCAAAGGAGTCCAAAAGATTTCTGTGAGGCTATAGGTATTCCATACACGACGCTAAACGATTTGAAACAGTATATCCAATCCAACATTGCAGTCATTCTTCCAGTGCTTGTCACCTATACGTTCGATTGTCCGATTCTATATTACAATGAAAAAGCCGACACAATACGTCACATTACTTTGACCACACCATTTGAATGGGAAAAATATGAGTATACGTGGTCGCGGCCGTGGGACCGATGGACCAATTCGTCTACCTTGTACATTGAAAAACAAGGACTACTGGAGCTTCAATTTCATTCCAAAAATAGGACGAATATGGCTATTCGATGGAAGTTTGAAAAAATGTTGCATTTCTTCAATCCCCATTTCAGTATCCTAGACGTTTAAATCAGTTTCATCACTTGTTCAAAATAGTCCGTGGAGATTTCACACCCTTTGAACTGGCGATTGGTATGTTTGCACGCAAAAGCCGTAGTGCCTCCTCCTAAAAATGTATCCAAGACCACGTCGTTTTCATTGGAATGTTTTTGAATCAAGGCTTCGAACAGTTCTAAGCTTTTTTGAGTTGGATGAAACCGGTTTTTTCCGCCTTGAAGAGGGAACCGGTAAATACCATTGTCGTATTTGCTATGAAAGATAGGTTTCGTACCTTTTACGCCCACCAAGGCAATCTCGCGACAGTTGGTGAGGTAATTGACGCTAGAATTCAAGGGTTGTGGATTGGTTTTGATCCATTCAATCATTCGAATTTGTTTGAATTTGTGTTTTTCCAGGAGGTCTTTCAGGTAAGATATTTTCCACAAATCAAAGAAGAGAATGAGGGTGCCACCTTTTTTAAGTTTGGCGTAGTATTGTCCGATGAATTGGTCCAACAATTCCATGGAAAAGTCGCTGTCCCAGGCACCGTAATCGGTTTTCACACAATATTTCTTTCCGTAGAGTGATCCATATCTCCTATACAGGTCTTTCTTGTCATCGTTTGAAATCTCGTGTTCCGCCTTGTAGGTTTCCCATTCGGCTTCGGTTTTGACAAATTCAACCTCATTCGCTTCGTTCTCTTTCACCTTGTTGTAGTGGCTATTCATACCCGTTTCCCGCGAGATGATGTAGGGCGGATCGGTCAAGACCAAGTCAATGGACTGATCTGGAAGGGTGGAGAGATATTGGAGTCCGTCCACATTTTGAATGTCCATTATATGATAGGTTCGGATAAAGTATTCCCTCTCAATTTTATTTACGATATAAGGTTTTATTCTTCCATCGACGAGACCAATGGATGCTTTTCGTTTTTTTACGCTCTTTTTCATAGTCTTCCGAAAATTTCAAAATTCGATGTCCTTTATAGACAATATAGCGTTGATGTATAGATACATAAATGTGTTGTAATTCAAAACGTTGATATTCATCTGGCGAAAAAAAACGACTTACCATCATGGGTCCTACGCAACTATCATAAGAACCGTAATAATGCTGTTTACTGTTTTCAACCAATTGATTCAAACACGACAACATTTTCGTGTTGCCTGGTTTACAAATAAAAATGGCATTGTAAACACCCCCAAGTGTTTTATGTATATCTCTGCAAAAGTATTCCTGGTCGGTCAAATAGATGAATTTAAATCCGTGGATTCCCGTATATTTCGAATCAATGTAAACCCCTCCTAATTTATACATAATACAGTATCTCCATAAATCAGATTTGAGTGCATGAGCTCTATTACTGTCATATGCATCAACTACGTCGGGCGGAAAATGATCTGCAATAAATTTTCGGCATTTCTTTTCATCGTATAAATGGTGTTCAAATTCTGGATTTTGTGCTTTCAGTATGTTCACCGATGTACGCACCGATTTTGGCATTCTTTTTGTATCATGCCAACATTGATAAATATGAAGGGGAATCACAGGGTTGGGTACGGTGTACGACATCGGTTCATCGATGGCAGATCCTTCGAAATCGAGTGGGATTGTTTTTCTCATACTTGAAATCAATTGAGACGGAAGACTACAAATATCCATACTATACGATACCAAAAATAAAAATCACTTAAACAAGTTTGAGAACATAATGTATTCTTCTTGATGTGGGTTATATCTGATGTCATTCAACCGTGTGTCAATTGTAAGTTTGTGAAGGATTTTTTCCATCCTCAATGTGGTAAATGTGCACGGACGTTTACGGGTAAAAAAGTCCCTCAAAAAAATGTGTAGAACAGCAAGAACGTTTGACTCTATGTGTGGAAAAGACGGCAAATTTTATCAGAATCGTTCAGTGTCCATTACATTTGGTTCGTTTTCGTAATTTTCTACGCTTCGACCTTCTACCCGCAACCAACCTGGTTATTACCCCCCAGGACTATCTCCTCCGCGTTAATTCATACGGTAGCGGGAGTTTGGTTGCAACTCTGCTCAATTTATAATTTGCCATATCGCGATAAGGCTGTAGGACTTGAACTCGTAATTCAGCGGTACAAATTGAATCGCTTCTCGATTTTGTTTCACGGCAGCCTGACATATTTCGAGAGTTTTATCGTTTACGAACCTCAACGCCATTCCATCTTGTCTCACGGCGGCCAGAAGCAGCTCTGTGTTCATTGGATCGGATGCATAGGCCATCTCTAAAGGCATATCATATAACGCGTTTCCATTTTGTTTCAAGACTTCCAGCCAGAATCTCCGATTGTATCGGTATTCTTCAAATCCAAAGGGGGTGCAATCCCATTTTTTTTCACAATTTCCAGCCAACGTGACGCATCTGATATGACATACCTTAACGCAATATTAAAAGGTCCAATGAATGGTGTACAATTCACCTACTTTACTCCATTTGGCCAAAATGGTGGGATTCACCATATTTTTCATAATGTCTTCGGTTTTGTAGACGTTATTTTCTGCATCTAAATAATAAATGATGCCGTTGATGTCTTCGGCCCAAACTTCTTTTTGTTGAGATTTGCTGTCGTCTGCACTCATCAATCCGTGTGGAACACCCTTGCTATGTGTGCCACAACAGGTATGACCGGATTTACGACGACGAGTACATTGATCATTCTTCGCACTTTTGGCGTTACATCGTTCTTCTGCGGGTACCGAATTCTTGGTTCTACGTCGTTTCACGAAATCTGCGCGTTCGAGAGGAATGGGTTGACATTGCTGTACCCATTCCAAGGTTTCTTCCACGGTGTTTCCTTTGCGTATCTCTTCTAGAATACGCGTCTTGAATTCGGTAATGTTCTCGTTGAACTTTTGAAGGATACGTTTCTCCATTATGCAATGACGGAATGCCGAGAAACTAGCTTCAATTTAATTCGAAAAGAATATAAATGATTGAGTGTAAACTAGAGGAATGAACCTCAATGCGATGAAAGATCGGATTGAACAAATGACGAAGAACTATCAGATTGAGGTTGCTCGATTGTTGATAAATACGCACAATATTGCCTATGATGAAAATCAAAATGGGTTGTTTATCAATATGGCTCAAATGACGGAGGAGGTAAAAACGTCCCTGCAACAATTCATCGAGTATGTGGATTTGCAAGAACAACAATTGAATGCGGATGAAACCGAAAAGGATGGACTTAAAGATATTTTCTTTAAAAAGGAGTAGTATGCATTCAAATTTTGTTTTCACCCAAACAAACTTTGAATCGTTGAAAGACCCAAAACGGACGGATGCGCATTGGCGTATACAAAACCGCGTATGTTGGCATTATGGGGAACCCCAGACCATTATACACAATGGGTATCTGGTGGAAAGCAACCCAGAAAAATACAAGGATTATTTCCATATTCTTCATCCAAAAAAACCATTGTATGCCATGAACCATTATTCTGCAAATGAGTTAAAGACCATGGCACGACAGATAGGCGTGTTGGATACAGGTACACGGGCTGAATTGTATGCTAGGATTACGGACAAGGTCAAACAGTCCATAACTGAACCATAAGGACACTGCATTCACGACCGTATTTATTGCCATTTTCATCTCGGTGTTGAAATCTGTTATCTTTGTGTCCTCGCATCTAAAAAATGTGTTTTTTTTATAAAGTTTGTCGACAATACGGACATAACGGTCGAACCAAAGGGAGACAACTTGTGCACAATAAATGGCCACAAGAGGTTAGGTCACTACATTCTTCATAACATACACAACAGATGGAATCTTCGGTATGTTTTGTGACGGTGGTTGGTTTCACTGGATACTGGGTTGGATTATTTAGCACGGTATGAAGGGCTATTTTACGAAGACGTACGCCTTTACCTCCACAACAACGTCCCAATGTACGAGGTAAGGTTCGGACAAATTGGTCGCATTCTTCGACCGTATTAAAATGCGTGTAGGTTTCATTAAAATCCATGTTCTGAAGGTATGATCCATTCGATTATGGTTCAATTTTTAAAATAGGAGCAAATGTAAAAAATGGTCAGATGTCATTTAGGAGTATCGTTCGATTATTCTCGTTTTTCTACCTATTATGAATATGTCCCGTTTGACAGAGAACTTGTCTTTTTGTTTTGTCATTGCATCCTTTAATAATAGTGCAAACATTGAAAGAAATTTGAATAGCGTAATCGGACAATCCTATCCGCATTGGCGTGTGCTTTATACGAATGATTGTTCCACAGATACGACCCACGAAATGTTTCACGCTCTATTAGAACAGCATCCTTTGAAAGACAAATTTACCTACATTCGTACAGATTCAAAAAAAGGACAGATGCACAATAAATATCATATGTATTCACTGGTTCGGGATTTTGAGATCGTTTGTATACTGGATGGGGATGATTGGTTACTTCATCCGAATGTATTAAACATTTTGAAAGAACACTACACGACAACGGATACCAAATTATGTACATCCAACTACCATACGTTTTTCAACAATCAAATCGTTCCCTATATGCCATCTTATTCTTTTTATCGAGAGGATGAAATCAAACAAAAAAGGACTCGATACAATCCAAAATGGTTATTCAAACATTTAAAAACAGGCTATGGTATTTTATTCAAATCTATTCCGAAATCGTATCTTCAAATGAATGATCAATGGTTAACCCGTTGTACAGACTGTGCCGAAATGCACTCTGCGTGTGAATTCAGTAACGGAAAAACCACACAAATCGACCAACCCTTGTACGTCTACAACAAAGACAATTCCATTCTGTATCCGAATTCGTATTACAATAATGAAAAATCAAGGGAGGACGCACTCGAACGAATGGCAACACTGAATTTTATACAAAGTTTACCTGCGTGCAACTACGAATGGCCGTTTACCTATATTATTAATTTGCCCAAGGATGTACAATTCAAAAAAAATATGCAAATACAATTGGAATGGATGAAGAATAAAAGATACACTTTTGTAAAAGGTGTAGATGGCGCCGTGCTCAAGAGTAGATTATATGATAGATATGTACGAGAGATACACCAACCTATTTCTACAAAACTCTATTATAATCCGAGTAAACAGCATATTACCAAAAAAAGCCTTGGTTTATTATATAGTGTATTCATTGCGCTACACCATTTTGTGCATACAAACTTATCCCATATGGTTCTTTTCGAAGATGATGTATTTTCTCACAAAGAGTTACCCTATTATTTTTTCCTACATGAAAATCTACTGAAAGATAAGGATTTGGTGTATTTAGGGTGTCATCACGATACGGAGAAAATATATAACTATATCAACCCTCAAGACGTATTGACGGATATACAACAAGTTCCTTTTTTGATCTATGGCACTTATTCTATGATTTTGAGTAAAAAACTAGCCAGAACCATCTTATCGGTTGGATTGGAAGCGATTGTACGATTGAATATGTCGTGGGATCTCTATCTAAATTATATAAGAGAACAGAATCAACACACGTTTTATTTGTATTTCAAAGAATTGTTTATCCCAAACGTATGCAAAAATGGAGGGATCAATGACTTCAGAGGCAAGGCGTTTTATACCGAGCGCAATATCGACGTAAACCAATATCATACACAATGGACAAAACCCCCAAACCGATTCTCAATGATCCTTGAATAAATGAGTTTGAAAAAGAATAGCCCTTTTAGGTATGAAAGCGTTATTTGGAATGGAGGTGGCCATGAGTTACAAGTCGGTCAAACCCGTTCAGGAAGACGTCTATACTCAAATAGACCAATATAAACTGGGTACAAAAAAGAAACAGGCATTGGCCTTGAAGATAGAAACCTTGGCGAATCAAATCCATTGTTTTCGATGTTTAGATACGCGTCAAGCGTGGGATGAATCTGAAAAAGGGTATTATAAAATGAGTTGTCCGGTTTGTCCAGATGAATCCGTCAAGGACCGATGGATTGAAGATTCTCGCACGAATGAAATGTATGGTGTTTCAGGCTATCGATTGTTTCATAAACGTAATTATTCAGGAGCTGAACGATTCAAGGAACTTGAAAAAAGGATATTGTCCTTAGAACCAACCTATCAAACTACGGAAAAAAGTAAGGTCAGCTTTAAAAAAAGAACGACGGATGTAAAAGTAGAAGTGGGCAATATTGTACATCAATGCAAGGAAATCGTAGAGGCGTATGGCGGCAATGTGTTCGCATTGGCCCATTTGCTTCGTTCGATTGAGATGAATCTATCCAACTGCGAACAAGATACCCATCAAGATCAAGTGTTGTGTGAAGAAATGGATGGACGTTATCTGTATGTCAAAGTCGAAAATCGTTCTACGATGAAAAAGGTCTCGATGATTGGCGTATTTGCCTATCAGCAATATGACCTGGATGTGGATATTCATTTTTATGTATTGAAGCCGGACAATGAAACGGCAATAGAACAATGTAAAACCATCGTCAATCAAATTGCAAGACAAGATATGATTGACATTTACGACATTTTATCGATTAGTTCTTGAACCTGTAACAATAACGAATACAATAGGGTTGAACTTGTTCGCATAACTTGGGTTTATAGGTTCGTTCACATAGTTGTTCTACTAGTCGAATCGAGGATAAACAATCTTGTAAAGTACGTGTTTTGCGAAGAACGTCCATAAGTAACCATTTATTTTTTGTCTTAAATATAGTATGTCCATTTGTCCGCCTAGATGTGCAAAGGGGTCTAGATGTCCGAGAAAAAGCACCAAACCTAAAACACGTAGATGTGTGAGCAATCCACAATTTTACAATATTGCCAAAAAAATAAATCCGGCTATAAGGGATATTTAACTCAACCCATGAGTGAAGACATCATTGAACGAGTGGAAGACTACATCAAAAAACATAAATATAATATTGGGGACATCTTATTCGTAGGAAGTACGTATCAAAGTCGTCAATACTATGGACTAGTGTTAGTCATGGATGAACCTGTATGGTTTGATAATATATGGGATGCTATATTCACTAAAAAAAACCTTCAGTCCCTAAAACAAAAGGGTGTTAAGTATCGACCTATGTTGCAGTCTGCGAAACAATATACCCTTGACTTGTTATTTGGAGGGGATGATTATGAGGACGTGATTGAACAATTAAAATCACACGGTCTCTATTGAATCGAGCAACATAATGGCCATTGCCGCATAATTGTGGAGGTCTAAAAGCGTATCGCGCAATCCTTCTTCATTCACCAAATGCACTCCGTTTCTCGAAATGGACATGAACCGATGTAGTTTGTCTTCCATACGCATCAACACGCCCACGGTACCGTATTCGGCAAACGCATCTCCATAATCTGCATTTTTCCGAATGAACAATTCGAGGGCCGTACCCTGAATCTGTTTCATTTGATCCACACGATTCATTGAGGCTATGTATAGGTTATGTTTAATATCTAACCTTGAAATCTCTTTAAAATTGAAAAGCTTCCTAATGTACTGACCTACAACAAAATGACATCACTTTCCGATATATACGATGTGGAAAAAGACAAACGTCGTCGCTACGACGATTTGGAATTAGGAAAATTCTACATCATCTATAAAAAGGGTGTATACTACACGGGTCGATTGTTGTTTCATTATAGGTTTTGTCACGATCAAAAAAGGATATACTTACATTTGATCATTTGACACCCAATCCTGGAAAATATTTCAACGGGTTCAACGGTTATGATACATATTATGAACTCTGAACTCAACCCATTTTTAATCTGTCCAATTTTTTATGTCGTGGTTGTATATGGATGTCGTACCGCCTCCAACCCCATGGTATTCGAGTGGATATGTAAAATTAGCAGTGATTGGTCTCGTTTGTGCTTTCATTTACATTCGTGTACGACCCTACATTTATCATTTGCTAGACGTGATTGAGACCATTCGACAAATGCTGAATATGGTGTTGGCATTTACGGAAAACGTATCCAAAAAAGCAGTGGACCAAACATCTGTCGGTGCAAAATTAGTGGTCAATAAATTAAGTAAACCAATACCTAAGCCGGACGAAAGTGTCAACCAATCTAAAGGATATTGTTTTGTAGGTGAATGGAAAGGTGTTCGAAGTTGTGTCAAGGTAGACCGTACGCCGTGTGCCTCGAAACTCTACTCTACCGAACAACAATGTGTCAATCCTGAATTACGATGAACGTTTGTATTTGGCATACATCACAGATGGAATCAATTGAGTCTTGATACTGTCCATTTTACGACAACACTTGTTGATGGTGACTCCACTAGTATCGCTGATGAGTTGAATATTCTTTTCCGTAATGTTCAAATCAAATTCTCTTGCGATGAAGAACATGATGCCTGCTGCCACGGATTGAGGTGTATTTTCAGGAATCAAATTGCCTCGTTCGATTTGCATTGCGATGAATTGGGCCAACTTGGTGAGCTCGGCATTCATCGACAATTGGCTACAGTATCGTTCGATAAAGGAACTTGGGTTGGTGGCGGCATATTTCAATTGATCCATCGGAGTGGTTTTTTCCATTTCATTGATGATGGTCATGGCGTTTTTGCATCCACGGGTTGCACTGGTGGTATCCAAATGAAACATACGAGCGATTTCTTTGGATGTTCGGGGATAATTTTCAATGCGACACGCAATGTAGATGGAGGCCGCAATAATCCCATCCCGATTCAACCCACGAAAGGATTGTTTTTCCGAGATTTGTTTGTAATATTTACACGCTTCGTCTACAATCATCTTGGGGATACCGGCATTGGTTGCCATCAGAATAATTCGTTGAAAATCGTCATATCGTGCTTTTTCTTTGTAAGGCATGGAATGCCATTCGGTATATCGGGCAATTTTCCTCATATGAAAGGACGTGTTTCCGTTGCAAATGACTTTACATCCAATGGAGGATTCGGGTAGCAATGGATTGATGGGCATCCCACAACGAATGGGATTGGTAGAGAAAGATTCGTCGCCATAATATCGCCATTCTGCCGACAAGTCGATCGCATCCATTCGTATCGCTCCACATCTACGATTCGAACAAACGAAGAAACCGTCCTCGGCTAATCGTACCGCACTTTTGCAAGCGATACATTCCAAAGGAGTGGTTTCTACTTCTGGTTTTGAAAAGGCTTCGTCGAATAACGTCCATGCCTTTTCCATGGTTCATAAAAGTAGGATGAATCAAAAACAATCAATTTTTATCTATATAGGAGTATGTTTGATGAGTCTTATTGCAATCAATTATTAGACGAAATGGCCCGTTCTTTTCATCATTCAAAGTATGGCCCAGAACATATGAAAAAGGAGCCCTCTCGCTACGCAGCGAGAGCCCTCAGCAAAAAATTTATCCAATTGGCACAAATCCAAGTTGCCCTAAATCAGGTTATCCAAACCCCCCATTTAGAAGAATGTTTTCAGAAACTCACGGTTTTACAAGCACCCTATTTACAAGAGGAATCCTTTTTGAACGAAATGAATTCGTTTTTTACGTCTGATTATGGCAATGATGATGCAAGAAACTATGCAATTGCGTTAAAACATTATATTGAACTGGTGCAGTTTGCCACGGTAGATTTTATGAAACTGAAAAAAGAGGTGTTCGATACGGATGTACAAGAATGGAAAGTAAATCAAGTGGATGCGTTTCGCCGAAGGACCCAGCATAAGATTAAGGCATTTCTTTCCGCTAAAAACCGGCATTTTATGGAAGTCTTTCATCGTTTAGAAGTTTATCGAGAGAAACAACGATTTCATAAAATCGTTCATATTTTGGAATCCGAATAAATTAATATATAGGGAAAGAGTATGTCTTACTTCCCTTCTTTTCGCAAAATGACTTTCGGTAAAACCAAAAAGAAGAAGAGTCGGAAAGAGGGTGGTTCAGGGGGAATGTTGTCGAGACGCGGCGGTAAATCTCGTCGGTTTCGTGGAGGGACTGGGGGACGTCGTTAAGGAAGTTTGAAAAACATCCACAAGGCGCGAACGGGAAGTAATCAAGTGTCGAGCGTAGGTTCGAGTTAGAAATTAAGGGTAGATTTATAATTGAATTATGGTCAATTATATGTCGAAACCAATCTAATTGTGAATGAGTTGATCGCATAAAAAAGTTGACTTGAGGTAGATGAGTTTAGGTGTTTATGGTTTCTTCACGACCTTTTTCTTTCCTTTGACGGGTACTTCAGGAGCTTCAGCTGCGGAAGCTGTGCTTGATACTTCGGGGTCAGCCTCGGCAGGTGCTGTATATTCTCGGTCAGGATCTTCCTCGTCAGATTCGACCAAAGTTCCCTGCTTGACTTCATTAGCTTCTGTTTTCACGTCTTCCGTCAGAATGTGACACACGCCGTGTGTCAATTGTAACTTAGGCTTGACAATCATTTGGAACGGTTTCCACGTGATTCCAAACTTTCCGCCTGCAAACCAGATCCCACCACACTGTAGGATGATTTTGGCTTCAGAACCCTTTGGAACCACGTCCATAATGTTGACCTCTTCTTTTGGAAACACCAATTCTCCTTTGACGTTGAAGATTTCGAATTTGAATTTACCGTCCCAGAAAGGGAGCTTGACGCGGAAAGTCGGGGACTTGGTGTAGTCTGGTTCTCCGGTAGCCTTGTCCTTTGGGTAGCGGAGCATCGGTGTCCAGAAGGCTTCAACTACTTCAGCGGATTGGACTTTGCCAAACCACGCTTTGGAATTTGCACACGCTTGTTCTTTGACTAATGTTTCGAGTCGCTTGAGGTTGTCGAGGAATGCGCTTGCATCTGGATTGGCATATTCTGCTGATGGAAATTGTAGACTCATATCGTAGGTTTTTTTACCAGTACCGTCGAAATCGTTTTCATTGACGCCCCAGGTCAACATCATTGGTGTACTTACTTTCAACCCACTTCGCGATTTGCTGAAAATCGGAATGTTCTTGCCACCGCTGGCATTCACTTTGGGGTTGCCAATGTTGATAGAGGTCGCGAGGTCATCAGACACACCGTTAAGAAAGAGAGACGACATTTTATAAGAACCCACTACAGATTTAAAATGAATCAATTTTTTTGGTAATGATAACGTGTTTAGATGAAAATAGAAGCAAGACGTTTTAATTTTCCATTTGATACAAAAAAAATGCATTTTTTTAGAAACCAAGCAATCGTTGTTTTGGTTTGTCTCGAATGGAACAATTCTGGAGGTATAACAAGAATAAACCAACCGCCATGGTCCAAATCAACTGCATCTGAAAGGTCATTCGTTCTTCCAGACAAGCGGTGAGATGTTCATTTAAATCTCTGTTGTAATTCATCTGTTTCTCCAACGTGGAATGGGAATCAGATAACAACCTTGAACATTTTTCGAATAGTTCAGTTTGAGCTTGTGCAGTTTTACTCAATCCCTCACCCGATTCAAGCGCCGTCTTTGCCTGAAGATACTCAACATCCGCTTCCCTACTTTTGCGGTAGAATTCGTTCCTTTCCCGTTCTCGTTCAAACGCGCGAGTTGCGTCTTCCGATGTGGTCCTCTCGTCGTCCACTTCCATGTCATGCGCTAGCTTTAATCTATACCGTTCGTCCTTTTCTGCTTCAAATGCCTCGATCTGTTGCTTCGTGGGGTAGGTATTCCAAAACCACCCGTGGATGGTGGTGGGCGGTCTCAATTCCGGATGCATCTCCAAGTAATGCTTCCATATCACTTGAGATTTACCTGCAGATACAAGCGAGCAAAGTGAGAGTAAGACGAACATTATAAAATCACCTTTTTTAGTGTATGATTCTAAAAGTATTTCAATTTTTTAAAATTGAACGTGAAAATGCTCTCTTGCATGGGTATGAACCATGATTCGACGCGCCATTGACGAAACACCGCCACCACCGTGCCCGCTCCTGCGCGAAGCGTACGATGAGGTAGCAGTCAGGAATAACCAAGCGACCAGTTTTCAACATGCAATCTCCTATGTGCCTTCTCATGCAGCGAATATTGCCCGAGTAGTACAACACGGTACACGGTTGAAACACACGTGCAAGCTCCTCCTTCTACGAAAACATTTGCCGATGGATGTGCTTCAATACTTGTATGATTATGCGAACGATTGGATGGATGTCTATGATGTACCTCGTTTACCCTCTCGAATCTTCTCCAGAACCGTCCACTATCTCATTCGATCGGAACGTGTGGCGAATATCTCTCTCGCATTGGATATTGGAAAACAATTCGATGTACACGTCGTCAATCTTCAGACGATTCGCGAGTTTCGCGAGGCGTTGTGGCAATGTATGTCTCCAACCAATTGGTCTCAATTGCTCGGAAATGCTACCCCTGAAATATGGTATTTACAAGGAACGTACGCTACGCGGTGGCTATGGTGGAATTAAAAATTGAAGTCGAATAACCCGTTTTTTTAGGATTATAGAAATGGAGTGCATCGTGTGCATGGACTACGGAGATTATGTCGTTCAATGCGGTTCTACGGTGAAGCATGTGATGTGCCATCCGTGCGCGATATCGTGGCGTGCCAAAACATCTCCTATGATATGTCCGGTGTGTCGAGGTGTGGAAAAACGTACGTATACGGATTATCGAGCCGAATGGTTGACACGAGGACCGATTCGAATTCGTCCAAAATGGTGTGAAAGTGGACTTCGACAACAAAATTTGTGTTTTACTCAAAATAAGACGATGCGGGAGTGTTCTATGGCTGGATGTGAGAAGCGAGTGTGTCGCGCTTGTGCAATGTGTGATTCGCATTCGGATTTTTGAACTGGGCATTTTTTTTTTCAAAAAAAAGATGACCTCATCAATCCAACATATCGTAGTGCAGTTGTTTCAAACTGGCCACGACGGCTCTCTGGAGTTCTTCGCGAGGACAACGACCCATGGTGGACCAGTATCCGGAAGCGAAATCAAAGAGAGGGGTTGATTTCATCCGAGCCTTCTCGAAGAAGGCCTTGACAATGTCGGGACAATCCGGCCATTTCGTGACGTCTTCCAGGGATTTCAAATTCCCCATATGGGGAAGCTTGTCATCCACGATCAACGCCGCGTAATCGCAGTACATATTCAGTACGCCTACAATGTTTCGCACATTCCTGAGGGCGGATTCGTCTGTCGTGTTGATTGTATTCAACAAGGCTTGTTCGAGGCGGGGCGGCAAGACGATGGTCGGCAACTGGTCAATGAGGGGGAGGTATTTGAGGATTCCGTTTCCGGGTTCGCCATTCTTTCCCGTATCACTGTACAGTCGGACGCAAAGGGCTTCCGACTGTATCGCCAGACCAAACATTGCTGCAAATGCAAAACCAAATAAATCGTCGTAGATTTTTCGAGCCAATCCAGTTAAGTGTTGGTATACTTCAACGTCGAAATCAATCGTGAAATTGGTTTCGTCCGTATGGTAGAGTGTCACGTTGCGCGTCAGAACGGCGCGCATTTCAGGACTGCTCTTGAAATTGACCGATTGGTCATCTCCCTGTCGATAGATTTGGGATATGTGTTCCATATTTCGTTCCATCCATTCTGCGGAGGAAGCTTGGGTCGGTGCGTGCACATACACGGTGTTCATTCCTTGCAACTGGAGGTCCAGTTCCTCTTCTTGGATAAAGGTACATCCATAGACGGCGTGTAGGGCTCCCCCTACCGCTTTCATAAAGAGCTTGAACCGGTCACCACAGATGACCACGATTAAACGTGGTCCGAAAAGTTGTGCCAGAAGAAGAATACACACGATGTCATCGACGTCCCCATTTTTCGTTTTACCCAAAACAGCGGGATCCGAAAATAAAATTGTCGACATCTTTTTTGTATTGCATATTTTTGATAAATTAGTTCAATTTTATTTATCAAAGTACTTTATCCGGAATCCATTTTTTGAACGGTTCATGCCAAATACATTCCATTCGATGTTCGTGCACTGTTTCAAAGAGTGTATTCATAAAAGCACTGCGTTTATAGGTGTCTATATACGCAATGGATTGCAGTACCGAATTTGTGTACAGTTCATAGATGTCACTCTTGGATGTGGATTTCACGGTAAACACGGCGGTTTTGATTTGTTCCAAGTAATGGTAAGTGGCAGAAGGGTGGATCATTTTCACACTATATTGTTTGTATATGGGGTCAAACCCTTGATAGGTGGTTGACATGAGAGGCAACATCAAGAGACAATGTTGGTTTGGTCGAATGCACTCTACAATCAGGTCAATAAACAAGTCGACTTTTTGTAAATAGGACATTACGACAGGTTGTCCTTTGTACAAAAAAAGGTCGTCGAATAAGAAACATTTCGTAGATTCATGAAAGACTATCGTTCCATAGATCAACGTGCCTGCAAGAATGGGGTCAAAGGGTATTGGTAAAACCGTCTCTTTTTTCGTGCGTTTCTCGACAAGGATACACTCGGTGGTAAACCATAAATAATATTGTTTACCATAAGGATGTGAGATAAAGATACAATCCGTGAGTGTAGGCATTTTGTATACGTTTTTTTCTATAGGATGTATCACAGGTGGAATGGTCATACTTTATTACTTCACGTCTTTTTAAACTGCTTCAGATAGTCTTCCGCATCGGGGGATAAGACTTGTTGAACTTCTTTGTGTTTCTGGGTATTTTGAAGAAGAACGTCGTGAACTTGGGGGATGGTCAAATGAGCTTTTAAATAGTTAAAGAGGTGATGAATCATCATCAGGGTTATCGTTGTCACGACTGCGGTATAGAGGATCGTAAACATATACCTCTTGTAGGAATAAAACCACAAGTTCAAACCAAATGGTTTTTCGAGATTTATAAAATCCGTCATTCAACCGACTCGGTTTTGTTACCCAATCCGTGGACCTCATCCTCCTTTACGGGTACGTCGTTTACGTCTTCGTCTTCGGGTCATTCGAGGCATACCTATGCACTATATTTTATTCTAAAGAGCTTATAGCGATAATCGTCATTCAAATAAATGCATTTGAATGACACGATTCTAACTGTCATTAAACAGAATCTGAATGAGGGATGGATGAGTGATTCGTACAACTGGACCGCGGATTTTGTCAATCTCTATTGTGCAGATTGGTTTTACACAGCAGAGGATTGTTTTTATGCCATCCAGAACGACGCAATGTTCTATTCAAGCATGCTCTATTTCGTCTTGTCTCACGGCCACGAGTATACTTCTACACTAGACTTGTTTAATGCATACACTTATTTGTATGCCGTATACGTAATTGAAGAACATCCCGAGATACGGGACCATATTCGTAATTTGAAACGAATCAAACAAATGCGTAAAACCATACCTCTTGTCCTGAATCGGAAACTACACGCCGACCTCATTCCTCTTGTATCCAATTACATTGGCCAGCAATGCTAACCACGGGACGTATACCTTAAATACCCTCGATAGAGTAAACTCAAAAGTAGGGTAACCCCTATCAATAGACCTAGTTGCCTATATTTTGCTTTGCGAATCATTTCGATGCTCAATACGACAATAATGCCCAACTTGATCCAGAACAAAAGCTTTTGTTGGTTGTATTGGACAATATGGTCTTCTAACATTCGTTTTGACGTGAGGTCAAGGTCGTCCATGGAAGTGAACGTTTTCAGATTAGCCTCCACTTTTTTTAATTTTTGAATATCGATATCACCCATATCCACACTGCGTTCAAATCGTTGCGTTTTCTCCTTGACTTCCTTTTGAAGTGTACCCATTTGTTTCGTGATTCCGTTCAACAGAGACAATTGGTGATCATAATCGTTGGGAATGCCTGCTTTATAGCCTGGATATGCTTGAACCACCTTGTCTAGTTGAACCATGTATTTTTTGTGCAACCGCATTTTACGATCAAAATAGGGATTGGGCTCTTGTACCGTCAAGCTTTTGATTTTACCCTGTACTGCATTGTACATCTTCTCCATATAGTACGTGTTCAAAAAAACGATTTGAGTTCTAATGTTTTATCGGTAGACGCGTGGATCGGCCGTGCAAGTGGTACTACCAGTGTACTTGCATCTTGAATATACTTCAAGTACCCTTTGGCTTCACTGAAGACCCTTGGAATGCAATAATTTAAAACGTACTCATTCAATTCGCGAATTTGGTCTACAATGTGGTCGGGGCGATTTGCCGAGTGTTCTAAAAACAAGGCTCTCATAATCATCTTTAAATCGGTAATGGATTGTTGGGAGATGATATATTTGCCGCTAGATTGTTGATAGACCCCTGCCCGAATTCCATTCTGCAGGATTTGCTGATTTTCAATCGAAAAAAACGCCCGAGACAATGGAGTGTCTGTCCAATTGCCGGTCATGGCATCGTTGTAACTCGAGGTGTAAATGGGTTTTTCCTGAAGAGTCAATGGGTTTGGAGGTTGAAGTATATTGATGCGACCATTGGCAATCATATACTCTTGAAAGATAAAAAATTTTATTTACGTTTACGTGTCCCGCCTATACGCAAGACGCGATCGATTTGTCCGTTGTAGGAGTTGAGTGGATAGTAGACGGCATTGTGTTGAAACGGCCAATTCATGTATGTCCACGGACTTCCACCTCTTTTACGTTTGGTCCTGCGTTTCATATACTCTACCGCTAAAAAAATCGGGCAAGGTACTCAAATTGCTCCACTCAACCTCCATTGGTCGGCTGGCGTAGAAACGATTCAAATTAAAAAAAGGGGTTTCCCCCCACCCAGGTGTCAAATCTTGAATTTGATTTTCTCACACCGTCCCCCGTGCCTTGTCCCGCCCGACCTGTGGCACCACTCACAGCAACACGCCTGCGCTCCTTCAGAGAAGTCTGCGGGGTTTGAGTGAGTGGCAAAGGCGCAATTCGGGCACTTACCCTCGGTAACCGGTGGCTTGGTGACCACCGCGTGACGGTGTTTGGGTTGTGTCTTGCGACGGGGTTTGCGTGGTGGATCGGTGTCCACGGGTGGTGGCTTGGTGACCACAGTGCTTGTTTTGCTAGGGGGCTCGTCCAACTCCTCCTCAGAGGAGTATTCAGTCCAAGCCTTTTTGACGCAAGATGCCATTGTTGGATGGCGCTGAAATATCCAATTCAAGTATTTCGTTTCAATTTTATTTCATATTGTTTGAACTTAAAGACATATGTTCATTATGTAATATTGTGCATACAATCTCGCTGTAGCTCAGTTGGTAGAGCGATGGACTGTAGAGGTTGAATTCCATTGGTCACTGGTTCAAATCCGGTCAGCGAGAATCACACGAGTACCAGAGCGGTCAAATGGGCGGGGCTTAAGATCCCGTGCTTCGGCTTCGTGGGTTCGAATCCCACCTCGTGTAAATAAAATGTTTACCCAAAATAAACATTTTATGAATTCATCTATTCAAAGCTTGCCGATAAAAAACGAGTGAGTGAATCGACCGTAGGTTTTGCATCAAAGTCAATGACCATATCATCTTTGATTAATTTAATAGTGGGGTATTTGGTTACGTTATACTTTGCGGCGGTCGATTCATTGGTATCACAATCGATTTCTTGGAATTGTAACACATAGCCGTTGTATGTCTTATGACTCCATTCAGCCTTGAATTTGTCCCATTCTACTCTTGATTTTTTGCAATAGGGACACCATGTCGTATAAAAATAAAACAATTCACACACTTGTGTAGCAGATTCTTTGGGTTTTCCTGCTTTTGATCTTATGATATAGACAACAATGTAAATGAGTACAAGGGCCGTGAATCCGCCTAGTATATAATATTTCATACTAATACAAAACACAAAAAATCTACTTGCCTAGCGCCATTGAAAAATTGAAACGAGTACTATCGATTGAATCCATCTGAAAATGGCGCATCCAGTGGCGAAGTGTTTACAAAACTACATGTACGGAATCAATGACAAACTTTTGCGTGACTAGCAGATCGATATACACCGGACGTTGCAGACCTCGTGGTGGAAAAATTCACACTCTATGGTCGTATGTTAGTGGCGTCTCAACTGGTCAAGACAACTCCTCGCATTTGGGATATCTATGCCAACAAAGTACGGAGATATTGGTTCGAACTTTCATAAGCTTGACTATTTTTTATCACGTAGTTTCTCATAATACGTGAGATGACCATGAACTGGACACATTAGTTTAGCTGGTGCAGTATCCTTTAATATTTTCATTTTGGAGGGATGTTGTTCAAATTGGGCAACGGTGGCTATATACATTGCGTCGTCCAATGTCGTATCCGGTTTCGTGACGATATGTTTGTATTTAGTTTCTAGATGTGTTGAATCTCCGTTTTTGCCATCCATACTGAAAGTAAGTGCTAAAACCGGGTCGTGTTTGTGTACTATACACGCGTGTTTGAAATGTTCGAGGGTTTTCCATTTAGCCCCCTTAAACATTCCGTGTTCACCCTCACACGAAAATTCGGCTACATCTAACGGAGACAATCGTTGACGCCAGTTCAAGTGTTTCGTCAATGCTTTATACTTTTTGGATACTTGTTCATCTGGACCTTTCCCTGGTTTCTTTGTCGAGTCGGAGAGTACAAGCACATCCGTTGCACCACCTTCAAAGTCATCTGATTCGGATTCGGACACTGGTTCCTCTAGTTCTTCCTCTACATCTATCAAGGTAGCAATCACAGATATTTTAGGGTCGTTGATTTCAAACCGTTGTCCTAATACTTTCACACGGATATGTTCTTTTTCTTTAATGTCTGAAAATTGAGGAATCATATAATGATGGTCGCGTGCTAAAAACACAATAAACGGGGAATCGTCTCGTGTACTTAATCGTGCTTTAATACCCGCACGTGTATTGTGTTCGACGATACACTCGAATTCTTGTCCAGGGACAGGATTGGAAACTTCACAATGGAAGACGACTTGAATCATCACGTTGGGTCCTTTAATCATTCCACACGAATAATTAAAGAGTTGGATAGACCCCCGTTTGATATATCCTTCTTCTCCGCATTTTCCCTCTAACTCGGACAACGATTCTAGTATCACGTGCTGTATTGACCCACCCATTTTAATCATGGGGATCGTCACACGTCTCGTCAACAAGGAAGGATGATAGATGTCCATTGGATATAATATACGAAGATAGTTTTAAACCTTTCATTTTTTTGAATTCTCTTTCCGAGATTGCATTAAATTGACCACGTTTACAGTTCCCTCTCTTGTTTTTTTTTGATTATGTTCAAGCACTTCTACTGCAGATAAAAACCATATTTTATGTTCATATTTTATTTTTTGTAAGTATCGTAAGAGTAATTCTAACTCATTACAAATGTTTTTCAGGTCCATTTTGGTATACTCATTTATGCCTAATACTTCGGCAATGCGCTCTATAGCAACTGATTTGTTCGATATTTGGGCACAAATTTGACCATAGGTTTTCGCTTTCGTCATACTCTTGGATTTAAAGAAACGTTCATCTTCGTCGTTGTTCACAATTCCTCCCACCACTGTTCCGAATGAAGTGTAGAGTGTAGGAGTTCGTTCGACAAATATTTCAACCCAGGTATTCTCGTGTATACGTAAATGAACTATTTTTGTATTGTTCCAAATACGAAGAACACCATTCTGCACCTTGAAATAGGATTTTACCATTTCCTCAAACGGATCCAGTTTGTTAAAAAATAAATAATTCACTAATTCTAAACACTGGTTGTATAAGAGAAGTTCGATCATATGATCGATAATGCATTGGTTAAACATGTCCTCGTCAAAATTCGATATTTTTTTCTTCTGTAAGACTTCGATGATATGTTTTTTGGATACGTTTACCATACTATACCAGTCACTCCCCGTGGATAAAAACGCCGTCTCGTATTGTTCGCGCATCGTATCCAAAAGTTCGAGAACATTGATTTCTTGAACGGATGGTTCGGGTTTAACGACAATGGAATGATAGATTTCATTCGAAGGGATTCGTCTTTCGTAGACGGGGACTGGACCAGGCAATTGTTTGGGTTGGAATAGGTAGTATTTGCCATAATTGACAATGTACCCCGAACGATGCATCATATCCTGACACTCCATTTTCAAGTCTATCATTTGAGTCAATGCCTCATACAGTTGTTCGTAGGTCATGGGGGTCGTCAAATTTAATTCTCGAAATAAATCTTGCGCTGTATAAGCATATCCGTGTTTAAAGAAGGACCGGATTTGTTCCATGGTTCGATTGAGGTCAAATAATCTGCGGGGGTACCGAACGGGATGTTCTTTGACATTGCACGTATATGTACAATCCATAAAATCGCATAGGACGGAATAAGAATTATCCCCAATGGGATATTCGATTTGTTTTCCAGTTGACAATGTTTGTTTGACAAGAAGGTTCAACTCCTCTACGGGTTGAAATTGTGTATGATTCATGACACAATCCATTGCATTTTCTTTCAACAATCTAGCCATTTTACCAATTTTCACAGCCTTGTCTTCTGCATATCGATAGAGGTAATAATCAAAGGCTTCCTTTTCTCCGATGAGCGATACATACAAGAAGATTTGGGCATTCCGTTGTTCAAAAGGCAATGCCTTGTGACTACACAAACGAATGCCTCGTCCAATAATCTGTTCATTTCGATTCAAATGCCACCAAGGGTCCATAATGTGTATTTGGCGAATGTTTTTAAAATCAACCCCTTCCGAGGCTGCTTCCGAGATAATCACCACTTTTATTTTGTTTCCGTGGATATTTTCAGTAGAATTGATGAGTTTGATGTTGGAAACGGTAGAAGCACTGTTCGAATCCCCTGTAATCATACAGTATTTGGTAGCACTTGGTTTGGAAGAGAATAAATTACCATCGATATTCTCATACCCCATGGATTCAAGGGCGATTGCCATTGGAATGACTCCTTCTGGAATCAATCTTGAATAAATCAACACAATTCCAGTAGAATCTTGAGTGTGTTTGCAGATGGCATCTATCTTAGCGCTGTAGGTACCGATATGTTTTGGGTCAAAACAATGGATTTTCTTTTCACGATATTCATATTTCGCGCCTCGTTTTTTCATATAACTAGTCAACTCGTTGATCTCATCTGGATAACTCATATTCAAAGCAGACAATAAGGCAGTATTCACTGTGAAATTTTTGACATCCCCTGCTTTCATATGACGGTCTATTTTAGCAATATATCGTTCTGCCTGGTACGAACTTAATTGTACTGGATAGACCCTTGTTCTCAACGGTTCAATGGGAAGGTTTTCGATACTTAAAGTAGGTAAGGACAAGGAACGGTCGTCGAATTTATCGGGGTATACACGATAGGGGAACGTATAAGGGTTTTCACCTTTTACAAAAGAAACGTACCCTCGAATATGATGTAGGAAATGTTCTTTTTGTCGTTCAATCAATAAACCCTCTTTAAAAAAATCTTGTTCGAGGATCACTGGTCTTTTGTCATTTTGATTCAACATATTGGTAATCCACACGATTTCAGTCGGTTCATTGAACATGGGTGTCGCGGACAAAAACAATAATTTGACGGTGGTCTTTTTTGTAATCAGGTCAATGGCATTACTTGCAGTGAATTTGTCTTCCGAGTCATTCCCCTTGATGTTATGAACCTCATCTACGACAATCATACAATGTTCAAATACTCGGCGTATTGCATGTTTAAACTGTTTCAAATGTTGCACCATATTGGCGAATTCAATGTACCCCATAAATTTATAGTAACGACGTATAATGTCTTGGATACGCAGGGTCAATTCTTCGTGGGATAACTTTAGATTCGTCGGGTTTACTTCACGCAACAAGGCATTCCCCAAACAACTGTTTTCAAAGATCCACTCTCCGTGCTTCTCGACCATTTTGGATGGATCAAACAATTGTTTTTTGAAATTAGACTTAATGTTGGGTCCGCCTAAAACATAAATACGTTTTTCGTGTCGTTTGGACCCTTGTTGTACAAACAATCCACTTTGTCGAATGAACCTACGATGTTCTTCCGCTACAGTAATTGCGGAACACGTTTTACCTGTACCTAATCCGTGAAACAATAAAAGTCCATTGTAAGGTGTTTCGTTCGACAAGAAATTGCGTATGGAGGTCTGATACGTGGACAATTCGATTTCAGAATCACACATTCGGGCAGCAATCTTTTCAACATCTTTTTGATTTTTGGGTTTGTGAATGACACTTTGAATATTAAAGTCTGCAAACTGGGTTAGTTTCTCCATAAACGATTCGTCTAGGATCAAAGGGAATATATCCATTGCGTAAGGTATCATAATCCAATCTAGTTTTTCAACCTGCATATGTATTCTTAATATATTAATTTAGTGTGACGTACTCATCTAGCATAGAATGAATCAACGTCACAAGTTGCTTACGTTCCACGTTATAGGGCCGTATTTTTGCAAGAACCTCTTCATACGTGAACCATTGAAGATTACTCACTTCGCTATCTTGGAATCTTTTTCTCGGTTGACTAGCATTACTTCGAGCAATGAAATATTTATGCTTGTACGATTTGTAGTTGGACCCAATGAATATTTCTTCATAGGGCATAATGTTACGAATGAGGTTGAGGTCGGATCTATCATAGCCCGTTTCTTCTTCGTATTCTCTTAGCGCACACATACTGTCTGTTTCGTAATTGTTCCGTCTCCCTTTAGGAAATCCCCACTCCGGTTCGGTCCAAGTCGTGGAGACGGATTGAATTAAGGACGATAATGTAACACGTTCACCCTCAACGATACAACCTTGTACGATGGAAGAAAATTTTTCACTCGCAAGCATTGCATCCGATCCCCCGTCTGGTTTGACACCCCATAAATCATGCCACAACTCACTAAACGTTTTGGTCAACACATCTTCCTTCTCTTGTAGCGTCATCTCTTCGATTAAATTGATAAGATGTGTCGTGGACGTAAGAGAGTACTTTCCTCTCAAAAAATCTACATACCCCAACGTTTTCTTCCGACAAATCATTAAATATTTCTTCTCTTCGTTGATGTTGATAATCCCATTGCTTGTAATGGGAGACCTACAATGTTTATAGACATGCCACGAACGCCCACAATTATTACATTTATTCATTTTTGGTAAGTTTGTTTTATATGTTTAAATACTAATGGACCCATCTATTTGGGGACCCCACTATTGGTTTATGTTACACACCATGGCATTTAACTATCCTCAGCATCCTACCAGTATTCAAAAAAAAATATACCATCGTTTCATTCACAACCTACACGAATTCATACCAAATCGTTCCATGGCCAATACATTCCAACGACTCTTGACAGACAATCCCGTCAGTCCCTATTTAGACAACCGTACCGATTTTATCCAATGGATGCACCATATGCATAATCTCGTCAACAAACGATTGGACCGTCCCACCATGTCATTATCGGACCATTATGACGAATTCTTACGCCATTTTGAGCCGAAACAAACAAAGCTGCAACGATTATTTCAAGAAAAGAAGAAAATCGTGTATACGCTCGCCATTGTCGTGGTGGTGGTGTATTTATATCTCCAAATGTGATTCGCGAATAGGTTCATAATGACCTCCTGTCCAATACAAACGAATCGTCTTAGATACCTTGCCCGAAAGTGGTATAAATTCGATGATGCGCCCGTGATCACGGTCGTTTCGAACCAGAACACGTAGTTCCCATAAGTTACAAGCACATTGTATTTCAATCCCACCACCCCAGGTATTCGTACACCTCATTTGTTGTATATAGTTGGGGTGTTCCATGGATAACACAAAGGCCGTATCCAACCCTTCAATAATGGGTTTGTTTTCTAGTAAATAATCACAAATTTTTTGTCGTAGGACAAAACTATTCTCGGGGATAAAATGACTTAAGCTGTTGAACAAACAACTCATACTATCGATGTTTATTTTTTACTGGAATCTATTCCAAACGCGTTATTTTGAGATTAAATTGATTCTATTTCGACTTCTCGTATTCCACATAAAGAATGCGGTTATTGGGAGTCGATACCGAAACCACTGGATTGTTCAATTTCAAACTTCCGGTGGAAGAAAGTACCTTGGAATACTTCCCCTACGTTGTACAGTTCAGTTGGATCATGTTGGATACAACGACCTACAAAACAACTGAATACGACTATTACATCCACTGTCCCATTCAAGTACCTCCTGAAAGTACAAACTGTCATGGTATCACGACCAGAATGGCCAAGGTTCGCGGACACTCCTTTGCAAAAACCTTTGCCATCTTCCAAGAATGTATGAAACAATGCGATTTAATTGTGGGACATAATCTTCATTATGACATTACTGTCTTGAAAGCAGAATGCTTGCGAAATCAGATACCCTTTGTCCTCGAAAAACCCACCTATTGTACAATGAAATCTACGACTAAATTATGTGGTCTGGGTAAGTATCCAAGACTCGGGTTCTTGCACCAATTCTTGTTCCAAGAAGAAGCGGCCAATCTCCACAGCTCCATGATTGATGTGCTGGTATGTGTACGATGTTATATGAAGTTGATGCATTCCATTGATTTATGCGAAAAGGTAAAGAAATTACGACGATTTTAAACGTTTCCGAGCAGACCATTCGCATACTTTTTTACCGGCATACGTTAGGATAAATAAGAAAAATACCAGTATAACCCTGGTTGCAAAGGCATTCATACCTTTTGATAATATAAAAATTGATTAAAAACAATAATATGTATATACAACATAGAAATGGATAAATTGATTGCCCAGTTTAACAAATCGGTAAACACGGAAACCGTAGAGTATGAATTTGAGGCCCAAATCAAGGGTCGTGAGGTCACCAAAATGCATTACAATCAGGTGATTCAATGGTTACTCATGGCAGGATTTAAGATGGAGTCCAAAGAAGGGAAGGATATTCTCCGTATTCAACAACATAGAAACGATGAAACCAAACGTATTGAACTGACTGGAATAGAGAGCATCCAACATTTCTGTCGAACGGACGAACTGATCAATCCCACGTTCATCCACAAAGAACGTACGGGTTCTGCCCTTCTTGAAGACTATTGGACCAAATTAACCCTGGGTACGGAAACCAAATTGGATGCGCGTCCAGAGATGCACGGTCCAAAAACCTATCGTTTGATGAACCGTGTTCGTTTGTTTTCGGACAAGGTACCTTTCAAGTATGATTGTACGATTGTGCGTACGACAGACACTCTAGAAGGCCTCTTCACCGTTCCTGCCATGTATGAGATCGAGGTGGAGTTTGCACGTGGAAATGTGCCTGAACAAATTCAGCGCGCCATCACGTATGCCTTGCGAGGCATCCAACGGTCGAATTATCCCATCGGAAAAAAGGAAATCATCTCTGTACAGGCGGCCTACAAATCACTTACTCACTCGGATGGATTTATTGGACCCAGACCCGTCTCTTTGCAAGCGTCCAATTTGGTCGGACCCGATAACATCTATGAAAACTTTGCCGTCACTGAAAAAGCAGATGGAGAACGCAAAATGTTATTGGTGGTTCATGGAAAGGCCTACTTTATTGTGGGTAGTCTGGATGTAGAGTACACGGGAATATCGGGACTCGAGAAAATGAATAATATCTTGATGGACGGAGAACATGTCACGATGGATAAAACGCATACCCGAATCAACAGTTATTTTGCCTTTGACCTTTATTATAATGGAAAAAAAGAGGGGGACATTCGAACGCTTCCATTTATGTCAGAAGGGGATCACCGATTGAAGCAATTGCATCATATCGTCAAAAAAATTCCGGTACACCCACTCGTGGTTTCAGTAAAGGAATTCTGGCCAAGTACACCTGATTCATGCGGAAGGTTGTTAGACCGGATTGAAGAAGGAGAATTCCCCTACGAGACGGATGGGCTTATTTTCACACCCGCCCTTTATGGAGTAGGCATGACGAGAACGGTGACCTCCCTTCCCAAAGGAGGGTCGGATTGGTACCTGAATCTAAAATGGAAACCACCCAAAGACAATACCATTGATTTCCTAGTACATTTTGGAGAAGATGCGTATAAATCTGGAATGGCGAATGCCTCTACCTACAAAAGAGTGAACTTGATGGTCGGATTTAATGTTCGAGATGTATTGGCCAACACAATGCATAGCATCTTTGAAGGGTATGAGGTGAATCGACCGACCGACAAACAAGTTCTCTTTAAACCAGGGAATCCATCGTGTCCGGATTCACACGTCACGAATCTACCTTCACGAGATGGAAAAATATTTACCGAAAAAGGAGAGATTATTGAACACGGAAGAATCGTAGAATGTAGATACGAGAAGGACGAGGAATTGGATTATCGATGGAAACCTCTACGTGTTCGGTGGGACAAAACAAAACCAAACGGTTTTACAACTGCATCCAGCAATTGGTATACCATTCAACATCCCATTACGGAAGAAATGTTACGCACCAAAGACCATCAAGTCCCCCAATCGTATTATGCGGATGATGAGAAACAAAAGAGCAATGGATATCGAAAGTTTCACAACGAGGTGAAACGTAAATTATTGAATGATTATGTGACCGACAAATGTACGGTCATTGATTTTGCAGTGGGTCGAGGTGGAGATTTGTCAAAAGTGAAAAAAGCCTCGTTTATCTTAGGCATTGACTTGGACGAAAAAAGTATTACAGGAAAAAATGGGGTGTGTGAACGATACTTGGAGGCTTGGGGGTGGACAAGCGATGGACATAAGCGCACTGACTACAATACCAGGGGAATATTTGTTCAAGGAAACAGTACCTTAAACATCAAGACCGGGGAAGGCATTGAACAAGAATATCACAAATGCATTGTTCGTTCTATCTTTGGGTTGGACCCGAAACGACACTTAGGCAAGGGCATTGATGCCCATTATGGGAAAGCGACCCACGGGTTCAATGTCGCAAGTATTCAATTTGCAGTGCACTATATGTTCAAAAACATTACCACCTTGACCAAGTTCATCCAAAATGTAGCAGAATGTACTGCTATGAACGGTGTATTCGTAGGCACGTGTTACGATGGACAAAAGGTGTTTGATTTACTACAAGATAAACCCGTGCTTGAGATTCGTGATGAAGATTTAATTTGTAAAATTACCAAAGAATACAAGAATCGAGAGGTTGTGATGAACGAATCGTGTCTTGGATACACGATTAAAGTATTACAAGCTGAGATTAAACGCGAACACGAGGAATGGTTGGTCTTCTTCCCCTATTTTGAATCCGTGATGAAACAATATGGGTTTGATTTAATCCACCGAACACCGTTTGAAGACTATCATACCAATGAATCGATGACCGAGGGACAAAAGGAATTGTCCTTCTTGAATACCACGTTTGCTTTCCGTAAAGTGAAAGAAGTGTTTGCACCCGCAAAGCTTTCCTACATTGACATTTAAAAAACTGAAAGTGATTTATTTTTCTGGGAATGAAGAGGGTCTCCAATACACGACCCATTTATTCTCAAGGGTAGGGATCATACGAAGCTTGGAATTTGCATCCAATCCCCATTGGCGTTGTCGAATAGATGCTCGAGTTGGGTTTTGGCCATTGTTCTGTAAAGTTTTGGGTGCAACCGTTTCTGCGCGTTTACTCAGTCTAATGCCAAATCGTAATTCTGCGAATGTAATCGCATCTTCTTGTAAATCAAACTCGATATCCTCAATGTCGAGGTCCGTCTTAGACTTCTTTGGTTTCTTCGACTTAATCTCTTTCGGTGGTTTCGTAAACTCTGGCAGAAATGCATTCACCTTTACCGTTCCGCGTGTAACCGCTTGCAGTGCAGTGCATCCAGTCAACTTATTGGCTTCGTCGACAATCGTATTGTGACGCAAGATGTCGCGTTGGGTATGTTCGTCAGTCCAATACGTACATTTACCATAATATTGCGGGCACTGTGCAATGATTCCGGCCAATCGTCCTGCTTTCTGGACCGCTGTATGGACGTCTTCAATCTTGCCTAGGATGATGTCTGTCCAGATGAGTCCTTCACTGCCATCATGCGGAGCGTAGTGGAACCCAAGACCTCGGTCTACCTTTCGTCTTCCAATGATGAGAAGTGGCTTGTCTTCCAGCTTCAAAGACTTGTAAATCTCAAACAGTACTTCACTGAACCTTCGTCCTTTGGTTCGAAACGTCTGAACGCTCTCCCCTGTATAGGTTTTAATTCCGTACATATTGAAAATTAGGGCATTGAGGCCACGCGTATTTGCGAAACGAGCCATACTGGTCATATCGGATGACTTGGCGTTCGAGTTCACGATGATTTTTCTAAAATAGGTACCGATCGGGGTAGTAAAGTAAGCCAAGTGGTCGTCAATCAACTTTTCAGCGTAGGCATTGTTCGTCATTTTGGAGGAGACAGGTTCAATGCGAAACTCGGAATCGGGATGATGCGCTGCACGGTAATACACATTGCCGGTGTGATCGACTGGATACAGGTAGGCATTTGCACATTCGGGGAAGTCTTCCTCCAACAGTTCCCCTTCCGTCGCAGAAACGAAACCGATGCGATGCAAGGCGTCGTCGTTGTCCACAATGAACTGGGAATAACACATCGGAACATCGTCAATACGAATGGACATTTTTCGAAGCTTGGGATAGGTATCATCTGCTTCGTCGAAAATCATACTGTACCGGAGTCGAGAATTGCGGCGAACTTTTCGCAAAATGTGGGCCAATAGTGTCAAAATCTTTCGGTTCTGTGTATCGTTGGCTAATGCGGCAATGATGGGCATTTTATAGTCACCGTCCTCATCCGCAGCATATGCATCGACATAGGACTTGATATCTTCGTACGTTTGCTTGCTGTTGCTTGACAAGGTAAATATCTTGCAATTCACGCATAGGGTAGACAATCCATCCACGGACTGTTCGGTAAGCGTTCGGTCATTTTGGGTAATGAAGAATGCCACCGGCTTGATGTCGGTGCGTTCCGACCATTGGTTCATCTCCAATGCACAAATTCTCATCTTACCAGACTGTGTATTCTGGAGAACGAAGAACGTCTTTGGATTTTCGACCAATATGAGAAGAATCGTCTTTTTGATCGGATCATCAATGTGGTTGAATTCGGACCATTTCAGTCCGTGTTTTGCAATAAACATGATGCTATCATCGAACGGATTTCCATTTCGCTCAATCAGTTCAGCGGTTTCAAGTTCGTCCAATGTGCGCAACACTAAATCCACCTCATACTCTTCCTCTCGGTCGAGATTCAAGAGATGCAGAATGTCCTCCGCGCTTGCGGTTGGTCGACTCGATTGCATGTTAGGATATGTACGATAGACAAACGATACAATTCAATTTTATTGGAAATATGGGACTATCCTCCAGGAATATATTTAAAGACAATCGTTGGATACATATGAATGAACCGAGCGCGTGTCCTATCGCTATTCATGGCTCAAATCTCCTTGCGTCACGATACGAAACTGTTTTCAAATTGTAAACAGTGTATGTATTTTGAACCGCGGAACCATCCCTTTACGGACCGCCTCAGTAAGTGTAGAAGGTTTGGCGAAATCGATGAAAACGGACGAGTTAGCTATGAATATGCCGATCTTTGTCGAAAAAACGAACAGAAGTGTGGACCTGTCGGTAAATATTTTGAAAGCAAATAGAGGCATTGTAACAGGCGATTTAAAGGCAACCGTTGAATACACACGAATGAACCGAGAACGTGCCCAATCTTTGTTGGGGGTGACGCATAACGTGACCCCTCAACAACTTAAAAAGGTATACTACAAAAAGGCCTTGAAATGTCACCCCGACAAACAAGGAAACGCTGAAGAATTTTTGGAACTCAAAGAAGCCTATGAATGTTTATCCAATCATACCGACCCCATTTTACCCCTCTTGTTCGATTCGTCGATTCATTTCGTCCTATCCGCATTGGACCCCCAATTTTTACTATCGCTCTATACGATCTTGTTGGATTACAAAGATTTGATTCCTGAATCTGTATTTGTCTCGATACAAAAACACATTCCACCCATTCTAATCCTCGAGCCTACCTTGAATGATTTGTTGCAGCAACACGTCTATATTTATACGCACAACGGTCGCAAATACTCCATTCCGTTATGGCATCACGAGCTAGTCTACGACGAGTTTACAGTATTGTGTAAACCCAACGTCGAAATGGACGAAGAAAACAATGTGTACCTGGATGTACACGCCGATATTCGTGATGTTTTTTTAAATGGCCTGTTTGTGGAATCCATTTCACATCAAGTCGATGTCAGTAAGCTTCATATTGTACCGTACCAGATATATACTACACCCAGTACAATTCCGAAGATCCAAGAAGAGGTGTACTCGGCGAAGGAATGCGCATCGTTCATCCTTCGCATTCACCTCGTTTAGTCTTTCTTTTCATACAATAGACACTAATACACCTGAAGATAGTTTCGAAAGTCGATGTCAAAATGTGTACAGAGGCGCATCAACCGACCAGGCTCAAACACGTAAGCCGTGAGTTCTTCTTTAAAAGCTTCGTTCTTTTCGCGCATCCGCAACTGATCCAGACGAAACAAGAGATGACTCCCATTTCGATTGGCGGACAAGAAGTCCCAATTTATCTTCTCGGGGTTTTGTTCGAGTAAATGAATGGCGCCAACATTACTAGACAAACGGACCCAATCAATATGTTCTGGATATTTTTCCAGAAGAGGAACCGCGACCGCACGTTTGGACAACTCACTCCAGCATTCGGCGTTAAGTTTGTCTATGTGTTTTTCCAGGAAGGACATATCGTTGATATAGATACATAAATAGTTCCATATCACATGATGCAAGTTTTTTTCAAAGAGAGGCACTAGGGCTGGATTCCTACATGCGTTATTCCAATGTATGTTGCCAGGGTATTTTTCAAAGAGAGGCAACGCGATTGGATTTATACTTAACTTATACCAACAGATGTTTTGGTCGAAAGCGGATACACCTAAATTGTATGAGAATATTTCGGAAATGCGTGATTCCAAGAGAGGTATGACTCTTGGATTCTCATTCTGACACAACGTGCGCCAATTTATCTTGTCTTGGTTTTGGGTCAAGAGGTCTATGGCGGCAGAGTTACATGATAACCCTGCCCAATCAATCTTGTCTGGATGTTGTTTAATCAGTGAAATGGCATCTGGCATTTGACACAAATAATACCAATCTACTTTATCCAACTTATCCAAATGATCCTTCAAGAAGGGTATCGCTTCTGGAGTTCGACACAAGGTACTCCAATGGATTTTTTCTTGTGCATGGACCCAGTGTTTTTTTAAGAAAGGATATATATTGGGATTGTGAAGGAACCAAAACCAATCAATCTTGTCCATGTTTTGTTCCAACAAAGGAATCGCATTTGGGTTTCTTGAGAGTTCTTCCCAATCAAGTTTATCCAGATGTGATTCTAAGTAAATCACCTCTGCGTGAATCGACACTTCGACCCAATCGGTCTCTGGGTGCGGAATAAAGACGGGCTTCATGTTTACGGATTACAATGAATACATTTATATTCAATTTTATATAAAAGTAATATATTATATAAAGATATATGTATACTATTTTAGGTTTGAAAAACAAGAAAAATAAAAACTATAATTATTTGATAACTGAAACTGTAAATAGTGCATGTAATTTACATTTATCATTAATAAATAATGTTTTTTCAGATGAAGAATGTAGCAATTTAATTATTTATTCTGAAAACGTTGGTTACGTTCAAGCAAGTTCATATATCGATAAATATAAAAAAGAACATTATTTTTTAGAAATTAGAAAATCATTAAGATGTGTAATTGATAGTATTGATTTTTCTAAAATATTGTATAAAAGAATAGCTCATATTATTCCAAATAAATATAATAATATGACATTTTGTGAAATTAATCCAAGATTTAGATTTTTAAAATATAATGATGGGGATTTTTTTGCAAAACATACCGATGAACATTATAAAAATGATAAAAATGAAATATCATTAATAACAGTACTTATTTATCTTAATAATGATTATGAAGGTGGAAACACTAAATTTTTATTTGATGATACAACTGAAATTTCAATAACTCCAAAAATAGGATTAATTTGTTTAATGGATCAAAATATTTTACATGAAGTTCCAAAATTAATTAGTGGTGTTAAATATGTTATAAGAACCGAGTTAATGTACAAATAATATATACACTTAAATATATATACTTATATAATAATGTCAATAAATAAAACTGCTTACTTCATTACAATTGCAGAAACTGATATTGATAAACTTGATATTGATATAGATGGAATTATGGCAGACGAATTTGAAGAAACACTTATATTTGTAGGTAGATTAATTGAAAGATTACATAATAATGTTAATTTTAAAGGTAAATACATTTATGTTGTTCAATATTTATTATCAAGCGATGGTAAATATATAAAACAAGATAATTTATTTTCTAGTCGTTATTTAATTGAAGATTAAATAATTAATTACACATTATTTGCATCAGATTGAGCTAACAATTTTATCTTCCTTCTTTTTTTCTTATGGGCGTTTGAAATGAGAAAAGGTGTAAATAAAATATGTAATCCAAATAAACAATTATATTTAAATTTAAGTGATTGTGATATTACCGATGTAAGTGCATTAGGAAACGTCCATACTTTAGATTTAAGTTTATGTAATATTACGGATGTAAGTGCCTTAGGGAATGTCACATCATTAAATTTAAGTCATTGTAAAAATATTACAGATGTAAGTATGTTAGGAAAAGTCAATACTTTAAATGTAAGTGGTTGTAATATTACAGATGTAAGTGCAATAGGGGAAGTCCATATTTTAGGATTAAGTGGTTGTAAAAATTAAAATTGAATAAGAATATTTATTATTTAATAATAAAGAAAATGGACGTTCTAAGTCTCGACGCTATTTGTAAAAGAGACGATGAAGAGCCAGATAACTGGTGGTTTTGCACAAAATGTAACCGAAAACTTATGGATGGCGAATATCATAAAAAATATTGTAATTCAACAAAAGAGAAACACAAACATAAATTGACCAAAGATCATACTAAACAATTTGTAAAAGATGGACGTTGTTTTCGGTGTGGAAGAAAGGACCATTATATTTTAGATTGTACGTATCCAAAAATATAATCTTTGATCCCACTTACCCTTTTTCATGTACATCGATTCTTTCGTTGTTGTTCACCATTCTTCGTCAGAATACCAGAGCATCGATTTAGAGGGTATATCCAATTTTTCGTGTACGTTGTTCTTTTCTTGTGAAACGCATATTCTTACATAAGATGTTTCCAAGAAATGGGAAATTTTTCAGCAATCAAATCGTGTACCTGTTGTGCATACTCTTGAATTTCTTTCTGTGCAGATGGGTCCAAACGCAATTTACACAAACGGGCATAGGCAGCTAATGAACCCGTTTCTATAAATTCCGTATACAAACTGAGAGGCAAGACAGACCTAGCCATTTCAGGTGCAACCCCTAAATCCATTAACGCATGGTAAGTCTTGACAGAAGCCTCCACGGTTTGTCGATAGAGTTGACCAGCCTCTTCATTCTTCTCCACTGATTCCGTTTTTGATCCTTGTTTGACTTTGGGATCTCTTTGTCGGAATTCACTTGGCGTCCATATTTCAGGAGGTGAATCTACGTAACGACGACTCATTTCGTTGCGTGCAAATCCAATCGTATGTCTAAACCATTCACGGGCTACAAAAATGGGCATTTTCATCCGAAATTGTAACTGTGGATGAAAAAAAGGACTGGTATGTTGATGTTCTGCCAAATATTTGATGAGTTTTTCGTCCTGAAGTGTCATCTCGTGCGATTCTTTATGAAAAGAGACACGTGCCGCATTCACGACCGTCAAATCCGAACCAAAGACTTCAAGGAGTTCCATATTTTAACCTATTGTGTCTGTTTAATATAAAATTGAAAGTGTTCAACTTAGTTATATCTATGAACAATACCATGGAACGCAATCTTTGTGTACCCAACTCGGTTGCCGACAAAGATATTCATAGTGCGTGGAGACACCTCTTTGGAAACAATTCAATCGAGAGAATCGAACATCGCGAAGATAAAAAAATCATACACCTGTTCCCATCTTGGATTGAACAACTAGATGAGGATGAAGAAGCGGAAATCTTGGATATGTATGAGGATTTGGACGCAGAAGGACGACTAATGTTCAGTTTACAAGACCCATCGATTGAATGGTGGATTTATGGAAGAGAAACAGACTGCGGAAACAACACGATTAAATTTGAAGTCTTCTTCTAACTATTCGACAAGATGATTATTTTTGTGATATTTTTCCAACAGCATACAAATCAATGACAATATATCCAGTTTGATTCCAAATCGTAGAGTTTTTTTCTTTAATTTATACGTGATAATCCACCGTTTCTTAAAAAATGGGTTAATTGTTCAATCCTCTTTTCTAATTTATCTTGGGAGACATCCTGTATATCCTCTTTAAGTTTGCTGGAATCAATGAATTAAAATAGAACAATAGGTTATGATTGTTCCTTTGTATTTATGTTTTCTTGTTCTTTTATTATGGTTTACATCTTTTAGAGAAGGGTTTGAATCTTCCGACGAATATGAATTTTTAAAACCCCATGATCCTACCGTATTAGATGATACGACTGAGAATGACTTTATTACTGCTTTCAACAAGACCACTACGTTTTCACCACAATTGAATTTAACCACAAATACATCGATGCTTCCAATGTTTGAAAAGGACGCTACCTTAGAAGAATTTAAATACTATATCAAAAACAATAAATGGCCTTACGGTGTTTATCTGACCAATTATATTACAATCAATACAGATGCAACCTTGAAAAGTTTTAGTGTGTTTAAAATATCCACCCTAGAAGAGCTTCAACAAGTAGTGCCATCTAGAACATTATATGAAATGGTAATTAATCCCATTGAAAGAACACAATCCCCACTCCCTGCATCCAATGAGATGTTCACTGGTAAATCTGTTTCACCAAGTGCAACACCCTCAACAAGTGAATCCAGTTTATCACCTGACAATTTTACAAAATTAAAAGAAATCTGTTCTAGTATGTAAAAAATTGATTGGATTGTAACTCTTTATCCAACGTATATTCAATCATGAGCCTCGAATCGATGTACGAACGCAAAAGCGCAGTGGAGCACATTCTTCACGCACCTGACATGTACATTGGCTCTGCCCAATCGTCTGAAACGTCTAACTGGGTGCGCCAAGGAGACAAGATTGTCCAGATTCATCACCCGTTTGTTCCTGGATTATATAAATTATTTGATGAAGTCTTAGTCAATGCAAATGACCAGCACGTTCGTAAACAAGATACCCCCACGCCAGTCACGTTCATTAAATGTAACATTCAAGACGGAACCATTACGGTGATGAACGATGGGCCCGGGATTGATGTCGCCATTCACCCTACTTATGATGTCTACATTCCTCAAATGGTCTTTACTGAATTATTGACCTCTACCAACTATTCGAAAGAAAAAAAGGTAGTCGGTGGGAAAAATGGACTGGGTGTTAAACTCGTTATCATTTGGTCTACCTATGCCAAGATTGAAACCGTGGACGCGGTGCGTCAGTTGAAATACACACAAGTCTATCGAAACAATTTAAGCGTCATTGAACCTCCCGTCATTACACCTTACAAAAAGAAGCCGTACACGTCAGTGACCTTTACCCCCGATTATGCCCGATTTGGTTTGCCTGGTCTCGACCCGTCCATGTCCCAACTGTTTGAAAAACGTTTGTTAGACATTGCTGCACTTACGGGCAAAAAAGTCAAGGTGAGTTTCAACGACGTATTGTTGCCGGCCCAAACGTTCACGCAGTATGCAGATCTCTACATTGGAGATGCTCCTCGTGCATTTGAAGAGTGTCCACGATGGTCTTATATTGTCGCAATGGCGGATGAATTCACCCAAGTTTCCTTCGTCAATGGCATTTACACGCAAAAGGGAGGCAAACACGTGGAATATTTGATGAGTCAACTTATTCGTAAACTAGTTGCTTACATTTTCAAGAAGAAGAAGGTTGAAGTCAAACCCAATCTTCTGCGTGAACGAATGTTTGTGATGTTGAACTGTTCCATTGAAAATCCAAGTTTCGACAGTCAGACGAAGGATTGCCTCACGACTCCTCCAGGCGTCTTTGGTTCGACGTGTGAAATCAGTGATAAATTTGTGGACAAAGTGGCCAAAATGGGGTTGATGGAAGCAGCGCTTCAGCGAATTCAGCAAAAAGAGGCCACTCAAGCCAAGAAACACGACGGGGCGAAAACCCGAACGATTCGAGGCATTCCGAAATACACGGGTGCAAATCGTGCAGGTACAGTCGATGCGTACAAATGCACCTTGATCTTATGTGAAGGAGATTCAGCGAAAGCAAGTGTCATCTCTGGCTTGTCCAAATCCGACCGAGACTATTATGGAGTGTATCCGATGCGTGGAAAGACCCTCAATGTACGTGATGAAGCCATTTCTCGAATCAATGAGAACAAAGAGATTCACGAACTCAAGCAAATTATGGGGTTGGAAATCGGACGTGTCTATACCCCCGAAGACGTTCGCGCAAAGCTTCGGTACGGAAAAGTCTTGTTTATGACGGACCAAGACAAAGACGGTAGCCACATCAAAGGACTCGGCATCAATCTGTTTGGCAGTTTATGGAAATCTCTTCTGCAACAACCTGGATTCATTGGATTTATGAATACTCCCATCATCAAGGTGAAAAAGGGTGTCAAAGAACTCTCCTTCTACAATGAACAACAGTATGATGCTTGGAAAGAAGCAAACCCCAAAGGATGGACGGTCAAGTATTACAAAGGGTTAGGTACAAGTACCTCCAAAGAATTCATCGCCTTGTTTCAACAGAAAGAACAGCACATTGTGCATTTCGAATGGAAACCCGAATGCGACGATGCCATTGATCGAACGTTCAACAAGAAGCGTGCGGAACATCGCAAGGAATGGTTGAAAGGCTATTCAAAGGACCGGTGTCTCAATACGGATACCAAATCCATTTCGTACACCCAATTCATTGACGATGAACTCAGTCATTTCTCCAATTACGATTGTCAACGTTCGATTGGAAACGCCATAGATGGATTCAAACCCAGTCAACGTAAAATCCTGTTTGCAGCCTTTAAAAAGGGATTGGAGAGTGAAATCAAGGTGGCACAGTTTAGTGGGTACGTCTCTGAACATTCCGCCTACCATCATGGTGAAGCCAGTTTGAATGGAGCCATTGTGAATATGGCACAAGATTACGTGGGTTCGAACAACCTAAACTTGTTGACACCCAATGGTCAATTTGGGACGAGGCTGGAGGGAGGGAAAGACAGCGCAAGCGAACGTTACATCTTCACTCAGTTGAGCAAGTATACGCGAATGATTTTCCCACCGGAAGATGATGCGGTCTTGGACTATGTCTTGGACGATGGAATGAAAGTGGAACCGGTGAAATATGTACCCATTCTACCGATGGTGTTGGTGAATGGATGTTGTGGCATTGGCACAGGCACCAGTACCAATGTACTCTGTTACAACCCGATTCAAATCATCGATTATTTACTCGAACGCCATAAAGGTACGGATGTTCGCACCGAATGGATTCCTCATTACAGAGGATTCAAAGGACGGGTGGAAATGGTGAATGGAAAATGTATTGTCCACGGAGTCTATACCGTGAAAGAATTGGTGGTTCGGATCCAAGAGTTGCCGATTGGTACGTGGACGGTGGACTACAAGGCCTTTCTGGAAGAAAGCATCGGGACGATTCTCAAGGATTACACGGACAACAGTACCGATACGGTCGTGGACATTACCGTCAAATTGTTGGCTCCAGTGGATATCGAGAAAACATTGAAGTTGGTGCGCGTACTGGGTACCAACAATATGAACTTGTTCGATGCAGAGGAGCGATTGTATAAGTACGACTCGGTCTATGATATCATGGATGCATTTTACAAGGTTCGACATGAAACGTATGGCAAGAGAAAGGTCTACCAAGAAGAGGCCTTGGAACGGACGCTGCACAAACTAACGCATAAGGTCAAATACATTCGTGCCATCTTATCGGATGCACTGGACCTGAGACGTAAAACACACGAAGAAATTGTCGCTGCCTTGAAAAAACTCAAGATTGAAGAACACGATGGATATACTTACCTCATCAAAATGCCGATGGACAGCGTGTCCCAAGAAAAGGTGGCCGAATTGGAAGCAGAACACGATTCTGTGTCCAAGAGTTTGGAAGAACTGAAGCGTACCACGGTAGAGATGCTGTGGACTCGTGAATTGATACAACTTCGGAAATGCATTTAACCTTGGAATAAATAGAGATAAAATAGGGATAATCCAAAACATAACATGGAAGAAATCAAATAAATCGTAGAAACCGATAGGTGGTTGGAAATCCAAGAACCCAATAAAATGGAAAACAGTAGAGTGACCATCAAGACATTTCCTTTTTTAATATCCACCTGTTTTTTTTTCCATAAATAATAGACCGATAAGATGGCCGTGGGTGGTAAAAAACTATAGAGAACCGTACCCACGGCAGTTTGAATGTTTGGGACGAGTTCGAATAAGAGTAAGGCGGGAACCAATATGCCTATCTGTATTCCTGTAATACCCGTCAAAATACCTGAAACCATACCGATTAAAATCAATAACATACAGTATTGTATTATTTAAAGACATGGTGGAAGGAAACATAATGAGCACACACTATTTCATCTTGACGAAACCCAATGGTTCTAAGACTGACGACAATACCCACAATCAAATTCATTCGATGAATCCTGCCGAAGTGCATTTATTGCCTCAACGAATCTTATCTATTATACCGAACATGGATTGTTTGAATGCCGATTGATGGAATGGTGTAAACAATTCTGTCAGAAGGACAAGGTATTTCTAGATATAGGAGCACATTCGGGAACATACTCCATTCACTTTCTGCCTATGTCAATCACGTCTATAGCTTTGAACCTCAAAAAATGACCTATTACGCCCTATGTGGGAGCGTAGCGTTATCCAGCAAGGACAACATCACATGTTTGCAGTATGGTCTGGGGTCAAAAAGTCAAGTGGGTGAACAGACCTTGAAAATCGTGAGTAATGATGGAGGTGGTTCTTCACTACACGCAACATCCGGCATCTTACGAGAAGAACAGATTCAACTCAAAACATTGGATTCGTTTGAGTTAAAAGATATTGGGTTCATTAAAATGGATGTGGAAGAAAATGAGTTGTACGTATTGCAAGGTGCCGTGCAAACTTTGGAACAAAATCACTATCCACGAATCCTCTTTGAATCTAATTTTGAAAATCAACCCTTGTTTGAATTCATCAAAGGTCTGGGTTATACGGTCATTCCTGTCCGTGGGTATAAGAATATGTATTTGGCAACGCATCTCAAAAGTTAATAATTCAAAAGAAGAGATGGATTATGATTGCATGCATACAAAGAAAACAACTGAGGATTCTCCAGATAAATAAGTCTCCATACATTCACTTCCCACATAAGACCTTTTCTCTCTTGAATGATTTCAATGCATTTTTTTTTCATCAAAATGTCAAATTCAAGTAGTGCCTTTCGTTTTCCACCAAATACACCTCCAGCAAAATACCAAGCAATCTTGTGGTATAGATCCTCTGGATTTCTAACATACGTAGGATCCCAAATGCGTCCAATCCGAACCTGGTCCCCTTCATAGTGCAGTGATTGGATATTGAGTGGATCATTACCAAATAAATGATGGATTCCAAAGTCAACCCATACGAAATGTTCCGTTTGGAATGGATTCAATTGGACCGCCTTGCGCATCCATTCGGTTTTAGAGCACATTAAAATCACATAATCCAAAGTGTCTTTACACGGATTATCCGTGGTTAATTTAAACTGGGTGAACTGGTCTCGATAGGCATTCAATTCGAGTGAATTTTTATTCACTGGAATCATATGTACGTGTTCCATGGGCTCAAAGTGGTCGAGGTAAGCATCGTCCATGAATAGTACTGTGGGTACCTTACAATCCAGTAGTGTTCGACCAAGCGCAAGATACGCGGATACACTACGATCCGGACGTGTATTGGATACAATAAAGGCGGTCACGATGGTCATTGCAAAGATGTACGATGACACATTTATACTGTTTTAATTAAAGGTGAGAGAAACCTCAATCGTTTCCTTTTTGATACTTTTCGAAGCAGAGATGGAGAGTTCCTCACGCCGTTTTCTGTTTTTTTCGGTTTTCGGTTTCGCCGTACTATTTCGACTATTCATGTCACTTTCAATGTCTTCGTAGTGTTGCTCAATGTACTCGATGATTTCATAATCAATGACCCATTTAAAAAAATTCAATTGTCCAATGGTGGTTTGAATGAATTGGTTGTTCCGATAAGGAATGACAATCTTGTCCCATCGACAAAAGGGGTCAAATCTCTTTTTGGAGTATGCCTTTAATTTGAGCTTATAGTCGTTGTAGACTTTGAAACGTTGACCGTTGGCTAAATCATACACCACGTACATTTGTTTCGAATAGTTGGTGACAAACCAATCGATGATACGGAGTGAAATGGAAGATTCCCCATTCAAGATTTTTAGAATGTGATCTAGTTTTTGAAAGTTATTCTCCCCGTAATAGGTCGTTAGATTATCCAACAACAAATCATTTTGTTTGGTATAAGCACTCATTCTATTCATGCTAGGTGGGTCTGTTTATGTTTTTTTAGGAGAGGTTTAAGCATTATTTCCTATGGCTCTGACAAGATCATATATACTTCTCATGTGATGACGAATTTCAGGGTTAGGGTGATCTCCATTAATGCGTCCATATATACTAAGTTCCGATCTGTAATCTGCATTATTTTCTGGTAGTGTTAGCATTCTTTCAGTTACGCGTCTGAGAACCGGAAAGTCCCGTTCTGATGTATTATTAATGATATGTAGGATAGCCTCCAAATGTTCCTTGACTTGCATATAGACACTTGGCACATCGTTACCCCCCCTAGTACGTTTATTCCTTAGCCGTTTCCGCCTAGACTTTTTCTTCATACATTATAATATATAAAAAATAGTCTTGTTGGAGTGTATGGAACCCGAAGAAATCATTGTCAATCTAAACGTGATTCGCCAAATCAAAAAGGGGCAAAAGGTAAGTACTCGTGGAGAATTTTTAGACATTGAGACCCCTTATTTGGTTCCCGAATGCATTCGTCGATGGAGACGTCAAGAGACTCGAAACGATATGATTAATTGTTTGAACAAGGTCATCAATAGCGCCATTCATTTATATCGTACCGACTCCTCGATTCTTCCGTATATCGAAAAGGCCGTATCGGGGATTGATAATTTAAAACAAACTTACTCGATGTGTCACCAAACGTGTGCACGACTCGATATGATCTTGGATAAAATCGCCAAAATTCTACCTGAAAGTGAACCCGAAAAAACAGAATTTTGGGGGAACGAGGATGAGTGTTAAACGATGACATCCTGTTGCGCTATCCAAATGAATCCAGATTTAAGAACAGGGCTAATTTGTTCGGTTGCAAAATATTTGGACGCAGTCAAAGAAAAACGCGTAACCATTTTATCTTGCTAGTTCGTCTTTTTCAGAAAATCAAACATCAGATTAAGGTTGGAATTAAAAAAAATGGCGGCCCTTCATCGCAATCGCATAAGGAATTTGACGAGATTGAAGCTGTTGGTGGGAAAGTAGTCTTCGAGTTCATCGTAGTCTTCGGAGGCTTCCTCTTCATCTTCATCTTCTTCATCTTCTTCTTCGCACGGATAGTCGTAGTAGTCACCGTAAAGTGATTTCGAGCCGCGGTACACAAACCCATTCTCAAACTCGTCGAAGAACGGATAAATCATTTGTGTTGTTTGAATATCTATATCGAAGAAATCGTTTCAATTTTAAAATTAAGACACTTGTTTTTAAATAATAGTTCTATGTATGTGGATTGTATTTGCACTCTTTCTACTATTGATGTTGTATTCTGTACGCGAGCCTATGGATATGTCCCCTTATGATATGGTACAAGAACAAGCGGGGGTCATTCAACAATTACACGAAACCATTGCGGGGGTTACTTTAACGGAAGCCTCGATTGATGCACTTCAGGATGAAAATGACCAAACCACGGACCAAATCAACCAATTGCAACAAAATATGCCTTCCAATGAACCACAAGAACAGTATCCTGAATAAATAATAGACCTATTAGCTATGAGTATAGCCAATGAAGTCTCTGCTTCCAATTCAGAAGACCGAAACTATCCTTATTACAAATACATCAAATCACCGGATGCATTAGGTGCCTCGAGCAAAGGAAACTTGACCGCATTGGGGAATGACGTCAAGGCAATTACCTCTTATGTGGGTGTATTGGTCACCGGCCAGTCGAGTGCTCAAACGGTGGCTCCTCTTGGAAACAAATACTTTATGAATACGGGTGCTACGTGTACTGCTCCCGATGGAAGCACGCAACCTCGTTTTGTCTACATCAATAATATTCCCAGTGGTTCCATTCCTTTCATGCCAGGAGCACAAGTGGATAACTTGCGAGGATTAGTGCCTGGTGCTCTCGAAGATATGTCGTATGTCAATCCACTCAAGCTATTTACAGCTTTTTCCAAAGGTACGGATTGTCAAAAAATCACCATGGATACACGAGACATTGACAACAACGCGATGACGGAAAGCGAATATGTGTTGAAGGATGATATTGTAGATTATAGTCCGTGTTGGTTTCCAAATCGTATCAATCCAGTCACGAATAAAGCGTGTATTGAAGCGATGACCTTACCGAATGATCCAAGTGTCCAATTGTATGCGACGTGTGTGGGAATCTTGGGCATTTATATCTTGTTCTGTCTTTTACGAAAACGATAAATTTATTTCAAAAGAGAAGCGTAGTTGGAAGGCAATTCAGCAATCTGTGTATTGTAATGTTTCTCAATCGTCTGAATCATTTCCTTGTCGTATTTTGTAATGAAATTGATACCGAGACCTTTACGTCCCCATCTTCCCGAACGCCCAATCCGATGTAAATAATTGTGCACACACCGAGGAATGTCAAAATTGATCACGACACTGACTTGTTGAATGTCGATTCCGCGAGAGGTTACATTTGAAGAAATGAGGACACGATATTTACCCGTCTTGAATTCATTATAGGCGAGTGTACGATCTGATTTTTCCATATCACTATGGATACAGCATACTGGATATCCCGCTTCTTTCATCGCAAGATATAAGCTTTGCACACGTTTTACCGAGTTACAGTAAATGATGGATTGGGAAACGGCAATTCCCTCGTACAAATCTTGGAGTGCTTCCAATTTATCTGCATCATTGTCAAACGACACATAAAATTGTGAAATGCCTTCCAACGTCAGCATATCTGATTTGATCAAAATCTCTTCTGGGTTTCGCATAATTTTATGGGTAATCTCGTGTAACGTCTCGGGTATGGTTGCACTGAACAACACGACTTGAGCGGTTTCACTGATATACGTGAACATGGTTTGTAGTTGGGGCTGGAATCCCTGTGAAAGAATCTCATCGGCTTCATCCATCACCACCATCGTCAATGTTTTGTGAATATGGCCGCGCGTTAACATATCAATAACCCTCCCAGGACAACCAATCATCACCTGAGGATTCTTTTTAAGTGCATAAATATCGGTTTCGACCGAAGTGCCTCCAATCAATAAATGGGAGCGAATGGTCGTGAATTCCGCCAATTTTTTAAAGACCTCGTGGGTCTGAATGGCCAATTCGCGGGTGGGCGATAAAATCAACACTTGCTGTACGTCCGTAGGTTTACACAGTTGTAACGCGGAAATACAAAAGGCGCCGGTTTTACCCGTACCCGATTGAGCTTGGGCAATGACATCTTTGCCACTCAAAATCAATGGAATGGCGCGTTCTTGAATCGGACTTGCGTATTCAAATCCGTTGGCATATATGCCCCGTAAGATGTTTACATCCAACTGAAAGGTATCCCATTCTCTCATTTCCTGAAATACGGTTTTATTGTTTAAGTTTTAATTTAAAAGACTTATCATCATAATACCTTATGTACACGCTGGCGGATTTTTCCAGAATCGAAAAAAACTATCGTGATGTACTCCCCATAAGTGTAAAACAGTGTATTCAGAGTATGTGTAAAAGTGTGGGTGCCCAACCTGTCTTTACGGTTATGGTCCAAAATAAGACGTCTCTACAGGATGCGATTCGAGAAATCAATAAATTGACGGATACCAATTGTGATATTCAAACCCCTATGATTTTAGAGATTGTTTCCCAAGTCGACCTTCGAGAATTTGCAGACATCTTCTTCGCAATGGTTGAGAAAAATGCATTCTGTTCAAAAACGTACGCAACCCTGTTTCATCGATTACAGACGCGATGGGAATTATTTACCGAAATATTCGAAACGAAATATCGTTCTTATATAGATACGTTTCATACGATTGTTTCGGTAGATCCGGAGAATTACGACTTATTTTGTGAATGGAAGGCATTGAACGATAAACGACGAACGTTTACACTGTTTTTGGTGCATGCAACCGAGATGCAAGCCATTCCCGACTCTTATTATCGTGATACGGTTCGTCTAATTATGGAACGCATCGAGGTACTCATAGACAGCAACGACAAAGACAGTATGAATGAAATGGTTGAAAACTTATTCCTTTTAAAACCAAAGGACCATACCCAAATCACTCAATGGACCAAACTAAAACCCTCTGACCACGTTGGACTCAGTTATAAAATCATTTTTCGGCTGATGGATATTTTGAAATAATCGACGTGTACAAGGTTTGAAACTTTCGTACTCTTTCTATGAAATAGTAGACATATTCTCTGATATTTATATAAGTATAGTGTATGTCTTGGTTAGATTTTATCATCGTGGGAGCACAAAAGGGGGGAACCACTGCGTTGAGTGTGAATCTTTCTAAACATCCACAGATTGCTATAGATGAAAATCTCCGTTACAATCAGAAGTTCACTTTTTTGATAACGATGCCTTTTTTAAGAATAATAAACCCTGTAAAATCAGCGAAGTACCACCAAAGCCGTTCTATCTTTTTTAGCACCTTGTTCTAAATTCATACACCTACATGAACTCATAACCACCTATAAGGATGAATCCACTTTATTTTTATATAAATGTCGCCTATTCTTCACTATAAAAATGAAAACTGTACATAACATATCACTGGACAAAATGTTATACATGAAACGCCTCAGTGGGGATGACTTAGTTGGTGAAAAAACACCCTCGTTAATGGTTCACCGTAGGTACATTGAAAGAATCAAAAACTGTTTTCCTGATGTAAAATTAATCCTATCTTTACGCGACCCGATTGCCAGGGCCTATAGTCAATGGAAAATGCTGTGTTCGAGAGGTAGTCAAACATATCGTGTTGAAAAAAGAACGTTTAACAAATATGTAAGAGAGGAGATTGCGCGATTAAAATCAGGCGCTGAGACTCCTGCAAATGATAGATTATATGTATACCGAGGGTTGTATGATGTACAACTTAAAATAATCTATGAGTTATTTAATCCTAAACAGGTACTTGTGATATGGGCTGAACACACGAAACAAGATCCGCAGCGTGAATATTCAAAAGTATTTGATTTTCTTGGCGTGGATAGGGTTACAATTGAGTTTGAACTTGACGTGCATTCATCTGTTGTGCAAGATGAATGTAGTGAACCCATATCACCCGCTCTTATGAAATTCATGAAAAAATTTTATGGTACAAGTAATTATGTACCATCGAGAGGAGGAACTGCTTCTAGAACTATGCGTAACGTCATAGTATGCAAAAAAAAATCACGGCAAAATATTTCTGTGAAAGGTGGGATTCGAATCGCGAAGCCGACAGGACGCGTTCTTTGGGGTGATGCTGACCTTCATTAAACTTCTTTTAATAGGTTCGTGAAGTCTTTAAAACATATCCTTACTGGTATTAGTCGGTTGGATTCGATTTTGGTGTTGGCGTTGGAGAACGCTTTGGTGTTCGTTTTGGTGTTGGCGTTGGAGAACGCTTTGGTGTTCGTTTTGGTGTTGGCGTTGGAGAACGCTTTGGTGTTCGTTTCGGTGTTCGTTTTGGTGTGGGAGAACGTTTCGCATTTTTTAACATGTTCAAGATAGAATCCGTATCACGACCCGGGAGTTCCGTCACTCTACGACCGCGTATGAATAAGATGGTGGGGAATTTATCGATTTCCACGTTTGTATTTCGCATACGCATCATTTCTTGAAAGTGCTCTACAAAATTAGATTCAAGCTCAAGCATGGCATCGTCAGGCGAAAGAACTGCACGTTTACAAGCATTATCCCAATCGTCTTGACTGTAAATACAGCCAGGACAACCCTTCATCATAAACCGCACAAGTAAGTTTTTCTTGTGTTGCAAATGTTTTAGTTTGTCGACTTCTTCAGGGGTATGCACCTTATACATACCCTATATATATATATTTTATATAGCTATAATTATGGCATGGATATTTGCACTTTTCACTTTTTTATTAGGTCTATACATTTGTCTAAACTATTCGACCGATAAAATGACGGAGGGGTTTCGTCCTCGATGTCCCAATGTACTGATTCAAAATGGGAACGAGATTTGGCTAAAAAATACAAATTTGGCCGATGTACCTGGTGTCAATCCCGTGGTCTTTCATTCCTTGGATGAATATACCGAGTTTGTATCGTGGCAAAAATCACAGGGGATTAAGTGTCCTTTGCTTTATTTGCAAAAGAGTTACGACCCTCAAAATCAAATTGTGTACAAACAACAGGACCCCATCCTTTTACTAGATGCATCCAGGAATGACCCTCCTTACAATCAAAACTCGTATCCTGGTATAGACACACAAAATCAAAACATTGGAGATGTGACAATGTTAGATAAATATCACGACATTGGTGAAACACAACCTGCGAGTAAAAATGCCATGGATCCCAATTGGGATGGGTCTCAATGAGTTATAACCTTTGACCTTCAGGTTTTTCAGCTTCATCCTTTTCAGTGTTTTCAGTGTTTTCAGTTTTTTTCGCTTCGTCGGTTTCAGCTTCATCCTTTTCAGTTTCTTCATCCTTTTCAGCTTCACCCTTTCCAGTTTCTTCAGCTTCGTCGGTTTCATCCTTTTCAGTGTTTTCAGTTTTTTCCCCCTTTTCAGTTTCTTCAGCTTCGTCGGTTTCAGCTTCATCCTTTTCAGTGTTTTCATCCTTTTCCCCCTTTTCAATGTTTTCAGTTTTTTTAGCTTCGTCGGTTTCATCCTTTTCAGTTTTTTTCCCCTTTTCAGTGTTTTCATCCTTTTCAGTTTTTTTAGCTTCGTCGGTTTCATCCTTTTCAGTTTTTTCCCCCTTTTCAGCTTCAAGTGAGGATGTTCTTAGACGGTCAAGCTCTGACAAAATTCGATTGTTTTCATAGGTGATCTTATTAAGTCCGGTTTCCGTTAATTCATTGGTTTCCATAATATCTCGAATATAGGCATCCAACATCTGTAAATGTTGTTCGTGTGCAGTTTTTTGTTCAGTAAACTTTCGGTCTTTCATACGAAGACGCTCTTCATATCGCTCATAATCGACAATGACACTTGAAAGTAGGTCATTTTCTCTCGAACGTTCACGCAAATGTTCTAGATTTCGTTTTAATTTGTCTTTTTGGTATTGAAGTTCCATTAACGTTAACCTATACAAAATTTAGGCCGTATTCAACATTAATATCCATGATAATGTATGAAGATTGGCATCATTGCACTCCCCAAACATCCCAAGATAGAGAATTATATTCAATGGATTGAATCTATAGGATGCACTGCTGTTATCATTCCATACTCCATTACAAAAACGACATTACACAAACTAATGGACAAAATTCACGGGGTCGTATGGACCGGCGGCGGTATCGAGCGAGAACGATATTCAGGAAACCAACGTATGACGTTTTTGACGACGCTACAACGTTGTTTTCTTCGAGCCCAAGAATACAATGATCACGGCCGTTATTTTCCCATCTGGGGATCTTGTTTAGGACTTGAGATGCTCGTCTTGTTGGGTAAAGGCGTTCCTCTTGCACAGTTTTTTGATCATGTTCAATTCCATTACCGAATGAGTCGTGATACGATTACCTTTCTTCCGGAACATTCCAGACTGAAAGAATTCTTTCCTCTGAAACTACGGAATGAAATGGCCCGTACACCCTGTGCACAACAACATCACTCCTTGGGATTTGATACGAGCCCAGTGCCCGGTATACGATTTGTATCCGTGGACAATGGATTTATCAATATGATTGAATATGTGCATTATCCCTTTTATGGCGTACAGTTTCACCCCGAAATTCCCTTTAGTCCATTCTCAGGAGAGATTACTCGCCAGTTTGGACTATTTTTACTCAAGGAATGTAAAAAAAATTGAGATAAATATAACCGAATAGAATAGTAAAATGATTATCCCAATCAAATGTTTCACTTGCGGTACACTGATTGCCGACAAATATCGGCTTTACGTGGACCAAGTTCGAGAACAAAAGGAAAAGGAAAAGATTACGGATACGGTTTATTTTAACGGAAGTAATAGCACCAAGACCATTGAAGGTAAAATGATGGATCAACTTGGACTCGTCAAACAATGTTGCCGTCGCCACATGCTTACGCACGTGGATATTGAATGAAAAGGAACTTAAATATACACCTTCTATTATAAATAATGTGGGCAGACGAGATTGACGATCTTGAATATCAGGATGAAGTCCAACGTGTGGCTATTGTAGACCCAAAAGATTTTTTTTATCAGCCCATCACAACGTTCTCACGGAACATTTTGAATGCCTTGACGGGAGAAGACACTGGCTATAAAGTCGGAAGTAAGGATGAGTATCGGTTCTATGTGGTCATGGAAAATGATCCATTCAGTAAGCGTGATGCACGTCGGCTGTATTTCGATTCCCCGAATCAATATGAAATGGCCACGGGACTACGTGTTTCGAAACAGAGTCGCGATCGGTTTCATGACAATCAAAAACAATTTCAAAAAAACGAATGGAATCCCAATTGGTAAATAAGTACAAAGAGTCCTTTTAAAGTATCTTACCCTTATATGACCTTGTATGATATATTAGGCGTTCCATCAACCGCCACGATGGATCAAATTAAAAAACAATACCGTAAAATGTCTTTGGAATTTCATCCAGACCGACCAGGAGGAAACGCTTCAAAGTTCAAGGAAATCAACGAAGCCTATGAACAGTTATACGATGACAAAAAAAGAAAACAATACGACCAGGTACAAGAACCGGATTTGTTTGATTTTTTGTCACCGATGTTCGGACCATTTCATATATTGCGGACTCCACCCTTAGACGTGATGGTTGAGATTTCGTTAGACCAAGCTTTTACGGGGGGCAAAATACCCGTCACGATTGACCGATGGATTCACGTACAACACGTGAAACAGTCTGAACGCGAAACCTTGTATATTGATATACCTAGGGGAGTGGATACAAATGAATGGATGCTCATTTCAAATCGTGGCAATATGGGTCCGACTGGAGAATTGGGCGATGTTCGAGTCATCTTTACGATAAAAAACACGACGAAGATGGAACGTAAAGGACTTGATTTATGGTATACCCATAGTATCACCTTGAAGGAAGCACTCTGTGGATTCTCCTTTCATCTTGAATATTTACGTGGACAAATCCTACAACTCAATAATCCGGCGGGCAATATCGTATCTCCTTACTATAAAAAAGTAATGCCTGAGATGGGTATGAAGCGTGATGAACAGACGGGCAATCTCGTGTTGGCCTTTATGATTCAGTTTCCAACCACGTTACCTGAATCCAGTATTGAATCTCTCAAAACGTTGTTATAGGCAGTTGTTTTACATAATGCATTTAAAGATTTTCAAGACTAAAGGAGTAATGAATGTGCTCACCTTAAAAACGGTTCAGATATCTCCGTTTCGAACCCTCATGACGGCCTTGAAGGATATTTTGTTGGAATCCAACATTACGTTTCAACCCGATGGAATGAGAATTATCAATATGGACAAATCTCATACCATTTTGGTTCACTTGTTTTTGCGTGCAGAAAACTTTGAGTTTTACGAATGCAAACACGAGAAAATCATCATCGGGGTCAATATGTTTCACTTGTTCAAGCTGATCAATTCCATCGACAACGACGACACCTTGACCATGTACATTGAGGCGGCGGACTACAACGACGGAATTGTCAACAATTTATGTCTTCGTTTCGAGAATGGCGACATTAAGCAATGTAAAATCCAAAAACTTCGATTGATTGAACCGGATGCAGAGGAATTAGAGGTTCCCATCGTCTCCTTTTCTTCCGTCATTAACCTTCCGTCGTCGGATTTTCAGAAGATTATCCGTGATTTGTCTTGTATCTCGGAAACCATTGAAATTAAATCCGTGGCCAATGAACTCATTTTCAAATGCAAAGGACCATTTGCTGTGGCAGAGGTTCGTCGCACCGAATCGGATGGAAGTATGGAATTTATACAGCAAGATACGAAAAAGATTATTCAAGGAAACTTCAGCTTGAAAAATCTGGGGTATTTTATCAAATGTACGAATCTATGCAATCAGATTGAAATGTTCCTAGAGAACGACTTGCCCTTGGTGGTCAAATATTCTGTGGCATCACTAGGAGACATTAAGTTGTGTTTAGCGCCGCTTCCGGATGCGTGAACGACGCGAACGACGCCTCGAACGTCTTCCACCTATTGCGCCAACTGGATTCGGATTGATTGGATTCGGATTGATTGGATTCGCATTCATGGTTGGGTCGTATTGAGGCGTATATCGCGGTAGTTCTTCCTTTTTCTCACCACTCAGCCAATTCATTGGGTTTAACGAGAACCCTCCTCTACGTTGTCGTCGCGTTGGCATAATAGTATACTCCAAGAAAATAATTAATGTTTCTTAAAGATACATCCTTCTGGCTTAATCAACGTGATTTTGGAGGGGTCTCGATGTACGCACGAACCCATCCAGACCTTCAAAATACAAAAATTTTTCTTTGGAGAAATGGAAATCCCCGTAATATCCTTCTGAAAAGAAGGATCCGTGCTTAAAGTGTTTCCTATAAGACTGTAGGATACGTCCCTCCATGTCTGTTGAATATGATGATTGATTTTGTAAGAAAAACATCCCCCGTGTTTATTGTGAGCATCTTCCCAAGTAGGGGTTATATTCTCTTTCATCAAAAAAAACATACAGTCTGTAATTAACTTTTCAGGTAGTGTATGTATAAGAGACAACATCTCTTCTACATAGGTAACGGTCATCACGGATAGGTAACTTTCCATGTTCCAATTGGTTTCCTGGGGTAAATGGGCCCATAACACCCACTTTTCAGATAAAGGATGCATGCCCTAATTAGGGGTTATATTTTATATCATTTTGTAAATTGTTATCTACGAACAATTTGGAACACGTATGTATATCAATGTTGGAATCAATCAAGGTCAGTGTAGACTCTGTAGTCGGGGAAACGTATAAATAATGTTTGCATAACCATAACGCGAGTGTCTCTGTAAACAATTCGTTTCCTTTCACGATAAATTCTTTCGGTGGAAGTACATAAGCGGTATCATGAAGGTAAACTGACAACCCAATGATTTCGTAAGGTACGTCAATCGTGTACGAATCCTTGATGAAATGATATTTCAACCCATTCCGATTTTGAATGTGTAAAATATAGGCATAGGGTGTGGATTCCATCATAGACACTTGGTCTCCTTGCGCCGTAATTTTATAAAATTGGTGTTCATAAAACCAATTTCGAATCCATTGCATCCATCGCATATTCAAAAGGATATGTTTTATTTAAACCATAATCTTGATAAGTTTTTATCCGAATAAGACAATGGACAAACTTCCTTACAAACCCTTGGGGGATTGTATTTTCATTCACATCCCCAAAACCGCCGGTATTTCCATTTACGAATCTGTTCTTTCTTTAGATAGACCTTTTGACTGGTTCTATGGACTCCATCATGCCGATCTGAACCAACTCATGAAAGACCCCGAGAAACTCAAAACCATCTATCCCAGTATTGACAAGGGAAAATCATCCATCCAGGCCTTGTTGAAAGAATCAAGTATTCGAACTTGGCCAGTACACGGGGCGTCCATGCTTGGCCATATTCATTATCAGGAACTCATAGATGCAAACAAACTAGACCCATCCTATTTTGACCAAGCATTCAAGTTTGCGTTTGTTCGAAATCCGTATGATAGACTCGTTTCACTCTATAAATATCACAGAATACAAAAACTATTCGACCTGGATTTTGACACCTTTGTTCATATTTTGTATCAAGAGTTTGATGTGGGGAGGGTACCTCCCGTGGGTCTCTATAACATTCAACCTTTTCCCGAGACAAGTCCATTGCACCATCTGATGGTGTACGGAAATCAGTATAATCCCATGGTGGATTGGTTACCGAAGAATTACCGGGATACTGTTCTGATTTGTTATCTAGAAACATTCGAACAAGATATTGATAAGCTATTGAGTATGATTGGATTTCAAGGGAAACGAAACACGGTCCCTAAAAAAAATAAAGCAAAATACGAGGATCCGTTTATGGAATTTTATACAAAGAAAGAGACGATTGAACGAGTCAATCATATGTACAAGAAGGATTTCGAGGCATTTGGATATGACTTGATAAATTGAAACGAATTCTATATTATAAAACAGTTGAATAAACATGAACGAATCGTTTCTGAATGCTAAACACCGTCTTGGAAATGGTCCAGAAATGGATGAATTCTACCAAGATATCGAGGACAAACTCGGTACGAAGGAAGCCGATCCTGTTCTCGACGCGTTTGTGGATTATGTCGACGCCGCAATGGCGGCAACCCGCGCAAGATTGGTCTTGTCGGAACACAAGGGACATCCTGATTGGCAAGGGTTCTTGAGAAGTGTTGCAATAAACGTGGAAAGACAAACTGCAAGGTTCCGTGCCCTGTTGGTCCTTGTCTATGGCGAACGTGTCGTAGACGGGATTGAAACAGGCACCCTGGATCTCTACGACTTCATTTCGAACACTCCATACCATTTGATTGAGAACGAGGGTATAGTCGACATCGTCAAGTCTTAAATTTCCGTCTCAAACCCCAATTGTTTTGCAAACAATATATCCGAGGGGTCAAACTGAGCTAGGTCATGTTTTTTGAAACGCCCAATACCATCGGATTGGTAAACGACGAGAGGACGTATCTCTGGAATCACAGAAGAATCAATCTTTAAAAAATCACATAAAATCTGAAGCCATTTTTCAGGGTGGACACACATCTCGTCAAAGTTCACCATAAGAAAATTCTCACCTAGTTTCTTACTTTCCAGTAATATCTTTTGATGGGTCAATGTCCAATATTTCATGGAAACACGTGGAGTATATACGATATGTCCGTGTTTGTCAAACTTTAGCATGTCTTCTGGTAATATAGTTGGACCCCATAAACGGAGTTGATTTTGGTTGGTGCTAAAGGCCATATCTAACCCATTACGAACAACCATAATGAATTTCGTTTTCAGTCGGTTCATCAGGATATGACTATTGGGTTCTTTCCATCCCCATTTACCTGCCAAAGGTTTAGTCAGAAGTGGGGGCAAGTCTTTCAAGTATGGATTCTCCAAGGGTCCTTTCTGATCCATCTCTACAATGTTCTCTGCGCGTTGTTTTAACCACGCCCGTGGGTGTCCTGGTCTACCTTTTTCACACAGTTTTTCTAATCTATGCTTATCGTGTTCCGTAAGATAGTCTTTCGTTCCAAGAATCGAATTGGTCAAGATTCGGTACGATGCTTCAAACGTATCCTTATCCATCGTCAACGTAGGTACGTCTTTGTACAATAAGGTGAAGGACAAATTATCATAGGCTTCATTCAGGTCTGTCCCAATATTTAGGCCGAGGGATGCAAGAATCGAAGCGATTAAACGCGTACCACTTCCCCCCACGCCGCCTACCACTACGTAGGGGCTTTCTTTTTTTCGTTTTAACGTTTTGACCTTACCACCTTTCCGCCTTGTACGTTTGCGATTCGATTTCGTGTACGTCAACCAAGACGAATGAACCGCTTCGGCTTTACAAAATTGATAATACGAGGGTTCGGTGCGTAAGGGTTCATCGATCTGGTATTCGAGCGTTCCTCCATGAAGCTTGATGTAATCGGCCATTGAAGGCATATACGCCAATGGCGTGGTAAAAAATAAGGTGTGATTGGAAACGTACTTCAGGGTAAATTGTAAAGAGACATATTTCAAGAGAATCTCCATTTTTTCCTTGACGGGTTTCCCGCTTCTCAAGAGTTCCAGACCATTCATCACTGGACAGTCAATATTCACATCTTGGTACACGGATAGTTTAGGTTCGTGTTCGTTTTGAAAACCAATCAGTTTTTCGACTGGAAAGGTAGACACTACAGATTCAAACAACTCATTTGTTCCATTGAATAACTGAAGCATGGGTTCGTGGTCGTAATGATAATTTAAAAACTCTATTTTATGTCGGAGAAGGCATTGGATATTGACTTCACACCTCTTGTCTTTCAAGCCTAGAGTCAGTGTTCGCCATACATTCAATAGTTCGCTGCGATTATAGTTCCCACGATGCACTCGATTCTTTATTTTTTGAACCACTTCTTCAAAGGGTACAGGGTCCAAGAATTCTAATTGTTTAAGAAGCGATACCATACTCTTATAGAATAAAATAACATTAGCCAATGTGACGAATGATTAGGTCGAGTAAGAGTTGCGTTCTGAACAGGATTTACTTGCAGAAGTCGCCTCCATGTAACGTTGTAAAATGTATGCGTTTCTCTATGGTTTCTTCCGATTTGCAGCGCGCTTCCGGCAATTATTTTGTAGGTGAAAAAGTTGGTTCATCTATTGAATGAAACAGCATTTACCGTACGCGGTTCATATCCTGTGTCATTTCTATAAAATTGATCTAGAAACGTCTCTGTAGGATGAGCATAATTGCATCATGAACGAAATGGTTGTTTACACGGAAAAAGTCACGATCCTGCCCCTTGTATGGGCCATCCTATGGTTCGTCCATTATCTTTGGACCGTCCATTGTGATTGTATCGATCAGATCCATCAGACACTCAAGGAAAGACAAGACCATCAACAGAAACGCGCCAGAGAAAAACTCCACCATAAACTCAAAAAAATTTACCATAAACTCAAAGACATTGAAGCGGTAGTCAAGTCACAGGAACTCGCATAAGATCATGAATATGTCAACTTAATTCATTATGTTTTTTTTCAATGTCGGAATACAATATCTGGGCATGATGAGTTATTCCAGCGATTCGGTGTTTTGGAACATTGACATAGTAGTCACCTTCTGAAATCACACAATCAGACCATGGAAATTTTGAACGATTCAGTCGATGTGTTCGTGTATTGATGATTTGTTTTGTCATGGTATTTATACTGAATCCTCTAAATCCTCTACACTCTTCAAACCCAGTCAAGTCCTCTAGTATTGGATTCAAGTATTCAGGCGGCCAGAAATGAGCCATACATGAAAGTGTCAGGGTTATACGTAAATCTTTTTTTAGATTGATTGAAGGTACGTTCGCAAGGATAATTGAAACGCCTTGGCCATTCGGACCATACTCTTATAGAATAAAATAACATTAGCCAATGTGACGAATGATTAGGTCGAGTAAGAGTTGGGTAAAGAAGAGCTTCACTAACGTTTCTTCTTTCTTTTCCGGGTATATTTTGCGTCGAAGAACATAGTGGTCGTTTTTATGGGTAATTGTAATCCAGTTACATGTCTCGTCCATCGAATATGCAAAATTCATTCGTTTGCATCCAACATTGGTATATGGATACGTAATCAAGGGTAAAAGACCCAGGTCAATGACGTATTTTCCAGAATTCACCCAAATGACTTTTACCTTGTCTTCCTGGATAGAAATCGAACCATAAATGTGTTTCGAAAGGGTCATACCACTGAACTTTTCTTTGGTGGTGAGACGAACATGATTGTAATCAATATGAAGTTCTGATCCAATATAGAGTGGATTACTAGATCCACTGAGTAGATAGACTCCACACAATTTATACGGGAACAACATTCTAAGAAGGAGAAGAAACACATCCATCTTCAATTTTAATGTGTTACTTGGCGGAAACCAACATAGAAACAAGCCTAAACAGATAACACTCGTAAGGATATGTTTGCAAGGCTTCAGCACGAACAAAACCTATTAAACGGGGTGTTCAATGAAGATTGTACAACCTTGACGATTTCCAAATCAACGGTATTTCACCTCTCTAAAAACTATCCTTTTCATCCACCCACCTTGAGGATTCACTCCAAAGAATACGTATGTTACTTGACGGATTGGTATCGCACACTTTCCCCTCTTCTCAAACAATACAACGTGGTGATGGATTGTCTGTGTTGTACAACACTTACGTGTATGTGGTCTCCGTGTAATACGTGCAAACAAATGTACGATGAATACATTTCTTATCGAGACAAGTTAAGATTATGTACGCGTCTTTCTTATATTTCCAAATTACCGTTTGACGATAATGTAGGTGAAAATATCGCATCTTTTATCGTATGATTTTCGTTCATGATAGATGCGGATAATGTGGAATATAATTTTACTTGTGTACACAATGAAGAATGCAATTGTCGTTTTGACGCGAGGATATTCCAATTTGAAAGACTATCAAACCCTCGTGAACAGAAACAGACATATCGAACACTATTTGCAAGATAAAAATATAGACATTCTTATTTTTCACGAGGGTAATATCTTTCATCAAGTCGAGATTCAACGCGCATCTCCCTCTCTAAAACTAATCTTTATTGATATCAAACAAAATAATTTGGCTTTTAAGAAAGAGTATGAATCTATTCCAGTTGACCCAGCGACTGCAAATTTCAATCTTGGTTATAGGCATATGTGTTCGTTCTGGTTCGTTGATTTCTGGCATTTTGTAAAAGAGTATGATTCTATATTGAGGATTGACGAAGATTGTTATATCCGATTTCCGCCAGATAAAGTATTCGATTCACTAAAAAATACGCCATTGTAACCGGGAAATATGAAGACGATGATGCTTTTGTAACGAAAGGTCTCAATGATTGTACCCATAAGTTTATCATGGAACATAAATATGAAATCCTTACTAAAAAAACACCAGGAGGACCATACACCAACCTTTGTGGTCTTTCTCTTGAACCGTTGCGAAGGAATTCTTTGCTAGGAGAATATATACAAACGGTCAAAGACTCTAACATGATTTATAAACAAAGATGGGGCGACTTACCTCTGTGGGGAGAAGCAATTCATTATATTCTTGGCGATGATTCGTTGTTGATTGATACTACGTTAAAATACTTTCACGGGAGCCACAATAAATGTGTCAATTAACGTGTTTTTTTTATCAGTCATACTATGGAGTTTAAACTGTATCGAGTAAAACACAATCCCAAAAAATTAAACATTCTCAAGGCCGTCAATGTATATAGTATTATGAATAATCAACAAGGAATTGGTGATTATATCCGTGGTTGTTTTTGCATGCTCCAAATATTTCGAAAAAAAAACATCCCATTCGACATGGACATTTCTACACACGCCATACAAAGATGGTTCAAACCTACGATACGATACCCCTATCGCCAGCTAGAACAGATCAATTATTATGAGTGTAATCGTCCGAACCGATTAAAATACATTGAATCCAAATTAGAAAAGGCGAATGGACTATACACCTTCTTTTCGAACGAATTTCCTATCGATCCAATCACCATAGAAGAGAAGATCTTTATCCGAAATAAATTATTGCCGACGGATGAAATGAAAGTCTATGTTCAACAAACCAAAAAGAATTGGGGAATTTGTGGACCTTACAATATTATTCATTTACGGTGTGGTGATGCAAGTCTAGTAGAGGGGATGCCACCCAATTATGAATTATTTATTCATGAAATTGAAAAATTTGGCAAGGATACTCCTTACGTGATCTTAAGTGATAGTCTTCAAATGAAAGAACGTTTGCGTGAACTTTATCCTCATTTCATCATCTCCATGGATAAACCTGTACATACTTGCAATTGCACAAATGAGGAACAAATCAAGGACACGATTCGTGATTTTTTTCTGTTTACAACTGCCCGCGAGGTATATGCATTCTCCATTTATGGCCACGGTTCTGGATTCAGTGAATGGGCCTGTAAGTTATACGATGTGCCCTATCACGCAAAACATATACAATAAAATAGTGTATATAATATGAAATGGGGTGGGATTACATGGGTCTTTTTACATACACTTTCGTATAAAGTGCATCCAGCACATTATCAACAGATCAAGGCTGAATTATGGGGACATATTAAACAATTGTGTAGCAACTTACCTTGTCCAGAATGTGCTTCTCACGCCGTGCACTATTTGAAAAAAATCAATACGCCAGATACCAAGGAACAGTTGATTCGTATATTGTTTGATTTCCACAACGTCGTGAATCTTAGAACAAGAAAACCCTTATTTTCTTTTCAAGGATTTGATAAATACGGAACGGTTGATTTAAGCAAGGCATTTTATGCATGCAAATATGTGATACAACATCAACCATACAACCCGCGGCTCATTATGAATAAGGTAAACACTCACGACCGCTTATCTCGATTCCAACAATGGCTTCAACAACAACGTATGATTGCTTAGGAAAAAAGGGGTCGAACTCAGCTATTTCAGGTCAGACGACGGTTCAAAGTCATATTCTGGGTAGTCAAGCGGGTATTCATCCTCTTCATAGCCAAAGTCACCAAGGGATTCGGAATGCATTTCCGGTATTGTACAAGGTAAACATCATTCAAATCGGTTCGATTTTATTATAATGCTAGAGTATGAATCGTATCAATCCTTTTTCGGATAGGAACTATACCAATTTTGACGATTCTCATTTTGATGCAGGGTTTTACTCGAATACAGTTCCAAGGTTTGGACTAGTTCCAAATGGAAAGGGAGGAACTCGACGCAAGAGGCGAAAATCCGTGAAACGTAAAAAATTGAAACGTAAATGAACTAGACTCATTTTCATAGACAGATGGCGTTTTACTACCCCGTACTGAAGATTACCCTTCCCGATGGAATCGATCTTGACAAGGTCAAACGCGCGTTAGATGATGCGTTTGCGACCAACATGGTTTTAACCATATCTAAGGACGGTACCCTCATCATCGACCCCGGAAACCACGGACACCAACATATGTGGCTTGCCTTCTTCGAAGCCTTGACCCTATACAAGTCCTTGTGGATTCCTCTTCAACCTGAAGAATACAGCGGAAGATTTCAGTATAGCGAAACGTATCAAGAAGACCACGTTGAAGTTCGATACGCCGATCCATCCCTCAAGATGGTATGGAACCGTATTACACAGATTCACGAGTGGGTTTAGAAAACTACCCTTTTTTGGAAACATAAATAGAATCGTCTTATACTAAGGAATGGCGGTAGCAATTGTCCAATTAAACTTACCCGAAGTACTCCAACAACGGATTCACTCGTATGTTTTTTTTTCCAAAATAGAAACGTTACAGCGAAATCATAAACGTAAATTAATACATCATTTACGTCAATGCGAACGATGGTGTTTGACAGACGGGACATTTACGACGTTTTACTACAAACAAATGTTACGTCATAACAGTTTCTCGTATTTGAATTACGTCTATTATGTATGTGAATACAATATACTGAATGCCGGATTTTGCAATGATTGTCATAATTATCTTTACGCAAATACGGCGATTCCAACCAGTATCGAATGCAATTGTCTTCCTATGCCCGATGTCGATTAATGCAAAGTTAACAATTTACCCCAAAAGACTTGTTGTTGTTTTCGATTGAATTGTTCTTCTTGCAAGAGTCGAAAGGCCCGTTCAGTGGCGGCAATACTTTCTCTTTCTTGGTCTTGTGCCAAACTACGTTCGGCTTCTTCCCGTTGTAAAGGAACAATGTTTTGGGAGCGAACTTGTTTCAGTTCTTCTACCGTTTTGTACGTAGCACGATAATCTTCTTCCGATACGCCCAATACCGTATCCACCGTATAGATGTTTTTTAAATCGGAAAAATGGGGAGTGTTTGCCGCTTCAATGGAAGAGACGATGATGGCTCTTGATTGATTCTTGCGTTGGTCATAACTTAAATCTAAATCTTCGGTCGATTTAAACCAATCTCCGTGTCCATCGTCTTCTTTGGTATACAGAGTGTCAAACAACTGATTGAATTCCTTGTTAAATTGTGGATTCGAGGTAAAGGTTTGTGCCAACATTCGTTTGTCCGTATCTTCCATATCCGCCATTAAATCGGTAAACGAAGGAGTTTCCACCATCGAGGTCTGCGCCTTTTGTTTAAATCGAAATACGGTGTTGAGAAGAGAGTAGGCCTTGTGAAAAAATAAAAAATAAGAGGGGTCCAGTCCGGATTTATCTGGATGTACAGCGACCACACGTTTACGTGCAGTCCTTAACTCCTGTTCAGAAAAATCTTCCGGCAATTTGAATAATTTCAATAAATCCTTGAGAGAATAATGATCCATGTCTAAGTCCATTAGTACACAAGGATACTTTATTTGTAAAATTGAACCACATTAGAGAAACGAATGTTAGTACAAAATGTATATGCCGATTGAATTACAGAAGGTCATACAGGATTATGCGAGACCGGTATGGACAAGACGTGATTGGCGCACGTGCAGAGCGGAACTTTCACACGGATTCCAAGAATTGGTGGATTGCTTGAAGAAGATTCCACTCGATACCTTTTACGAGTGTATTCGAATCACGATTATGCCCTTTGAACGACAATACAACAAATTATTGGATATTTTCCCGATTCGTCGTTTGAGATCTATTCGATAATGTTGAAAATTCAATTTATTCCCGTTTACTTTTTTCGAGGATACGTGTGCTCACGTTTTGCTCGAATAAAGGAAGTACATGCTCCTGTGGGTCAAGGGGCAAGATAAAACGATGATTCTGTTCTAAATCACGAGCCGTCCATACCGGTGCAATTGTACGAGATTGTACAGTTACTTCTTTTTTACAGGTTGGATATTCAATGGGATTTATGGCAAATGGTTTACGAGTACCGTCTCGAGAAAGTGTGTTGTTTATACCCAACAATTCACTCTCTACACCGGTTTTATCATAATGTAAATTGGCTCCCCATTTTTGTATTAAGATGGAGGGATCTTCTACAAAAGGAGGTCGGTCTCCATTTCCGGGCTGGTTTAAGTAGTAAAGTCCTTGGTCGGTACTTTCCTGCAATTTTTTCATAATCCGGCAAGGGTCATCATAAAATCGAGTAAATGCCATGGTATAGAAATGGATTTAAATTTAACGTACGAATTCCTATAAGAATAGTATACGGTGTAAATATGGAATTCTATCATCATAAAAAGTTGGTTCAAGTGGAGGTTTATCCAGATGACACACTTGAAATGGCGTACTATAAACTCTCCGTTGCATTGAAGTGTTCCATTGACGATATTTATTTATTTTCATCCCGTCATTATGACATTTTGACGGCGAGTGAACAATTCAAAAGACTCGAGCTGTCCGGATACGATGGAATTCCCGCGTTTCATTTGCAAAATTTTTACGAGGGGATCAATCAACCTCTCACCATAAAGGGCGATTTTTACCAAGAGAGAGATTTAGATGACCTATACAACGTAGAGGTCGAATTCCCCATTGGTCAAGACGTAAAGTCTGCAGCAAATCCTAACAATGCAGACGACCTGGAACTCTATAAGGTGGAAGAAACGGAAGTATCGACACTCAAACAAAAGTTGTTGTTGGACTATATGCCCTTTCATCAAATACACGTATGTCTGAAAAAAGATTACGGCACAAAATATGCCAATTATTTTAATCACGACCCGTTAGATGCAGATGTGATGAAACTTCAAAATGCGCCGCTTGTGAAATTATTTGAAATGTCGAAAGACTATGTTCCTAAAGCGGAAGGGATAAACCACATTGTGTGTCGCTTAGAACCATTACGACCCATGTCCATACCGTTAGATACACTCTTTAACTATCTACATGTAACAGACGAATTACCGATGATACAATACAATACAGGAACCGAAGAGACCCTGATGTACAAATTACTTACCAAACAAGTGGATTTAAAAGGGGACAAAATACCCGTATTGGATGAAACTACGGTTCGTAAACACGACAAGTCCTATAAAAAATCCGTAACCGTCTTTACGACGAAAAAGAAGAATCTGGAAATCATCTATGGGTTTCTTGGAGATGGAAGTATCAAACTAGAAATGAATTGTCAGGCTTTTACCGTGGATCAGATCGATGAGGCATTCCTGGTACATAAGAAACTATTGGACCGCATTGGCGAGTTTATGTTCACGAGCGGTTTCGTGTACCCTACCTTTCGTACGATTCGTAATGCAGTGATTGAAGAGATGGACTTGTTCGCTTTGTACGATGCCAAGGGTAAACGTACGTGTGCAAACCCCTTTTTTGTGGGGTCTGGAGATGAAATACGCTATAGACGGGTTTCGGGGTTTAATGAAAATGACCTCATCAACGAGCTTTGTATCGAGTATTATGACCGGGGTGAACCCGAAAAGCTCGTTCCTTTAATTAAACAAATTCTAGGTATATCCGAAGAGAAATCTCGTGTGATTGCAAAAGAACATCTTTCGGAGATGGAGTCTTTGCGTAGTACACAACCGAACAAGCGATTTGTTGTAAAAAATCGTATTGGATTTGTCTCGAACGTGCTAAACAACAATGAAGAAATACGAATGACGATATCGGGCATCAATTCCATCTATTATCTGGAGTCGATTCAACGAAATATGAAGGCATACGTGGCGTTTCAAGAATCGCCCTCGGTGTCTTGTCAGGAACACGTACAACCCGTGATTGTCAATCCATTCGTATATCAATATGATTCAGATTCAGACTCAGATTCTGATTCTGATGACGAAGGATTTGAACCGCAAGATGAACCTGAGGAAGAAGGGTTTGAACCGCAAGACGAAGGATTTGAACCGCAAGACGAAGGATTTGAACCGCAAGATGAAGGGTTTGAACCACAGGATGAAGGGTTTGAACCACAGGATGAAGGGTTTGAACCGCAAGACGAAGGGTTTGAACAAGAACCACTTAGTGGAGGAGTCTACAAAGATTTGGACCGTATTGTCAGAAACGAAAGTTTTTTGATTACTCGAATCAAACTAGCCTTTAACCCATCCAAAGATTATGCAAAACAATGCCCACTGAATCGACGTCCAGTTGTATTAAAAGAGGGAGAAAAAGACAAGGTTCCAGAGAATGATCATCGTAGGACCCATAATGGTCATACTTTTGTATGTACCAAATATTGGGATATGAAAAACAAAATACCGCTAGATGAAATCGGTGAGGGTAAATTGATTGATGAAAATATAGTCAAGGGTAGGGAAGTGGATTTCGAGAAAGATGGTACCATTGTTCGGGTACAACCTGAAAAATATAAATTTAACCCCTATCCTGGCATTATGCGCAAAGATGACATGGATGTACCGTGTTGTTTTATTAAAAAACAAGAAAGCCCGCGTAAGGAAAAAAAAATAGCAGAGTCCAAACAATACATTGTACACGGACCTGGACTGAATGAGCCAGGACAAGTAGGTAGATTACCCAAATCCATCCGTTACTTCTTTGGATGGACTGAAAAAAATACCGAACTTCTTCGATATGGTATCGAAAAACCCCACTCTTTTATTCAATGTATCGATGCCGTGTTTAAAAAGACACAGAAAAGCACGTTGGTAAAACAGATGGACCTATGGATAAGATCAGGATTCAATACCTATAACAATGGAAATCTTAAAGTACAATTTAAAACCATAGATGCCTTTTCAAAGCATCTTCCAAATATGGATTATACGTATTTATGGGAAATGGTAAGTGATGTATTCAATGCCAATTTGGTAATATTCAGAGAAACCCGCGAGGGAGATTACCTAGAAGTGATATGTCCCAGCAATCATTACAGTACCCGGTCGTTTGATCCTTCAAAAAAAAGTTTGATGATTTTAGAGCACAAGGTAGAGAAAGGATACGCATTTGAACCGTTGGTATACCACAATGTGAAAGAGAATACTCAGATTTTTTTACATGAATTCAAGAATAAGCATTTACACGAGGGGATGAAGGCGCTTGTACAGATTTACTCGAAATGCAAAACAACAACAAGTTCGTATACTTTGAATATGACTGCAAGTGTGATGTATAACAAATTACATCGTCCTACACAAATCATTCATGAAAATAAATGTATTGGATTTTTAGTAGAAGATGTGTTTGTACCGTGTTATCCGTCTGCGATATTATCAAATGTACCCAAACAAGAACGTATTCCTGTAATCGCATATAAACCTACGGTAAGTAAATTAGACGCGCTTTCGAAAGACCTTCCGTGTAAACCACAATACAAGGTCGTGGAACAAGGAAACATTGTAGGCATTATACTTGAAACACTCGCGTTTGTACCGTGTACACCTATACCCAATTATCCAACAGATTTGCCCCTCTATACAAAGGTACAATATGAATATGATTTACTTCCAAACGAAATAGACCAAGAACGAATACGCAAAACACAACATGTCAAGGCAGAAAAATGCTTGTATGCCGCTTGCAGGCGACTGCTTAAGGAAATTCTTGGAAAAGATGCTGAACTGCGAAGAAACATCAATAAACTCATTCAGCGGAAACAGGTCGCGGAGGAAGACATACGCGACATCTTAAGACCTCGTATACAATTCGTAAATAAGACCGATGAATCGTTCATTGCAACCCAAGTAAAATGTGGAGGGTGTTGTTTTGCCTCGGATAAATTAATCTTACCGAAACACAATTTACTGACAAAACAACCGAATGATTATTTTTCGCGTTTAGCGGAAGAACTGAATTATTATACTCGTTTTTCAACGTTCATTATGAGTCCCCAATTACTCATTCCAGAAGTGCCCTTTTCAGTGCATGAAAATGAACTATTATTGACCTATTCCATGATACATTCCTATTATGCGTCCTTGATGGAGGCAAAAAGGCTTCCAGAATACTATAGCACGCTTGATAACGCCAATCCAAAACATACTCCTTATACAATGAAAATCTTAAAGGTACAAAAAATGAATATGATTACCTTGTAATTCTTTTAGGATTCTATAGTATGAGTTGTAAAACATCTTGTACAAAAGATTGTGATAAAAACTGTAAAGTTTATTGTAAAGCAGCATTGAATGATAAATCTACTCACAGACTAGAAGCACAAAAAGAAAAGATGAAAGACCTTGAAAAACAGATTGAGGTTGCTATTGCCAGAGCAACGGATAATAAAGAATGGAAACAAGCCTATGATCATAAAACACCGGAACATAAAACAGAACAGAAAACAGAACATAGATATTACTTTGCACCGCAAGGAGGACGGAAGCGTTTGTCGAAACGTAAAAGGACACGAATGCGTAAACTAAAAAAACATAAAACACGCGTTGGTGGTTTATTGGAATGGACGGGTCTGTTTACGTCTTCACCCGATTTGGTAGACTGCGTCAAAGTATGCCAAACGGATTGCCATACCGGATGTGACAAGATATGCGACAATGCAGTAGATAATATTTCAAAAGAGAGAAGAGAAGCCGTCATGAAAAATGACGCAGAGATCAAACGGCTTACTAAAACACTGGATGCATTGAGGCATTAAATTTCATCCATGGTTTCCACTTCATCTTTCATCAATTTGATTCCACGCCATACCGTACTTCCAAAGACAACGGATGTATTTTCTGCGTATAATTTCTTGATGAAATCTAGCAATACCTTTCCGTTGGGTACATTATTCCCGTACATCATTTTCCAGTGGTCTTTGAAAACTGCCAACAAATCCGCCACCATGATTTTACCGGAAGGATTGAGTTGGACGAAATCGTGGACAAAGGAGGCCAAACCATCTTGATCCTTTCGGTATCTCTCCGAATGCATCATGACCATCTTGCAGTCCGTCACATTTCCAAGTGTCGTATAGGTCCTATCCACCAGTAAACTCATAAACGCCACTTTCCACGATTCGAATTTTCGGTCCAAATTCTTATCCACAGGAAACTGATATTTGGATGTCGGGTCGGGCTCCTCTTTGAATTGGGATTTGAATTCACACGCTCGAATACGACGCCACGTACCTTCATCTTTGCTTTCAATGTTGGGTAAATTGTTCGTCGGCATCACCAATTTGAATTGAGGAATGAACGTAATGGGTTCCTGGTACAATGCACGACACTGAATCGCATCCCCTCCAGTCAACTCTTTCATCGGTCCTTCATTGATACGGTCATTCACCGAGGACTCTTGCATCACTGCATATCGAATGCCTACCAACCCAGCCACTTCTGGAGAGGCTCCACCAATGTTGACACGCTGTTTCGTAATGAGGGAAACTGGAATGGTTGCCTTGTAGTCTCCTAAGATTGAACTCATCAATTCCACAAATTTACTCTTTCCGTTACGTCCCGTTCCAATGTAAATGTTGAACGTTTGGTTCGTATTTTTTCCGTACAAGACCGATGCCGCGTGGTCCCACATATAGTCACACAACTCCTTGTCTGGAAATAATTGGTTCATAAAGGTGATCACCTCACCCACCACGGTTTGGTCCAATTGATGCAGGGGTGTATACCCAATGTTGGTACATTTGTAGGTGTAATCTTCCGGATGACCTTCACGAAATCGTCTTTCCTTGAAATCCACCACCCCGTTCGTGAAACACAATAAATGGTCCTTACTATCTAGTAAATTCATAAAGTTTTTCACATAGAAGATGTGAGAAGCCTCGTGCATAATTTTATCTCCGTTCTTTTTCAGTATTTTTGTAATGGAGGCAATCCGCTTGATTTTTTTATCTCTGTTGGTAGTGCGTTCATCATCAATGGGGTAAGTCGTGTCGACACATTGTTTGGTCTTTTGTGAAAAGATGCCAAAAATCCCTTTGACACTGGTAATGTGTTTGCGAAGTTCTGTTCCAGAATCGGTTGCCATCCATCGTTGATTTGTGTATTGAAACCATCGCGCACTTCGAATATCCACACATACAAACGCATCCTTGTACAATTGATACAGGATGGTGGCAATATCAAACTCTGTACAAGAATCGTCTTTGATCGCATCTTCTACCGCCAAGTCAACGCTTTTTGCCTTGACTTGTTCGTACCCCGCTTCATTGTCCGTTCGAGCCCAAAACATAATGGAACGAATCGTCACCATGTCACTTCCTGCTCTGCGATCCCAACAGCGATCCCAGCTGTCGCGAAGACTCGATAGGTCGGCAAATGAAAATTTGGTCGATTGGCTGCTGAATTTAATCCAACTCAGAAACAACCGTTGATCCGTGTGACGAAGCGCCCATCCAACACGAATCCATTTGTCCCTATCGTCGTAATAGGGTGCAGGTAAACACATGACGTATTGATGGGCTTCATTCAATCGGTAATCATTCGGCTCTAGCGCAGCGAGGAAACGTTCGATGGCATTGTTCAACATGGCATGTGTGGTAATTTCCGTAGACGCGACAGGTTCAGTCACCACGCGAATCCGTTTACGTTGTTTTGATCCTTCGTATTCATGTTTAAAGGCTTCCTTGACGACAGGGGTTTCATTCTCCAAGTTGCGAATCGATAATTTATACAGTTGTGTTTCCAAGGGAAAGGCATCTCCAAGAGAGCAATGCAATTCATAATCTTCACTTTCTTTTCGACACGTATATACTTTGGTTAGCTTGTAGGCTTCACACCCTGGTTTTCTAGAACCATAGAGTTGCCACGCCGTAGACCCCTTGAATACATTTTCGTCCAATACGGATTCCCAATCATTGGTCAATTGACTTTGAAGATTACTCCACACGTCCATTTTTTTCAACATTCGATTTCGAAGCATCGTTTTGCCCGCCATGTCTACATTCAATCCCACAATGAAATGAATTCCATCTTTGACGACACTGGCTTGGGTTACAGAAATGTCTGATTTTTCAAATAAATAGATAGGGAAATCCTTGTGGATGGTGAAAATTTTATGCAGTTCACTCACTAAAATATCGATAAAGTCAAGCACGTGTTCTTGTGTATAGGCTCGTTTCGCGTCCGTATAACGAAAGTCCACATCAATGCCTATAGGTCCGCATTCCCGTTGTCTTTCCGTAAGGTATTCTTTGTTCCCATCCACAAAGACGTGCTTGTAATACACCTGGAAGAAGGACTCGTCATCCTCTATGTGATAAGAACCTCCAAACACACCGTGTTCCTTACTTCCAATGCGTGTATGGGTGCATTCGCCCTTCTCTTGACTTTGTCGGGATGCAAGGTATGCGTTCATTTGAATGATAATTATACACGAGGTATTTTTATTTCGATTTTTATGTATTAAATCGCCTCAAAGAGTTCATCCTGACGAGCCGGTGATTCTGACCGCAGGGAGTCTGTGCTCGTTTGGATAGATTTTGTCAATGGATTTTTACGAATACTACTTGCATCTACCGATATATTTTCCATACCGTCCGGTATAGGTGCTAGTAAGTCCACGTTTAGTTTTCGCTTAAGCAGTGAACTGGTTTCTCTCAAGGCCTGGTATTCTGCATATTTCTTATCTAAATAAGATTTGGGTTCGTCCGAACGGTGTTCTCTGGATAAATTTAGGCATTTAAAGATGTCAATCGCGAGTGAATAGTAATCTCTAGAAAGGGCGATTTCGTGGTCCATAGCGGACTGTATACCCAAGTACATTTCCATACTACTAATAACGGCAATCCCAAATCCTAACAAACACGTGATACCGGAAATGATATCTTGACGAACCACAGGCTGAAGCCCTACGGATGCAGATGCGGTAATAGACGACAATACGATGACAGGAATCCTGAAATATTTACCAAACGATTTAAAATGGTAAAATCGTTTTCGATGATAATCCGCCAAGTTCACCGAGTTGATCCGTAAATTGTCTAGGATCTGTTCGACATCTTGGCAGTTGTCCCACTTGTCCATAGTATATGCATAGACTAATTCTTACAAAAATATTAGGGTAGTATAATGACATTTTTAACTGGCGAAGATCCGGTCTCCAAATTTCTCTTTCTCATCTTACTGTTTCTTGGATTTGGCCTAACCATCAATGTAACCATGGCGTTGATGACCTACCTACTGGAACCCTCTAGTGTTTATTTAGTCAAAGGAATGATCGCTGGAAACGCCCCAATGGTGATTCAACAAGACCCTTCTATTACAGGTGCAGTGCCCATTGAACGTTCGGACAACAAAGATGGGATTGAATTCACTTGGTCTGTATGGGTCAATCTTACAGATATAGGCAAATCCAGTCAGTACCAGCATATTTTCCATAAAGGAGAACAAAACATTGATACGGATACCGGTTTGAATTTCCCAAACAATGCACCCGGACTGTACATTTCCCCGAATACAAATGAATTGGTCGTGATTATGAACACGTTCAACGTGATTAACGAAGAAATTAAAATTCCCAATTTCCCTATGAACAAATGGGTGCACGTGGTCATTCGTGTAATGAACAACAATGCACTGGATATCTATATCAACGGTGCATTGGCGAAACGTCATATATTATCCAGTGTACCCAAACAAAATTATGGGAATGTATACGTTGCTTCCAACGGTGGATTTACGGGAAATTTATCCAATCTTCGATACTTTAAGTATGCTATTCAACCCGGCGAACTGTTAGCTCTAACCGATGCCGGCCCTAACTTGACCATCCATTCAAAATCTGTTGCATTGTCATCTGTACCCCCTTATTTATCGATGCAATGGTATACCGATAATGTCTAGTATAGGTATGAAAAAAATCGGAAATACGCTTCCTTGTCGTTCAGCCCCATTGTACCCCATTCAGCCACGCGCAACCTCGAACTCGTTGTGTCGTACCAATAGAAAACATAACAATTTTGTAAGCAACCAGTCCATCCAAGTAGGAAATAGACTCGTTCCCATTCCGTGTTTTTTATTGCCCCACATTGAAGAGTTTACCACCTTCATCGCACAAGTAGGCTATCTTCAAGCCATCAAACTACTTGCCGTGAAATACAACGTGAACATTGAACCACCTCTTCAAAATGTCAAACGTTATATTTATCCGAATGTGGATATTGGAGTCATGCCTCCCGTCATCCAATACAATACTTCTTTCGTGTTGAATGAACTGGCTTCCGTTACAACCTCCGAGGTTCCTTCTCTAGGTGATAAATGGTCTGTCAGGAGGAATGATGCTAGATATGTGAGTGTATGTAATGATGATACAACAACCTTCTCGTATACCTTTACGAATATGCAAACACTTGCCAAGTATTGGGCCTCTAAACTGCCAACATTTGCATCCCCTTACTATACGGTCTTGATCAATTCCAATCAAAATCCATTGAATACCCAGTCTGGATGCTTGTTGTTGCGCGAGAATCGCATCATCTTTGTACCCATCATTTATAATGTACTCTTCCTGTTCTACACTGCCTATCCAGAAAATCAGCCGTTCAATCTATTATCCATTGGTTCACTCGAAAAAATGCAGTCCAGACTATTTGATGTTTACGGTATTGCAAATGTGGATTGTGAAATAAAAACAAAATACAATCGAGTGCTGGATTACACCCGACGAAATACATAGACATTTTGATATTTATACGGTAATACGTACGGATAAATGGATTGTACAATGAAACCCGCTTGTTTCGCCATTTCAACGATTCGTTCTTCGGATTCCATATAAATGATATGCTCATAACATTTGGTCGTTCCCTTTTTGGTAATGCATTCGCGATGCGTTCGATTGGTGTGTGTAGATGTATAGTGTAGTGTTCCCGTCAAGGTGGAACCATAGTCCCACTTCTTGGATACGTGGAGAACCAAAAATCCACCGGGGGTAAGCCAATGGTATGCATTTTGGAAAAACGTTTTCTTGTGTTTCAGATAATACAAGGTATAGTAAAAACATGTAATGTGTGAAAACGATTCCGATGGAAAGGTTGACATATTCAAGGCATCTCCTTGGATGTAGATGTGTGGATATTTTTTCTTGGAATAGAGAACCATCTCCGTTGACTTGTCTATTCCAATGGCCTGTACCCCTTTTTGATGCAATGCGTGTACGTGATGTCCCGTGCCACTTCCTACGTCCAATACCTTACTGTGTGTAGAGAGGGTAGAGGCAAAACACGCCAGTTCCGCGTTCGTACGTATACTATCGTAAGTAATTGTATCATAGTCTTCTACATGACTGGAGGTATATGCAGGTAGATAGGTTGCCCGGTTGGATGTATATTTTTTTCGTGAAAAAGTGGCGAGTATCGCAAGAATAACACCTATCAATACTAAGGTTTGTATCATTATACTAATTAAGATAAAAAAACACGAATGTTATACTTTTGTTAAGGTATGATTGAGGATGTTCGCACTGAATTTAAAACACTCACTTTTTCCAAATATCAAAGAACGGATGTCAAACGAGAATGGATGAATACCATGATCAAGGGAAAGATTGAACCCTGCTGTTATTGGACAACAGAGCTCGTGTGTAGTGGATTGTTTGTTGATTTATGGGAACTGATACTTTCATTTTATGCCAAATACATACATAAAGGCAATCCGAAATTACCCATTTACATCCATATGCGATTTCAAACGTTTCGTCAGATTGCAGAAGGTGTAGAAGAATTATCGTTACGAAACGTTCACGAGATCAGAGTGTTGTTTGTTGAAATGGTGTGTTTATTATGTACCTCCAATAGACACCATAGTTATGAAAACGTCCAGATTCCGAAAGATGAAGGCATTCCCACGAGTCGGCTCAAAGCTCCTACGATCGAATACAACAAGGCGTTTCAATCGGCAGATCCCAAAGAATTGTTCATCGCCATGAACGAGTTCGGGTATATGCTTCATTCAAAAAATACGGTAGGAGCGTGTTTTTGGGTAGAATGGCTCTTGCATTTTACTCAAAAAAAGAAATATGTCATTGTAGAAAGAAATCACTCTACGAAATATCGCACGGACAGTATATGGCTCTTGTGGGATACCATCTTGGCGTATGCGGAAGGCATCTTGGTTAAAAAAATCATCGATGCAGTATTGGCCTTGTTTAGTATCGCCTATGTACCCGCATCGAAAGAACGAAGACGTTTTCTCATTTATTACGCGGTTGCATTATGTTGTGAACCGATATCGTTGGATGTGGAAATGGTAAGTGATAAAAAACTAATCGAACGAGCACATCAAACCTGTTCCATTATGTACGAAGACATTAAAATACACGAGGTGAAGTAAGAGGATTTCAACATTATAGTTTTTGAACTATAATATTGATGAAAAAAAAGTAGAGTAATATTATGCGGACGTTACAGGAGTCGCCTTCTTGAAATGCTGGCTCATATATCGCTGCAGATTGAAGTAAGTGAGCTCGTCCGTTGGCTGGAGCGTAAGGAGCGTGGTTAGCTTGGCATCTGGATTAATCTTACGCCCATTCTTCTCGTCCTGAAGCTTGTTTGCACGAATGTAGGCATTAATCTCGCGGGTGACATCCGTGCGCGCAATCAGAGATCCCTTGGGCTTCGAAAGGAATTCTGCAAGCTGGTCACTGATAAGAGTGGGCTTGACAAAACCACTTGGGGCGCGAACCGCGTGTCGCTGTTTACGTTTATTACCCGCTTTCTGTACAGCCTTCAGCTCACGCTCAGATCGCTTCTGGAGAGTGCGGAGCTCGAGAATGAGAGCAGACATCTGCTGGCGCATCAATGAAAGTTTAGCCGTGCATCCGGAATACGCCTGGGATAGGTCATCCTCGGACTTTACAGGCTCGGGGACAGTCTCAACCACTGGAGTTGGCGCTGGTGCTGGGGTAGGAACCACCACGACTTCAACAGGTGCACTCTTTGCTACAGTCTTCTTAGGCATTATACTCATATAATGGTCACTTGTTTAAGTATTTTGTTTATATATATTTATTTGCTTGAAAAATGAAGACAAATAATTGTCGTTTATCGTAAATGCGTTACTTATATATATTTAATTTTGTTTAAAGAAAAACTATAGGAGGTTGGAAATCGATAGTATGCCTAAACGTGCAATGATTCAATGCATCTATTTCTCCCGCAGTGAACAATGCATCTATTTCGATGAAAACATATCCATTGTTCGCACATTTAAACACGCAACGTGCTTTACAATAGTCAAAAAAGTGAGGGAATTTATGCAAGACGAAGTTCCCAATGTCCATCGATGGGTACAGTGCTGTACACGATATTGATATCTAGGTAGAACTCGTCACCTCGATAGGTTGAGTCGATCCACACCGAACCGCTTTTTAGGTCACTGTAGAAATGATCAAATAGCCAGGGACGGTCGTATTCTTGCTTAAAGTTGACTTTGAATCCATTATCACTCTTTCGAATGCCCATGACTGCCTCTCCGCCAAAAGCGGTATTGACAGTTTGCTTGATAATCTTGTAGTTGGGGTTTCCCTCAAAATTTACAATGCAAACCGGGGGGAACTTCTTGGATTTTTTGGATGCCATTCTTTGTGTTTGTACTTCATTCATCTAAACGAATTCATGTCAATTTTATTGCGTCACGGCAAATACTCAAGAGGTTCGTAGTGCATCATCATAGGATTCGTCTGGTTGGGTTGCAGATGGTCTATTGAGATAGACCGCACCCGCAATACCTGCAACCAGAGCCACTGCGATACCAATTTCTATTCCAGTCATACCGCCTTTACGCGTCTTTGTTCGATTACGTCGTCTTTTGGTGGCCATACTATCTTATACATTAATTTTTTGACCAGGGATGATTCCGCGACGTGTACTGAAATTTCTCAACGGTAACATTCCACGACTCTTTCGGCCAGGCCAATACGTGTATGGATCCCATCGATAATGACTCCAAAATTTAGAATAATCAGATTGATTCCGATGTATGGATTTGAAGGGGTTAATTTGTTCCCGTTTCCGTTTCTTACGGGTTTTCTGTTTACGGTTGGACCGTTTGTACATACTTTATCTTTTTAAATTCGCGTGACATGTTCGTGAAAAAGAACTTTAAAAAGGATTATGCGTATACTCAATGATTGCGTCCGTGGTCGACACGATTTTAAATCGGAAAGATGAGGAACGTCTCTTTTCAGTATTCATGGCAGAGTTTAACAAATTGGATGACAAAAGCAAGAAATGCATTTATATTTATGGACCTTCTGGATGTGGCAAAACGACCTTTGCCAAAAATATGCTGAAAAAATTAGACTATGATGTCATTTCGTATGATGCAGGAGATACTAGAAACAAGGGGATTGTGGATAATTTAAATGTGAGCAATATGTCGGACCAGAACGTCTTGAGTAGTTTCATGCATAAAAAGGCAAAAATCGCCATTTTAATGGATGAAATTGATTGTATGAACAATGGGGACAAGGGAGGGATTAATTCATTGATTAAACTCATTCGACCCAAGAAAACCAAACGTCAACAATCTGAACACATCACGCACGTTCCTATTGTATGCATCGGGAATATTTCACAGGATAAGAAAATCAAAGAAATGATGAAATATTGTTTGGAAATTGAACTGAAACTTCCTACACCGCAACAGACCAAACTACTGCTTGAACAACTCGTCCCCCCCTATGCACATATTGCGCCACAGGTACACGATTTGAAAAAAATACATCAGTTGATTCAGCTGAATCGTCATAATTTCAAAGGCGATGTGCAGTCCATGTTATACACCAATGTCCACGAAGATACAAAATGTTTAACCAAACGAATTATGAATGCATCGAATCGGTTCAACGAACACATTACGATTAATGATACGGATCGAACGATTTTGGCATTGTTGTGGCACGAAAACATTATCGATGTCCTACAGAAAATGCCTCAGAAAACGTGTATCGGCTTGTACACGGTTCTTTTACGAGAGGTTTGTTTTGCAGATTACATTGACCGAATTACCTTTCAAAAACAATTATGGTTGTTCAACGAAATGAGTTTTTTGTTGAAAATGTTTTATACCAATTATTTGTTTCAATCCGTCAATCGCGAAAAATACAAGGTCTCCGACATTCGATTTACGAAAATCTTGACCAAATATTCTACCGAATACAACAATACGAGTTTTATTCAAAAAATGTGTTCGGAGCTCTCTATGGATAAGAGCGATTTGTTTTCGTATATGCAAATGTTGAAAACAACCCATACCGAAGCACAGATTGCTCAACTGTTTGAGCATACAGAAATCACCCTGTTGGATGTTCAGCGTTTTTATCGATATATCCATAAATGTACCTAAATAGTTGTTGTCTTTCTATAGAATGTACAACACGGAGACGGTATGCACTTATACGGATTTGAGATCTTATCAAGCCATGCTATTACACATTTTGGATACGGATTTCGAAGGATTGACGGAACAGATTCAAGTGTTGTACGATCGCGTAAAGGACCACGAATCTGTTCAAACTCTCCTTCAAAAACTCAATGGACAGTGGATGACTCCCGATTTATCCTTTTGTGTCTTGTTTAGTTATGAACTTTTCGAGTTTACGCATCGTTTCTTATGCGAACTATTGCATCAACGTCCATTGGTCTCTTATGACCCACTTTACGCACTCTTATAAATTTATAGTCTAACGTCATTGTATGAAACGAACGTTAGACAGCCAAATGATGTATTACACCGTTGTGATTGTTGCGGTACTTAATCTCTTTGCTTATTTGTCTGTAGGAGATTGGCGTTCAATAGGTTGGTTCGTTGTGGCTGGAATGTGTATGTACGTACTGAATTCGAATCAAACCATTGCTTTGGTAGTGGCCATTTTAGGCGCAGCATTGAATCGTTCCGTATACGTAGAGGGGATGACCAAAAAGAGCAAACCCACGAAATTGGACGAGCTTAAGGATATTATGAATGGGGCAAACTTGGAAGGTCTTACCCAGAAGGCAGGCAAACTAATGCATCAACAAAAAAAATTATTTGGGATGGCAAGAGAAATGCAACCCTTTATGTTGCAGGCAACGGATATGATTAAGAATTTGCCAAAGGGATTTCTGGAAAATGCCATGGAACATCTCAAAAAGAATAAATCGTAAAGGTAATGGCGTGTAATGCACCGATTAACATTCAACGACGTTTGGCAGACAAATGTTCCTTAAAGTGTTTGCTCTGGTACAAATATGGAAACAGCAGTTGTACCGTACAAAATTCATCGGATCAACTGATTATACCCTATGATGGTGAAAGCGATGTCATGTTCAACTCGCTCAAGTATAATCCCGTAGAGATTCGCATTTTTAAACCATCGATTCATAAATTTGAAGGATCTTATACGGATGCGGAAATCGTAATTGTCCACACTGGTCCCAACGGCGGTTTGTTAGTCTGTATACCCGTGAATGCGACCACCTCGGTCGCGGCCTCTACCGGATCAAGCCTATTTGAAGACATTGTGGCGAATGCTCCAGAGCAAGAGGTATCGACGACCTTGAATCTAACCGATTTTAATGTAAACCATATGATTCCCAAGAGCTCCTATTATTCTTATACAGGTACGGTTCCTTATGGGAATTGTAATCCAGATGTCATGTACAATTACGTGGTGTTTCCAGTGAACAGTTTTCAGGTACATCAGAACACCTTGGACGCTTTGGGAAATCTAATTCACGATTCCTATATCCAAGTCTACGATGGAGATTGTTATTTCAATGAAATGGGTACCAAAAACAATGGATTTGCGGGAGAAGGTCAAATCTACATTGATTGTCAACCGGTAGGAGAAGAAGGTGAAATTATCTACAAAGAACAATCAGCACCGGGTACAAAGGTAAACCTAGATTGGATTTATGCTTTTTTGTATGTGATTATCGGGGCGGTAATCATGTACTTGGGCGTAAAACTCTTGCGTTTTATGTTTCAATTGCTTCCAACCCTTCCGGAATCCAATCGTGATTAACACGTTTCTATAATGGAATTCTCATTTTATTACCAAGTGACTTGAAATACCTTGTATAATGCTTTATAACATAGTCTACAGAACGGTTCTTAGCCTTTGGATATAAATACTGCTCATATGCATCCTGGGATGGATTGCTTGATAATATTGCTACAATATTGTTATCTTCCTCAAACTTGACCAGTATATCCTGATATTTCTTTGTAGTCCTTTTGGGTAGTTCTACGTATGTATGAGTTCCATCCTTGTAAATAAGGACAACGTTTCCGATAGCTAAATTGTCCCAAAAAGATTCAAGCGATGGGTTTTTACCCCATACAGTTGTGGGATCGTTCCACATTTGTAAAATCCGTTTTGATACTCTTTTCCTTGTTTTAACCATAATACTTTAGAATAATTAAATCCATACATCTAGACGTTGCTAAATACCGGTCGAACCATATCCATCCACTCCACGTAAGGTAGTGTCTAATTCATCGACTTCGACGAGAACCCCAATACTTAGTTTTTCAATCAGAAGTTGTGCGACTCGTTCATGCACCTTGATAGTTAAGTCAGAATCAGAGTGGTTAAATAGGACAATGCCTATTTCACCTCTATAATCGGAATCAATGACGCCGGCACCGATATCCGTGTGTTTCAAGGCCATACTGGAACGTGGTGCAATACGTCCATAGTATCCATACGGTATGGCCATTGCAATGTCGGTTTTGACAATCGATTTTCCTTTAGCCGGAATACAACATTCGGCGGAAGCATAGAGATCATACCCTGCGGAACCAATCGTTCCCTTTCGAGGCAAAATAGCCGAATCCGAAAGACGTTTCACTTGAATCAATCCCTGCATTTCTTTTTATAATGATCCAACCCTTTATATCTTTTCTTAGTATATGAAGACGCGCCGAAATCGTAAACGAAGACGTCGAACCGGGGGGTATCGGCAATATTTGTCCAACATTGGCTTTAGCACGGGGTATCATTCCAATCCAATGACGAGATATATGACAAATATAAATCGATAAAAAAACGGTAGTACTCTACGATGTTTCGGCAAACAATGCATCGTATGCCACCGCCTCCACGATTCGGGTGTAGTGAAGTTCATCTTCCAGACGTTTACATTCGGCATAGAATGCATAGGTGCGTTCTGTGTCGGTATTCGGCACGCAAGCCATACCCCATTCACTCTTGAGCGCATCCAGTTCAGCTTCTATCTTAGAACGTGCTGTGAGGTAGTCGTGTAGTCGTTCTCTGATGGGGTCGTTCTCCCGAAGCATTTGGGTAATACTCTCAAGGATACGGGGATCGATATCAGGCGCCATTGTTTCGTTTCCTTGACGATGAAACGAAAAACGTTTCAATTTAATCATGAAAAAATGGGAAGAATCACGAAGACTGTAGCATATCTAGGTTTTCGGTAGCCTGCTCAATTTCCTTGCGTATAACGTCAAAGTAAGGGCTATTGAAGTCGCCGTTTGCATCACGAAAGCACTGAAACTTAAGGTAGGCGTTGAGATAGGCTTGTAGGATGGTGAGTGCCTCTGCGTAGTTCCAATGCTTGGACCTTTCGGGGTCGAGTGACTTGATTGTCTGATTGACATCATCTTGAAGCGTTGGGTACGTTCCCAGCAACAGTTTGAGGGTCTCGTCGAGGTTCATTGTATTGCGTTAAATGTAATCATACCATATAAGTAGTTTCAATTTTATGGGCGCGACTATTAAAATGTTTACCGTGGAAATACACGAAGATATCTTTGAACAAAGAGGATGACCTGTTCGATAAATTGAAACACATATACCTACATAGGACTAACAGCTACACGGTAAGGATATGACCACTTACAGAGGTCCCAGCGCACACGCGACTCTCGATGCGTATCTTGAGGCGATGCCGATAAACCCCGCGAAGGAGATCAATCCCACTTCCGCTCCTGCTGACGCTCCTACCGGACGACGTCTTACCGAAGCTGAATGGGTACGATGTATCCTTCGCCGTTAGAACTCTAACGTTTTTTTTGCATTTGGGGTCTTCAAGATGGAATCTATGTTGCGTGAAAGGGATTAAAATTTAAGATTGTATAAGTATATGCGACCTACACCCAAACCATACCCAGGGATTCGAATTCAAAATGCCTCCATTGGTGAAATGGGATTCAATTATGACGAATTTATGGAGTCCTTTTTGTATAAAAAGCAACATACACTTACCGAAATCATCTTTACCTTTAAGAAACTTGGCATGATTACGATTGGTGAAGAAATGGAGAAATCCGAGAGAGAAGTCGAATACGTGGAGATGAATCGTTGTGGTGTTACAGAAGCACCCGTGTCATCCACTTCTTATTTGTTAGACAATCGTAAAATGTTCTTACAGGCCATGCACGAATTCGTGAAACCCTATACGCCACGGAAAGATATTACGTGCGACAATATCCAAGAGGCGTTTGAATTGTTGCCTCATCAAAGATTAGTGAGTCGTTATTTGGACATTGATACTCCTTACCGAGGGTTGTTGTTATACCATGGATTAGGGTCAGGCAAGACTTGTTCGGCCATTGCTATCGCCGAAGTTCTTAAGCCTTACAAAAATATTGTGGTGATGACCCCTAAATCACTCCAAATGAACTTTGTACAGGAATTGAAAAAATGTGGAGATCCTCTGTATGCGATTCAGCAAAAATGGGAATGGGTTTCCCCCACGGAGGAACAATTGAAGATTCGGTGCTTAACTAGTCCAATACGTTACGATGGAAAGATGGGACTTTGGGTCAATGGAACTGGAACGGATTATGCAGAACTGAATGCAGACGAACAAAAATCAGTGCAAGACCAAATCGATGTCATGATTCATTCCAAATACAGTTTCATCATTTACAATTCGAATAACCTCAACAAATATATTCCACCCAACACAAATCCATTTTCAGACAAGGTGGTCATTGTAGATGAGGCACATAACTTTGTGTCAAGAATCGTCAATGCCTTATCCAAAGATCCGAAAATGCCTGCGGTGAAGATGTATCGCTTGATGATGGAAGCTACCAATTGCAAGATGGTGTTTTTGTCAGGGACACCAATGATTAATTATCCACACGAATTATCGGTCATGTTCAATATGTTACGTGGATATATGACTACCTGGTCTTGTAAGAGTACGGTCTCGGAAGAGACGATTCGAAATGAATTTCCAGAGGCGGATATGGTGTATCGTTCAGGAGACACGGTACACGTAACCCACTCGCCACACGGATTTATACGTGCAGAACTATCCAAGCCCGAAGTAGTTCATACGAATCACGATACCTCTACATTTGAGGACCGTGTGACTACTTTTTTCAAAGAGCATGGTACGAGTCTTCAGAAGAAACAATATACTGCTTTCCCAGACAATCGGGAAGAATTCAATCAAATGTTTGTACAGGATGGGAAACTCAAAAACAAGACCATGATGGAATGTCGTATGTTAGGATTGGCCTCCTTTTTCCCGGATTTATCTTCCCTGATGCCTCGGTTGATTACACCGATTACCATTCATCGCATCCCGATGTCCAAAGCACAATTCGACGGGTATACGGCTGCACGAACGGAAGAGCTTCATATGGAAAAGAAAAAGAAAACGAATGAACTCAAGGGGAATTATCGTGCGGCAACTCGACAAATTTCTAATACGACGTATCCCGTGAAGGCACTTGAATTACGCCCATCGACGAAAGTCAAAGAAGACGGGCCCGATGAAGGAGCAGAAGAAGAAACCGAGGCCAAATCTACCCAAGCCTTTTACAATGCAGTAGATCAATCCGATTACTGTGCCCGTATTGAAGACTATAGTCCAAAATTCAATGCAATGGTCAAAAACATTCAATCCCGAAAGGGATTACAATTGGTCTACAGTCAGTTCATTACCATTGAAGGGATTCACTCTTTTGCACGCGTGTTGAATTCCAAAGGGTTCACCGAACTTGAATTGGTGCAACAGTCGGGTGAATGGACCATTCGTATGCCCGATAAACCTTCCCCGATGTATATTATTTATAGTGCAAGTGGTTCGGGTTCCAGTAAAGAAGACAAGAAAGAACTCTATCGAAACATTTTTAACAAGAATTGGGATGTTGTACCTGAATCCATTCGTGCACAGGCGATGACCATGGACATCTCCGTCTTTATGATTACCGCGGCAGGGTCAGAAGGGATCTCCTTGAAAAATGTGCAATATGTCCATATTATGGAACCCTACTGGAATCCGGTTCGTACAGACCAGGTCATTGGTCGTGCGAGACGTATTTGCAGTCACCATTCACTTCCCGAAAAGGAACGATTCGTGGAAGTCAATATCTATTTGTCGGTTCTTCCAGGAGGAGAATTACCCGAAGTGATTCGAAATGACTTGGTGGGAGAGAGTCCCGGATCAACGGATGAATACTTGTACAAACTTTCTCAGAAAAAACGAGACTTGTCCGAGGAGATGTTAACGTGTATCCGTCGTTCCTCGATAGATTGTTCCTTGTATGACGGACAATGTCTGAACTTGCCTACAAAGGACCCTGAATCTATCTCCTACCATCACGATATTCAATCAGATCTTACCTCGGACAAGGAAGTCGCTTTGAATACTCAAGTTAGACTCAGGTCAATCGCACACGGTGAGTCAAAGGCCTATTATCTGGACAAATTACAAGACGGGTTTTATACCTTGTTCCGTGACAAAACGTTGACGAAACCCATCGGCTACATGTCTGCGAAAAATTTGTTGTACAACAAGGAGAAACAAAAGATACCCTTGAACAAACTAATCGATTTATAATTGGTCCAAACGTTCAAGTATTTGATACAACAATTGTTTGATTTCTGTCAAATCTTTTACGGGTTTCTTGTGTCGGTCTTGTTCTTTCATTCTCTCTTCAAACACGTCTACCTGTTGTTTATCGTGGGTTTGATGAATACGCTTCATAAATTCGGCGAGAAACAGACGATTCTTCTCTTCGAGTGGAAACTGCAAACGATCTACTTCTTGAATCACGGTTTCAAACACCTCACGGGTTTTGTCCACTCCCATATCATGTTTAAACCCTTTTGAATCCAATAACAGGTTCCACAATTGTTTTTTGTTTTCAATCGTATTCATTAACCTCCATGCGTCGGTTTTTTAACCCCTATTCAAAAAAGATTTATCACTCAGCATAGATTTTGTATAATTGACTTGTTTACCCTCAATATCACTGTAATCGGGGCGTTGTACCACAGACAATGGTAGAAGGATGATCCAATGGTCTAATTTTTGAAGTTTTTTCCAAAAGATATCAATGGCGTACACTTTTGGATTTTGATACAATAGCATGCCCGAGATACCCGTCCTGATATTTTGGAGCAGTGTATCGTAGTACGCCTGTTTGATGATGTAACCGGTGGTCGTTTGTGCATTTCGTACCGACATACATTCATTGTTTATCTTGAAATAGGGCGGTGCGATATTTGCGCCCAACAACATCACATCCCATTTACTCGTCAATAGGTTGGATACGGATTGTTTGGTCTGTTCTGGAGCTAGAAACACAATATCGTCTTCACAAATGCAGGCGTAAGGCATCCGTCTTTCTTTGGCCAGTTCTATACATTTGATATGGCTCAAGGCGCATCCAATGACTCCATTCCTACACGGTATGGCATCGACTCGTTCGGCAGTGACCCCCATGGCCTTGAACTGTGTTTCGGCATGGTGCATACGGTCTACCCGATGTTTCAGATTGATGTAGAAGACATGGTGCATATACTAGTTTCCTTTTTTCGCTTTATACATTTATCCAATTCTAGTTAAATGTATATTCCATTTAACTAGAATGGGTATTCCAAGTTATTTTTCGTATATTATTCGAAGGCATCCATACATTATCACAAGGTTACAAAAAGCCGATAATTTGTACTTGGATAGCAACTCTATCATTTATGATATGGTGGCTTCTCTGAAAGTATGCACGGATGAACTTCTGGCACAAGCCGTGTGCGATAAAATAGACGAATATTTAAAGTTGATTGAACCCAAGCGTGTTATCATTGCCTTTGATGGAGTGCCTCCTATGGCGAAAATCAAACAACAGCGAGAACGAAGGTACAAGAGTTGGATGATGCCAGGCAAACCTGGATGGAATACGCTTCAAATTACACCAGGCACCTCTTTCATGACCTATCTGGATAAGGTGTTGCATAAACACTTTGCAAAATATAAAGCAAATTATGATTATTTTAAGTTATCCACCAGCGTAGAACCTGGAGAAGGAGAGCATAAAATTTTCGAATATATACGTGCTCATCCAATCGTGCATAAACGTAGCAAAACGTTAGTGTATGGACTAGATTCGGACCTCATTGTTTTGGCGTTGAATCATTTGAACTATGGAGATATCCGTTTACTGCGAGAAGCTCCTGCGTTTATGTTAGAGGATCGAGATCTGCACGTGTTGGATATCCCCAAATTGGCAGAAGGGATTGGTGAACTGATTGGTCCTACGAAATTACCCGACTACATTTTGATGACGCTTTTATTAGGAAATGATTTTATGCCTCATTTTCCTGCGCTAAATTTACGAACCACGGGATTCGACACCCTGTTGAAAACTTACCAACAATGTATGACCACAGAACGTTTGTTTGATGGTGAAATAAAGTGGGATCAAATGGCCCGATTTGTGCAAGCATTGAGCTTACAAGAACATTCCATTATAACAAAGGAATACCTTGCTCGTAATCGAATGCGCGTGGACGCGTCTACGGAAGAAAAAAAGATGACAAACCTACCGATGCTTAAACGTGAAATGGAACATCACATTTGCCCCATTCGTGTAGGATGGGAAAAACGTTATTATGATACATTGTTCAACTCACCCATAAAGGACATTTGTAAAAATTATATAGATATGTTGCAGTGGAATATGCAATACTATACCACTGGATGTATGGATTGGTCTATTTATTATCGGTATATGTACCCTCCCTTGTTGGTCGACCTGGCACAACATTTGCCCATCCAAACGATTCATACCGTGGACAAAACGATACTCACGCCATCAGAATTGTTACATTACGTGTTACCGCCCGTATATCATCATTACATCCCGGGCGGTCATGCAAGGGAAGCGGAGCCGCCCATACTTGTTTGGGCCTATTGTCGATACATATGGGAAAGTCACGTAGAGTTTTAATGGAACACGTTGGTTTCAGAGACATAGTACGAAGGAGTGCCAGCGGAATGTACCCCATCCACCTGTGTAAATCGTCCATTGAACATGCTTTGTCCTGCACCCACACCACCTAGCTGGTTCATGACAAACAGTTTATTGCGACCGTATCCATTCGAGTACGTTTGAATGGCCAAATTGGCCCAATTGTCTAAACCCACTCTAGACGTAATCCCTTGTTTTTTGTCTCCACCACCAGAGTTCAAGTTCACGTTGGTATTGTATTTGGTACAACTCGCATTTCCAGCACCCATCATTCTCGTTCTAGAAGACATACCTATAAGAGAGAAAAAAAAACCAGTCTATATTTTATTATAGGAATAAAGTATGAACTTTCGAATGAGTACCCTTTTCATCTGTTTACTTTTGGCAATCATAGGTATATCCATTGCGTGCTCTTGTTTGACCTTGAAAGAGGGTTTAGAAATGGCAAAAGATTGGAAAACGAAAGGAACTGGTACCTGGTATGGTTCTTACAATGTTCCTTCGGTCACAGAAGAACCTACGGGTATGTCGTTTTTAGCAAACAATCCAGCAAATGCGGACTGTTGCAAAACGAACTCTTCCTTTAGTACGGCAGATGGATGTATGTGCATTTCAACCGAACAGTATACTTTTTTGAAACAGCGTGGAGGAAACAATACGCAGAATGATGGGCTTAACGACGGATGGTAAATTTAAACACGTCTCGACTTTTTACGAAATTTACGAGATTTTGCGATGCGTGATTGCTGGCGCTTTACCGCATAAAATAACCCCAAGGGTACTAACAAATTGGATGCGGCTACGCCTAATGCGGCAAGTGTCCCTCCACGTTTACGAGTTGGCATATGTTATTCACCTATAAAATATTTTTGTGGAAAGCAGTATTAATAACACGGTATGAAATAGAATAAGGATCCCGAAAAAAATCAAATAAGGCCGTAATGCTTCCATAAGGAGTGCAAATAAAGGGGTTAAAATTTGTCTAAACTCCCGTTTAAACTCATCGCGCTTTAATATCTCTAAACATTGGTTCATCATATCTTTTTCTAGTACCTTTTTATGCGGACGTTTCACGCATAAAAATATACAGAAACTAGGTATGATTCATCATACATCTGATCCATTCGATTTTAATGAGATTTCCTTAACTAAGCCCGTTGCATTACAGGGCGGTTCCTTTTTCTCTAAAATTCAAAAGAAGACAGAACCTCTTTACATTTATTCCCCCAAATGTCATACTTCGGGTATCATTGCCTCTGGGTCTAAACAATATGCAGACCTTGTGTTTACCAAAGAGGATGCCTTTGTACAATGGACGGATGCTCTAGAAGAACGTCTACAGGCTTTAATTTTCGAGAATCGTCACACTTGGTTTGTCACGGATTCCATTGAATTAGATGACATACAACACGCCTTTATGCCCACCCTAAAATTTAAACAATCGCAATATACTTTAAGAGGAAACATTCTGATACGGAAGCACCCTTGGGAAGAATCGTTGCAGGTCTTCAATGAACGCGAAATCCCCCTCCCTCATACATCGGTGAAAGATACGAAGGTCGTTTCTATTTTAGATGTGCATGGACTAAAATTCAACGATAAGAGTTTCCAGGTGGTCGTTTATCTACGTCAAATGGTTGTATTGACGCCCTCTTTATTTTCAGAATGTAAGATAAAAATTAAGGAAGAATTCCCGATAGATATCTCGGATTCTCTCCTTTCAATTAAGGAGGTACCGAATCCAGAATAAATTTTATTATGTTTTCTATATATAATGAAAATAGACAAAAATACGGGTAACCTTCTCACGGTTTTGATTGCTTTAGTGGCTTTAGGTGGTTTGTTGTATGCATCTAGTCGCCGTAAAGAAACAGACCAGATGAGTATGTCTAGCCAGAAAACGGACAGTCCAGTACCTTCGCAACCTTTAGGACAAATGGACAATTATGGAGGGGCTTATGGCGTCAAAACGAGTACATATGGCGCCCAAGGTGTAAAGACGGAGGAACCTAGCGTGTTATTGCCCAATGATTCGAATTCACAGTGGGCGAGTTTGAATCCACAGGGAGGCGGCATGCTGAAAAACATTAATTTGTTACAGGCGGGGTCGTTGGTTGGTATTAATACCGTGGGTTCCTCGTTGAGGAATGCTAACCTTCAGTTGCGGTCTGAGCCACCCAATCCTCAAGGAAACGTGGGTCCTTGGAACCATTCTACCATTGAACCCGACTTTGTAAGATTACCTCTCGAGATTGGTCAGATGGGCGGTAAATTATAAAGAAAAAACATTTAAACAAAAGTAGGATGAGTTACACAGGATGAACGTACTTACAAATTGGAAGATTCATACCAAGGACGATTACATTTACTGTACCGGATGGTTCGAGGGTCGTCGATGGATTACGAGTGATGTGGTTCAACTGGTGCAAGAGAAGGACCGGTACGTGATCTTTACCGATAATTCGATTTATCATCTTTACTGGTAAAAGATTGATAAGGTTTTTGAAACCGTATCAATTAATATAAATAAAAGTTATGGTCACGAAAGATGGAATGATGTTGGAATACATTCCCGAAAAAGAAAGGACTCTGAAGCTTTGCATGGCAGCCGTGAAAGAAAATGGGTTTGCATTACAATTTGTACCCGCTGGATTGAAACAACAATTGTCTCTGATCGCCGTAACCTCCAATGGGAACGCATTACAATTTGTACCTAACAAAACCCCACCTATATGTCTTGCAGCCGTAAAACAATTTGGTCCGGTGTTAGGCATTGTACCTGAAAAAACTCGAGAGATATGTGTGGCAGCCGTAAAACAAAATGGAATGGCGTTGCAATATGTACCTGCTAAATGGAATCAAGATTTGGCTCTGTCAGCAGTGACCTCCTATGGTTGGGCGTTACAATATGTATCTGACAAAACTCGAGAGATTTGTCTGGTAGCCGTGAAACAAGATGGACTGGCGTTGGAATTTGTACCCACTGGGTTGAAGCAAGCATTGTCCATTGAAGCCGTGACAAACACTGGTCTGGCGTTACAATATGTACTTACCAAAACCCGAGAGATTTGTCTGGCCGCCGTGAAACAAAATGGACTGGCGTTGGAATTTGTACCCACTGGGTTGAAACAAGCATTGTCTATGGAAGCCGTGAAAACCACTGGAATGGCGTTACAATATGTATCCACCAAAACCCGAGAGATTTGTCTGGCCGCCGTGAAACAAAATAGAGCGGCGTTAGACTATGTACCCGTCAATATGCGTGAGAGCATTGCAAAGGACACAAAAGGGATGTTAAGTAGAGTAAAAGGTTTATTCGGGTTCGGTCGAAGAACGCGACGAAAAACACCCAAACGGTAGAAAATTGAAAAGGATTAGTATATAAAAATACGTGTCACGAGCAAAACTGTCGGCCTACACAAAGGTCAATAGCATTCCATCGCTCGTTGAGGCAATCCGCGAATTCAGCAACCAAGGTCGTCCCGAACACCAACGCTGTATGGACCAGCTCCGCTATCACATCCATATCGACCCATCCTTTGAAGAGCTCTTACCCGATTTCTATTATGGTTATTACGAAAAATGGATGCGGCGTGATGAGACTCCCCACCTCGTCGAATACCTACAGAAAACTTACGACGAGGACGAGCTACGCCAGTTCTCACTCTCGATGAAATGGTGTCGATGCTGCAGCCGACACAGTCACTACAAGAACGTGCCGTTCAAACCTGCCGACCCTCTACCGGAAAGTAAGCGGATCGAGTGTGCGTGTAAGTGTCGCCGTCTGTACCGAGTGTTCACTGCCTATGGACTTGTATAAAGCGATGCCTTTTTTCATCGATACAAGGTTTCGGTCAACAAACTACATCGTACATAGTTTTGATACGTACGCGGTTTATACAAGATGAGTTGAGAGATCGTAAATCTTAAATCATTTTGAAACCGAGAGAGCGTCATTCGATGAAGGGTTTTCCACTGGGGATGCGTACACGGTTTCGAATAGGCCTGTATGATGCGGAGTATATCTTCCGGGAATTCCATCCCTTTGTTTTACCCGAATGTGTTCATATCACTTAAATATAGCATTTATGTAATACGGAATGGACCTTACGTACCGACAAATCATTGCTCGACGAAAAAAAGTCTTGCAAAAATTAAAGATTGACGGTAAAAAACTCAAAGAGTATCGATATGTCGATGAATTGAACGAGTTGAAAACGGGCGGGTTTGTTCGGTGGGTCAATGCGAATGATTTGACCAAATTGATGAATGGGGGATTTGTGGTTCGCGTAGACATTGAGGAGGATGGAATTGTGATTTTGTGTAAAAACAATTTTCGTTTTTTTCAATTTTGGTTTGATGAATGTTTCGTGTTTCAAAAGATTTCAGAACAAGAACACATTTTGTTCCTAGCAAACGAGTATGCGATTTAAAATATACGGATAGACTATGCGACAATCTAGAAAACTAAGAGGCGGATTAGCTCAGACCCGCAGAAATCTAATTCCACTATTGCAAAATCAAGAAAACATTTCGTCCACATTAACCGTGAAAGATGCTAAAGAGTACTTGAAGCAGGACCTACAAGAAAGTATCCGAGTACTACAATCAAAAATAGACTCCTTGGATCATCACGATGCTATGTTGTGGACCGACTACGTAAATAAAGAGATGAAGGCCATGACCTATATGAGTAAAGGGAAATCGATCAAGGGACTCACCGGTGCCATTGCGGTGTACAATGCAGTCAAACAGGGACAGGATAAATTCCGGTTGAGCCTTGACCGTCAAAAAACGCCTTATCCGTGTGGTACCGTGACATGCAAAGAACGTGGTCAAGAAATGAAAGAAGCACTTGCGGTCCTCTTATGTATGAGCCCGGATGCTCTAGGTCAATTTGGGCTGTCAAATGCCTTCGCGTCTGCGTTTGATTGGGCTGCTCGTTCTAAATCGCAAAATATAGACCAAGACTATGCCACGTTCCTGGGTCTCCCACCCGATCTCATCCAAGATCTGACGGTGGATACAGAAGTTCCTGCCGAGATTGAATTAACACCTACCAATCCAGCTCCAGCAGTTCAGCCAGCTCCAGCAGCTCAGCCAGCTCCAGCAGTTCAGCCAGCTCCAGCAGCTCAGCCAGCTAAATCGTGGTTCTCATGGAGTGGTGGCAGGCGAACACGTCGGCGCTACAAATAAATGTAGGGATACAGTATATGAAAACCCGTTCGAAAAGTCATTCCAAACGAAAGACCCGTAAAGGCGGTATGGACGCACTTACACTACTTATAGGGACGTCGATTTTGTACGGTGTATTCGGTGGAATTGCGAATGCCGTTAAATCCAGATATAATTCTTCCGAATCTACCGATGCTTTGCCCAATGAATCAATTCTTGATGATTCGATGCCCAATGAATCAATGCCTGATGATTCGATGCCCAATGAACCAATTCCTGATGATTCGATTCCCAATGAATCAATGCCTGATGATTCGATGCCCAATGAATCAATGCTCTCAGAATCGCCATCTGCTAAAAAGGGGGGCAGGCGAACACGGCGTCGTTAGGTTTTTTGAATCACCAACTGTTTGGTAAATACAAATTTATGAACCGGTCGGTTTCGCCGTTTTAAATTACATTGTAAACAACTGATGAGTACATTGGTAGTATTATGTCCCATCGTATTGTCGATTCGATCCAACGTCCATTGTTCCTTGTCTCTACACGAGTACTCTGTTTTCACGGGTTGTTTACAATAATGGCACGTATAGTCACACGCCACCAATTTCTCCAAGACTTGCTCCGGTTTAATGAAATAATAGTCACTAAAGATTTCGTATTTATCATCCTGTGCCTTGTATCCTCTTAATTTTTTAAGGATTTCCTTTTCCATTCTTAAAAGAGTAGATTAAATTTTGATCATTTTCTACGAGTCAACTGTTTAGTGAATTCACGTTATAGACTATTTCGGTATATTTAGTTGAGAAATGTATGATTCTATTGTATGAAAACGCGTAAAAAACGAGACACCATCCCCAAAATCATTCACTTGTATTGGCATACAAAGGAACTCCCTACCTTTATTCAGCAGTGTAAACACACCATCGTTCGAATGAATCCGGGATGGGAAATCAAACAATACTCACACGAGGATATTTTAAAGGTAGATCCTCCTGACTTTTGTAATCGAACCTATCAATTGCCTCATGCCCAAAACGACGCCATTAAATATGCGTGTGATTGGTTTCGTCTGTACGTCTTGTACGAACAAGGGGGGGTTTATATGGATATGAGTTGTATATGCCTAGCTCCAATTGAATCTTTTTTGAATATGCATACTACGCAAATACAAGGATACAATATGTCTTTTATTCCGAATTTCTATTGCATGGAAAATTGGTTCATTTGTGCTCCACCTAGACACGAATTCATCCAAAACTGGTTACAAGAAACGACCGAGGCCCACAAAGAACCTTATGGGGCTGAACTCAAATATACCGAAGAAAACTATGAATATGGAGGTTCTGCTTTACAAAAACAGTTGCCTTATTTGGTACAGGGTTTAGCCTGGAAAAAATTAAATACACTATTTCCCTGGGTCAAACATACCATGATTATGGGGTGTACCGACAAACATGGGCCTTATTTTTGGACCAATTTTAAAGGTGCAAAGCAAGAACAACTACGGCAAATGTTAAAGATGAACAAAGAAGAGTTCCGAAACATTCCTTTTTTGAAATTCAATCAAGGATTTCGAACCCTTATGGCAGAGATGGTTCAACAACCCAAATACAAAGATTCCTTTTTGGTGAAATATCTGGATATTATATAATCTATATATATATATGAGTTGGATAAATTTAGAGCCGCTGTATACGGAACCCGATATGAAATATCATCTTCTCTCGGGATGTTTATTTCTTAAAGAAAAATATATCAAAACAACCCACGGTAGTGTTAGAGATGAAACCATGAAAAAACAAGAACTGTTTTCAAAATGTATAGAAAAAAATGCAAAAGATTACGATACAGGGGTCTGGGGCAAGAACGTTCGACTGAGAATCTATTTTGATAAGAGTATTCATCAAAGTCCACTTTTAAATGCCAGTTTTGAAAAGTATGTACATCACCCCTTTTTTCAATGGGTACGATACGACATCCCTTCTATGAAAGAATCAAAAAATTCATTATTTCATACAGGCTTAATCGGAACAATTGTACGATTTCATCCCTTGTTTGTAAGAGGTTCAAACGTAACTGCTGTATCGGTCATTGATTTAGATAATCACTACAAAGACAAGTGGCGTGACACGATTCGCACCTTTATGAAATCCAATTATGATATTCATTATATATCAGGCATCTTTAATGTGCCTTTTTATGGATGTATCATAAAGGGTGTCACCAAAGAGGATGATCCCTCTATTATATGGTGTGGTGCATTGTCCTTCACCTCCAAAGTCGTTTTTCCAAGGACAAGATGGAACAATCTATTGGCGCATATTCAATCGAATTCCATCTTAGGAAGACTACGATTTTTAGATTCATTCAAAGTCTCCCTTTACAACAATACGGTAGAGATGTTTATGGAAGATTTTGAATATGGATTAGATGAGATTTTGTTAAATGATATGGTATATTATTACATAGACCGAGGATTGGTGAAGCCCATGGTCATTCCCATAAAACCTCAGTCTAATCTACTCCCCTTTTTCCGAAAAAGGATTATGGATTATTTAAAATGGAATGACGAAAAGAGTGATCAAATGTATTATTTGTATAAGGCATTAAAGGTGGTCTCTTACTCAGATTTGATGGATAAAGTGAATACATTTAACACAGCAGATTCGTTGTTCCGATTTTTTAAAAAACAAGAGGTGTTTGATATTTTAGCACAGCTTCAGTTCGATCGACGAATCTTGTATTTAATTCATGAGTATGATACCGAAAAGGTAAAAAAAATGCATTATATGAATGAATATTTAGCTAACTGAATAACGGTTGGTGTGTCACCAATTCTTGTGCCATCATCCCAAGCGCACCCAACATTGCCAGTCTTCCGTGATTCAACTCCGAATCGATGTAGGTTTCTTCTGGTTTCGGCAATTCAAATCCAAAATCGCCTGGCGTATAATCTTCCAGAATCGTAAATGGCTTTTTCGGATCCAATCCCAAATGTAACGTTCGAAACTCACTCATCAACATCAGAGTCACTACACCAAACTGTATTTCCGAGGGAAATGTCTCAAATCGATGAATCCCCAGTGTTGGACCATCGAACAAAGGGATCAGTAAAGAGGCTACCATTGCTAACCGTCCGTGTTTGAGTTCTGCTTCTTGGCGACTACATTCGGAAAGAGAGGTGCTTTGAATGAACGAAGTGCGGTACAGACCGGAAGGAACCATAGAAAACGCATACCTTTAGTCGTGAGAATTCTTTAATAACATAATGTTACATGGAACGTACTTCTGCGAGCAAATCTTGATCGGTTCTTCCACCGTCGTATTGTTTCACCACTTCGCCATTGTCCATCACAAACATCGCGGGATATCCAGTGACGTTCAACTTGGAAAGCAGTTTTTCCACGGCTGGATTAGAGGCATCCGTTGCATCAACCGCAACCATTTTATCCGGCTGCTTCGCAGAGGCCTTGTCCCAATCCGGTTTCAGATTCTTACAGTGAACACAGTCGGAACGTGTCACTAGTAACAATACTTTTTTGTTTGCGATATCTTGCATTACGGTTTGTGGACTCGATTCAAATCCTTCCCGTACAAACAGAAAATACACGAGTAATAAACCCAAGATGACTCCGTATACCAACGTGTGCTTCATATTCTATTCCACTATTATTTTTTAAATCTGGTAGTATTCTATGTATACCAATTTAATCTTATTGATTGTATTTGCCATTATTTCGCAGTATCTCTATAGAAGTTATAAATTGACCGAGGAATTGTTTGAATCCAATGAACATTACCAACTTGTGTCGGATTACTTTATAGGTGAACAAATGAGTAAACGAAAACCCATTTTGTGGATTCATACAAGCACCGAACTCAATGCTCGAAATTGGGATTCCTTTTATTCCAGAAGCAATAAGAAACTGAACCAGCCTTATTTACAAATTACCATGAAAAGCATTTACGACAAATGTAAAGATTCGTTTAACGTATGTTTAATCGACGACGACATCTTTAGACGTCTCTTGTCATGGAACATTGACTTGGAGGACCTTGCAGAACCGATGAAAAGCCATTACCGACAATTGGGAATGAGTATGCTTTTACATTCCTATGGCGGGATGGTTGTTCCTCAATCCTTTTTATGCGTGAAAAATTTGATAGATTTGTACAATCAAGGTTTGTCAAAACACTCCATGTTTGTGTTAGAAAACACCACACGAGATAGTCATTTGGTGGAGACATATTATCCAGATACGCGTATGATGTCGTGCAAAAAAAGATCCCTTTGCATGAAACAAATGATTGAGTATCAAGAAGCCTTGTACAAGGACAAGACGATTCAACCTGATTTCGAAGGCAACATACGCATTTGGTTGAATTCGAATGAACTGACCATCATAGATGGCAAGGATATAGGGTTGAAAAAAATAAATGGGGCGCCCGTCTTACTAGAAGAATTATTAGGGACGGAACACATCGAATTGCCTGCAACCATTTACGGGATTGACTTACCTCAATCCGAAGTATTGTCTAGGTCTAAATATAGTTGGTTTGCACGAATGTCTACGGACCAAATTTTAAAAGGCCATTTGTTGATTGCAAAATATATGTTGGCCTCCTATTAAGGAAAAATAAAATATTGGTTATGTTATGTACGAATCACGAAGACGTAGACGTAGCCGTAGAGGAGGTGGTTCATTATCCCCAGCACTTTTAGGCGGGCGCAGTCGCAGGAATCGCCGCGGAGGAATGGCGAACTTTCCGTTGTCTCCTGCGAACGTGGGTAGTTTGTCTGCTGGGGCGGATAAGTATATCAGTAGTCGCGGTATTGATGGTGCAGGCATCACTGGTTCGAATGACCAAAGTGGTCCCATGACACAGGCACTTACGGCAGGCTATCGACGCCGTCGAAGCCGTCGCGACCGACGTTAAGGCTTGCTCAAGTAATCCATTCCCATAAAGGTTGCGTAATACAGCATACCAAAGCAAACACTTTTTATCAATAAACCACTTGTGGTGTCTGTAATGAGGGTAGGAGCGATACGCACCAAAAAGGTATGTACCGCTGACGTTTCATAGATAAAATACAACAAGGCAACCATAATCGGGATACGAAATTCATCCGCGAATCGTTCCAGTTTACTTTCCACGTGAACCGGTTGTGATTCAATATACGGGGCCGGTTTGGGTGGAATATACGTGGGCGTAATTTGAGGATCCGCAACGTGTTCAAGGGTCTCGCGTGGAATATCTCTCGAAGGCAATTCCGTTTTTGTGTTATACGGAAGATCGGTGATATTGGTGGCCATACTAATCCTTTAGTAATTTGTAATGGAACCTTTACGCAAACCGAACCGTTTTTTTGGTTGAACTACACTTAATGTTGTTCGGTTTAAATTGATAACATTTGTCTTTGTAGGCGTATGTTTGTTCTTCAATCTCTTGCAAAGAAGGTCCCTTGAATTGTAGACATTTTTTTTCTTGGCAACTTTTTCTAAAGAGGGTGGAAAGACCAAACCCTAGAATGACCGCAATGATCATTCTACCGTAATGAGACTGCATAATTTTTCGAATCTGCATATGTTATCTGTACATTTTATTGTACGGGTATCGTTTTGGCATTTTTACAATCGACCAATTTGGCTGAAAATTGGAAACAATTGTCTGCATTATCTTTGTACTGAATCTGTTTCAGATTGGACGGGGTAGGATACACGACAATCGTTTTGTATTCCATGGGGGACAAATAAAGAAATACCGCTCCAACTAAAAAACTCAAGAGGAATGCAATCAAGTAGACAATCTTCATACTTTACACGAATAAATTAATGTTTGAAACGTTCTATACGGATAAATACGATTCCAGAGCGATACATGAAGCAGATCCAAATTTCATTACATCAGCAGGTCATAAAATTGAAATGAATTGATTACATAGATAACAAAAAAAGAACACTATGTCCACCTACATCCGAGATACCATCACGGATGTGCGTATTGGAATGGCTAAGAAGTACTCGATTGAACCCGAAACCGTAAATTCTGTATTTGAATCCATCTTTGAAATCGAAGATAAGTTCAAATATAATATGGACAACACCATCGGATTCCTAGAAGCGTATTTTGACGCCCTCATGAAATACAACAAGGCACGTGATTCAAAGGTAGACAAGGCCGAATTGGAAAAGTTGTGTGAAACGCTTGACCGCGCATCCATTGAACTAGAACAACTCGCAGAGGCTTGATTCCCTACCCGTTTTTTTAGTCACGTTTTTCTCATATCATATTAAATGAGATATAGACCAAGATGTGCGAACTGTGCCGACTACATTCAGTGGACAATTTCCATTGATTGGGAAGTTCCGGTCACTATCTCATTACTCGACAAATTCTCGGACCTAGAAAATATGCTCTCCATATTGAGTTCATATTTTGAGGCCATTGTAAACTATTATACATTTTGCGAGGAACACAGGCCCGACAATCGAAAGTTATCAAACAAACTTTCCAAAGAAAAGTATAGATTGGTAAGAACACTTATATCCGCATCCAATGATTTAGAAAAATTTGCAGAGACCGATTTCGGTACATTCGATATCATTTAGTCTCCAAATAGAGACAACCTACAAACGACTCTGTACGACGATAAGTTATTTTTTAGTAGCGTAGTTACCGATTGCACTCGTATCATAATATCTTTGTACTGTGGTAGATAAGAAGTTCAATGTATCTATTTTATGTATATTTTATTTTCTATAAGTATGGAAGATTGGAACGATTGGTTCTGGGTGTTTGACGATGAATATTTTTAGTCGCTCAATACACGGAACTGGGTATAATTATGTGCTGAAATTAAAAAGATCATAGTCGCGTCGCTCGACAATCACAATCGATATAATCTAGACCACACTGTGTAAACTATGGGTATAAGGATTTTGCTTGAAGGCATCTAGTAAATCCGGAGCATTCCGGTCAGGTTCCGGGTACTTATTTGGATTGCGACTTCCACCATATCGCTCCATACTGGGGGGGACACTGGCAATCGCCGATCCATTAACCCCTCCCATATAGGAGGTGTGCATCGTGGACCGGTTCGAGGTGGTGGTCTGATTGATAATGGGGACAAACGTCTGTGTGTTCCCGCCAGCAATACGTCCAGGATTTGCACGATTGGAGGTAATCGTAGCGTTAGATTCAGCATGGTTCGACATGGGTTGGGGAAGCATACTTGCTCCACCCATATAAGAGGTATTCGTCGTGTCTCTCTGGTTTTGAATAGGTTGATGTTCATTGACTTGGTATCCACCATCGGTGATGGCGTGAAAGGGTCTTTGTCCCATCGAGTACGGACTGTACATGGTTCCCTCTTTCACGGTTGGAGGTGCCACTTCCGTAGAGATGGGTGCATTCGATACCGAACTTCCCAATCCTCCTAAACGGGTTAGACCTACCAAATCTTCTTTTCGTGTTGGGCGAACCAAATCGACTAGAGGGGCAGTAATGGCTTGGACCAACCCCTGGATACCTCCAAACGATTCCGCTTGTACAGTAGAACGATTGGTAGGAAGTAATTTATAAGAGTCCATATTGGAATTGGAATGGGGTACATTGGACGTAGCGGGAGTGAGACCAACCGCCCCAAACTGTTGCCGATGATCCATTCGATACAATCCTGGTTTAGACTGCTGTTGCAGACCCCCGGCAGCACCCGTATAAGCTTTGGTTGTGGTAGCTCTGTGCACATTAGGATCAGGTTGTTCAGCGCGAAGGGTGGGTCCAATCTCTGCGCCCGTAGTAGTCAAGTAACGTTCGGGGGTATTGACGAAATATTTGTCAGGTAAATGTTTTTCGACTTTTCCTTCAAACCCTAAATTCTTGACCAGCGTTTGGGCAGGTCCTTGATGACCATCAAGACCAAACGTTTGCTTTGGATTGGTCAAGACTCGTAACTCGTCTACGGTACGGTCGGTCCATTTCTCACGTGCGTCCATTCCCGAATTGAATCCGTTGTTACCCTGCGCCGAGTAACCTTGGTTCAGACCAGGCCCTACGTGTTCTTCTTGCCACGGTTTTACATTCTTCATACCGATACTAGGATTGACTCTAGACTGGTAAAAATTACTTTGGTTCGGTGCACCATTTGCCCATTGTACATTTTCTTGAGGTTTGAAGAGTGGTGCCCCTTCGGTTTTTGCAATGTGAAAGGTTCCTCCTCCACTAAAATTATCCAAGAGTTGGTCACGATTGAAATTGGTGGTGGAATTGCCTATATTCTTCATTTTTCCAAAATAGGGTGTCATTTGCTTCGTATAGTCCTGGACGTTCACTTCTCGTCCAGCTAAATCGGTAAACGGCTTGTCCTTACTTTCAACAGCATTCGATTTAAAATATTTGTCCGTGGATTGATTTGGAGCATTGTAATGATTGACGGAAACGGTTTCAAACCCTTCCTTTTTTTTTTGATTGGATACGACATACAAACCACCTAAGGCAATGAGGGGTATCGCTAATTCCATACATTCCTCTAACATTAAAACTCGAAGAAATAAATGCTATGCTTGTCTTGGATACTGCGATTAAAAAAATAAAGTCTTCATTTTACAGCTTGTTCGTCTATTAAAATTGAATCACTTCATCTTAGATTCAATGTTAACCTTGAAGAATGGATCATTTACGTTTCGCATTCAACCTATACCGAATTGGATTCCGAATGATGTTAGGCCCCAACATCCTTTCCTTGAAGAATACAATAAAGCGTTGAACCTACTCAATGTACGCGGTAACTGGCTTTATCTCTATGACAGTCTAGATGGACCGAATGGAGAACAAGTTTGTGAAGCGCTGAAAGCGTGGTTGGAAGCTTATCAAGCGAAAAGGGCAGGAGACCGCGAAGCGATCCCTGACGAAAATCGACTGAAACGTCACCTCCACTTGTTGATCTACGACGAATTCACCGAAGGAGAACACGGCTATGTGAGCGACGACGAACTCTAAACTCGCAAATTTTAAGCATCAATCGGTATCCATGAAGGTGGACACAAATCGGTTGTTTTTTTATCGTAGTTGGCCGCCCCAAACCACGTTTTCGGGTAACACACTAATTTGTTTGGTGTTTGGTTTAGATAGGCTGCCCACCAACTGAAAGCACTATTTGCAATAATGTGATGGTCAGAGCAACTCATCAACAACAACTGTTCCCAATCTTGCATATTGTCTTCCGCTTTGTAAAAGTTGAGCTCTGGAAATTTTTTTTTGATACGTCTCATTCGCTGTTTCACGGGAATGTTATCCTTCTCTTCGCAGAAATAAATAATGTTCCAGTTATTTTTGCGTGTTCGTTTGAGGATTTCTTGTATCGCCCCAATGTAATACTGATCCTTCAAAATGTTGTGATGCAATTGAAGACTCGTATAGTCTCCAATCCGGAAATGCAACGAGATGGTCTCGGTTAACGTAAGGTACTTGTTGCGTACAATTTCCTGTTCCATTTTGAAATTGAGTTTCTTGTAAATGGCTTCAAAGTGACGGTCAAAATATTTGTAGGATTGAAAATATCCGACCAACATTGAATTTGGTTTGACAGGGATTGGAGTGTAATGAAAACCTTCTTCAAATACTTTCGGTATGGTTTCACAATTCAAGGTGGGGTCTATCCCCTCTTTAAGACGCTTTAAGATGGTATCCCAATAAGTGGGTCGTATGCTACTATCTGCCTTGAATACGGGGAAGACTAGTTTTTCGCGGTGTTCCATGGCATAGGCAATCGCCGCACATATTTGAAAGAGTTGGTTTCCCAAACCTCCTTGTAAATACACGGAAATCATATGTGATGTTAGAAGACTATAATGTGACAAATTAAACTAATACTTTCCTAAAAAAAGGGTTGCACGTTAACCGAGGATCCATGTGGCAAACCTTGGTCCGAAAGTCCGAGTTATCAACTTTGTGTTAAACTCGATGATCCACGATGCAACCCGTATCGTCATATATGCGATGAAGGAAGAGGTTTCGATAAGTATCATCATCGCAAGACACGTCCATAACATAGAAGAAGTCACATACGTCTTGTAAGTCCAATACAAGACGTATGGAAGTACGCACCACTTAAAGAGGAACACTAGTTGAACACGCATTTGTAGCTTTTATTCGTGAATAGTGCTCAGTTCATTTCAATTTTAAGCACTACCTAGAATATTTGCCATTTTTGACAAAGGTATCGAGTACAAATAGCGTAAATATACCTAAAAATACGTATAAGATAAGCTCTTCTGTAACTTGACCGGTTTTTTCGTCACGCTGTTCTTCGAGTAATGAAATCATATAATTTAATTTTTCCAGTAGTTCGCTCTCGTTACTCTTATACGTGGTATCTAGTAAAGGAGCATCGTATACATTAGGCATACTGTCAGGTTCCGGTACTTTACGATTGATGGGTTCAGGTTTAGGTGGAGGTGTATAATTCGACAGAGGGTCGTCCTCTGTGTCTAGCTGTTTCGTACTCACTATTTTTTGACGAGGCCGCTTGATGTGTTCTTCTGGGAATGGAGATGACCATGACATTAACATTATAATTTTAGTATATTAAAATTATACTGTTTTACGGAAATAAATATTGTACTTTAGTATGCTCGAGTATGTATTTATGACATTCTTTGTCCTATTGTTTGTGAAACCGATGCGATTGACCACCTCCGTTAAACTAGTTGAGTTAGCCATGTTGATTTATGTTTCGTACAAACAACCGTTAATGGGTATCCTTTGTGCAGCCATTTTCATTCGACAATTCCCCGTGGAAGGGATGGTCGTTCATAAAAAAACACCCGTTCGTATGGCATTGGATGAACAAGTCCGTCCTAAAGAATCGAATTCGATTCGTGCTACAAAAACGGGAGGTGTACCTCCTGAAGTAGCCCTATCCGGTCTAATCGCGAAACCGTACGTGGAAAATCATACAGGTCATTATACCCCTTTTTGATAATATAATACCATGAAGAACTATGTATGCCTTTTTAGGTTTATTAATCCTTTTACTCGTATATCATATACAAGACCGAGAAGGGTTTACAATCCACATTGAAGGGGGTATGGATGTGACGCCCATACAATCTATCCAAGCCGTAATGAATGGAATCCACGGAAGTATACTCCGTCCAATGTATTCTACAATGATGGGATTCATTCCTTATAAACATCATTATCGAAAATTGCGTCGGCAGTTTAGATAGACCTCACAGCCTACGGAATTTTGTCTCCGGTCGTTATCTGTTTATCATCCTCAAAAATCGATTTCCATTATGTTTGTATTTGAATAATATATAGATAGAGAGTATAATGCGTAAAACCAGAAGAACTAAAAGTAAAAAAATAAATAAAACAAAAAACAGAAAATACAAAACAACAAAAGGGGGCATGTTCAAAAGATTATTCAATAGATCACCACCAGCACCACCACCACCACCAGCACCAGCACCACCAGCACCACCACCAGCACCACCAGCACCACCACCAGCACCACCAGCACCACCAGCAGCAGCACCAGAACCGCAAAATGGTGCAACAATAACGCGGTATGATAATTTGTTTTTAGATTTTACAAAGGAAAACTTCTCAAGTTTGGAAAAAAAAATGGAAGTTTTTGAAGGAAACAACTTACTGAGAATGATTGTAGGTATGGGTGACTATATTCGTCCATTCAACAAAATTGAGATGCCCAATACAATGGCTTATCCTAATTATGATGTATATGTTATTTACACTGGATATCATCTAACCGCTCCTGAATTAAATATTCAGGCCAACCTTGATGCGATTGTTGATAGTGATAATCCTAATAGAGTAATCTGCAACATTGACTTAGAAAATAAATCTCAAGTCGAACTATTTACTCATATATTCAATCACAAAATGAATAGAATAACCCATGGTGACTCGAAGGTGGCACTATTGCCCGCAGATTCAATTGAGTTACTAAATTATGATGGTGAGGGTAGGGTGGACGTGCCCTTAGCATTAATTTATTTTCAAAAACCAGGACAACGTGGTATAGAATATAATACTCTATATAATCGTAACTTCAGAGTAATTCCAGACACAAACCGGGTTAGCTTTAAGTATAAATAAAATACCATACTATGATATGAAGAAACCTTGGTTATTCTTACAAAATGGACTACGTAGTCTCAATAATTCAAAGGTATTTACAGGCATCATGATGATTTTAATGAACGTGGGTTCAAAATACATTACCGTAAAACTATCACCTTCCCAAGAAGCTTACTTCCGAAATAACATTGCACGTGAATTGTTAATTTTTGTGGTTTGTTGGATGGGTACTCGTGATCTTGTCATCTCCATATTCTTAACGGCATCCTTTTACGTGTTGACACAACACTTGTTTAATGAAGAAAGTCGATACTGCGTATTACCTAAAAAATACCGAGAATTTCATTTGTTATTGGATACTAACAATGACGGCATCATTAGTCAACAGGAAATCACTGATGCAGTGAATATTCTCGCCAAAGCCAAGCAACAACATTCGAATCAACAAAGAAAAGAATTACACACTTATTTTGAAAAACATAAGTGATTTAAACAATCTGTGGAATGGATATAGATGAACCGACAAGAGTTTTACAAAGAATTGGATCAAAATAACTCGATTTTGATTGTATTCGTGACCGGAAATCATTGTATCCCTTGTGAACGAGCAAAACCTTTAGTCCACCAAAAAATGAAGACCGTATCCTATAAACTGATACAATTGGACCGTGACAAGGATGCGGATATTTATGCTGCGTTACGCAGTAAAAAACAGATCAAGGGGGTTCCTACTTTATTGGCCTACGAAGCTGGTAATTATACCCTCAACGCAGACCTCTCTGTATCAGGTGCAAATCCAACGGCCATTGAAGAGTTCTTTGATCAATTGGAACTTCTTTAGACCAAAACGCGAATCGAATAAGAGTCAATCACAAAGACGGGAGTTGTCGGTGTACAGTGACCTTTACACCCAATGCATCGTTTTATGCCAACGTATACTTCGACAAGTGGATGATAAAGCGTTAAATCTATCCAATGCAGATGTATTACTTCCCATTGACTTTACCAAACCATCTTTATCGTGATTCGCAAACATACCTATTTCTTGCTTGTCTTAACAATGATATTTAAAAGGATTGACTTTCTTTGTTGTACCCAAACAAATTGGCCATGGACAAAATGGTCCACGCTGGTAAATCAATGACAAAGACACGAACTTTATCCGAGGCTTTCAAGTAGCCTTGTTTGACGGCCATTTTAAGCGCTTCGCTTCGATGATGCCCATCAATCACCGATCCAGTATTGGATGTAATCATAGGGGGCTTGGATGCACGTTCCAGGACCGTCTTGGGATTTTTATTTAAAATGTCCTCTACGCGTGAACGACTGATTTCATTTTGAGTTGGATGCAATTGGTGGATGGATACTTGTTTGAAAAACCCTTTCACCTGTAAATGGAAACGTTTGTTTATTTTAGAAATAAGAGCACGAGCCTCTTTTACACTAGGAAACTGAGGCATCATACGACGCGGCAATTGTCCAAACCCAAGTTGTTTAAATTCAGGATTCACACACTGGTTGTTGTTGCAAAGGTCATCTTTTTTATTTTGATGGGTGGTTGGGTTAGCCAACCAATGGTCCGTACGGTCATCGAAATGAATACGACGCTTAAACATACGTGTAGCCAATGTAGAAGGGGACATTTTACGCGTCTTCATGACTAAGATGCGTAAAAAAGTGTAGACATTTACCTAATAAATTCGATGATGGAGGCCAATACCTCTTCGAGTGTAGTCTCATCGTTTTCAATCACCAGTTTGGATGGGTATCCATTCATCCAAGTCTCATGCTTTTCATGACATTGGGTTAAATACTCAAGTGGAATTTCTTCCCCCACACGTGCCCGTTTTTTGCAACGGGTAAATGCGGTGGTAGGCTTGCATCGAATATAGACAATGGAATGTACCGGAATTTCTTGTTGGAAGGTGTGAAACCACGTTTTATAAATCGTAAACTCTTCGTCCAACATTTGTCCTTGTTCATGTAACATACTTGCGAAAATGTTGTAATCGGTTAGCAAACATCGTTCCGTAAGAATGATCGAATTCGGATTCGCTTGAACTGCCGCTCGAATCATGGTGAGACGTGAAATGTAGGCCATCATTTGGAAGGAAAAGGCATATTTTGACGGATTTGCGTAGAAGAGCTCTATCATATTTTTGCCTTCTTTACTCTTGATTTGTTCCCATTGGCTTACTGGTTCGTCTACATACACGATGGGTACGCCGATATCGGAATAACGCTCACGCATTGCTTTCAAGACGGTCGATTTTCCAGAACCAATATTTCCTTCTACGGAAACAATAGGCATTGTATATATAGAACCCAAGGACGGAATGTTCTGAATCAATTTTATATCTGTTTGAAGAATGCTAAACACGTTTCGTCTTGAATAAAGTCATTCAAGCGTAGGTTGGTTCCACGAACCATACTGCTTGGTTTCAACAACTGTTTTTTGTCAAAGGTGTTGTGTTTATGAGAGACCACTAAGATGGTTTTCATAGGGTCTAACTGAACCATGGGTATGGTATAGTTTTTCAAAAAATGTTTTTCTTCGCCCATTGTTGCAGATTCATCGTAGGAAGTCTGTGCTAACAACGATCGTTTCAAGGCAAACGTCCCTGCAGTAGCATGATTCGGGGCATACGGACCAAATTCAACGATTTGATGGATATGGTCAAAGTACACGTGAATTCTACTGGAACCTGCACACAATGCTTCACTTTTCAATAAGGTATCCACGGCGTGTGAAATGCGTGTAGGAGGATAATAATCATCGTCATCCATATAGACCAGAATATCTCCCTTGGCTAAAGCATGGGTCCTATTTCGTTTTTGACCAATCGTATGTTTCGTCTCTAATCGTACGTAGTTTACACAAGGAATGTTCGAAACCAAATCTCCAATGGGGTCCGTTCCATCGTCTAGAATAATCCATTCCACGTCTCCTTGATAATCTTGGTTCTGAAAACAACGAATCATATTTTGAATAAACGGTCTACGATTGAAGGTAATGGTACACACCGAGACCAACATTGAAACAACCCCCTATTTATTTTGGAAAGAACAAACGATAAAGATAAATGGTGAGGGCAAACAATATTCCTCCCCAAACCGTATCCATCACGGCCGATTGGAGGGGATAGTCCTTTAACAACGCATACGTGGTGGTATCGTAGACGCCATAGACACATACGCCGAGAAGGAAGGCGTCACGGATAGGACGGTTCGGTTTGAGAATGAAATAGTAGAGCAATGCCGTTAAAAATACATAACACAAGGCTGCACTCGCGGGTCGAACCTGTAAAGGCGTTTTCTGAATGTTCAAATAAATTGATTGGAATGTTGTCATTTGAATACCAATGTACAGAGCATCTAACAAAATTAGCAGTATCGGTAGTAGAATCCACATACTTTCAACCTACAAAAAAAAAGAGTGGCACACTCCTAAAGCGCCTCGCGTGCGAATGTAGCGAACTAAAAAAAGGCGTTGCACATCTAGTAACCGTCATCGTCGTAGCCGCCGTCATACTCTTCAGTAATCTCTGCGATGGCCAGCTTGACTTCATTGGCTTTTAAAACTTTATAGCTTGCTAGGTCTGGGTCTGCTCTGTCACGAAACGCGAAATAGAGGGACCAATGATCATAGGGCGTACGGGCGGCAACCCTGGCAATCGCTGCTTCAGTTTTGGCGTCTTCGGCATACCGAATTACATCCATGTAGTCTTCAAGTGCATCGCGATAGTCTTTCCGGAGAGAGATATACACGTATTGTGCAGATCGACGCTCCGCCGAGTTGGGAGGCAAGGCATTGAATAAATTCTTTGCTTCTTTACAACTCGATTTTACTTCGTCGCAACATTCTTTGCTGTAGACACACTGCCGCTTTCGGTAGAGATACTCTTCGAGATAGTTCGGCATAGTCAAATTCGTGCATACTTTCTTATATTAACCCCGTTTCAATTTTATTCCGAACATTATTGTTGTAAAAAAGGTATGCACTCTATTTGCGAGAGTTCATCCAAGTGAGTGACCGTCGGATGGGTTGTGGGTAGAAATAGCCGTTGTTATCGTCTACTTCATCCTCAAAGACGTGATAGTATCCACCGCCTTCAAGACGAAACCATTCGCCGACGTTGTCTATGAGTGCCAATTGGCCATCAGAGTCGACGTAACAGTCTTCTTCGTATTCTACGCGATTGTCGTTTCTGTCGTCTTTCGTCTCCTCGTACTCATATGCTGGATACAATTGGGGAGCTGGCACAAAAGGCGGTGCTTCGGGATTGAGTGCGAACATTTCGAAAGCCCTCATTTATTTCCGGTCGATTATTAAACCGATTCAATTTTATTATAAAATGAATACTATACTTATGCCAAACACCCGCAAGCGAGGAGGAACGACTCAGGTGAATTATTTTAAAGATGATCGGATTTCAACGGATCCCAATCTATCGCCTGCATACAAATCTTGTGGCATCCTGATGGCTACTTCCATCAAGGGAGTCAACATGGTCCGTACTGTTGGGACTCATTTAATGAATCATTTTGGAAAGAGTGGATTTGAATTAAGTATTTACGAAGAACTCAAACAGGATGCGATGAACAAACTCTTGGAAGAAATGAATAAACGTGGTGTGGAACGTCTCAGTGGTTTTCGTATAGAATACATAGAATCTCCCTCTCAATTGGTCGCCAATTGTTATGGAACGGCTCTTCAATCAACACATCTTCCCGCTAAATAACAAATACAATACATACAACGCCCCTATGAGCAACCCACTGGACACCTGTGTCGTCAAAAATTGATGTGCGGATTTTAAGGTAAAATACATGAACAAAATGACAAGACTTCGTTTAAACTGATTGATTTCTTGAAACGTTTTCGACAACCCATTCGTCCATAAAAAGGGAGACAACAACAAAATCACATAGGAATACAAGGTCAATGCAAGAGTCACGACAAACCACCAAGGAACATGAATGATGGGAAGCATCAATCCAGCGATCCCTAACATCACCATATTCATCAGGCATCCAAACGTAATGCTTTTGCCACATAAGCTTAACCCATATCCCCACCCAGTCAAGGGGGACATCACATACATCATACCATATCTATTTGCGGCAAATAAGGAGGAGAAAAAGGTTACCACCAGCATAAGAATGGGTACCGCTGGCATGATGTGAATGAAAATATAAGGCATGACATAGAAACGAAACAGGTCACCTCCCCACGCTTTGGAGATACGTTCGCCACTTTTTGCAGAAGTCGAACAGGCATATCGGAATGCTGCAAAGGAGTAAGCACACGTCTCTAGTAACCATTTCAAGTATTGAGAACCATTACTTTCTCCCAGTTGATTCATGGTCGCATAGGGAAATCCTACTGATTTCATAGGCCATAGATATTCCAACAGACCTTCTTCGTCTCCTGTGGAGAGAGGTCCTTTGTAAGGAGGTTGTGACAAGTCATAGGGAAATAATTCGTTTCCGGATTTACTCATCGAAGCGATGGACCCTCCCATATAGCCCAATCCAAGGACATACAATATATTTTTAACCATGTCCATCGTAAACCCTTTCACATTCCCAATAGGGTTACTCATATCCTTTCGAGATACAATATTTTACCATCTCGTCTTTTTTACTTGAATTTGTTGGACATTTTTCTTGGTCGCCTTGGGGTCGTATTTGTCCTTGTCTTCCACCGGCATATTCTTGGAAAGTTCCCAGAATTCCTTGGATCCCAATTTAAAATTGGCGTGGGGTTCCGCCTTGTACCAAAAGATTTGATCGGTCAGTTTGTTACTTTTGGAATTGTTGTTGATGACTAAACATTCATAGTTCTCGGTACACTGATCCATGACCTGACAAAACGACTCAAAGGTTGGAAACATACCTGCATAATTTTCATAAATGCGTTTTCGATTGTTGATGTATGGTTCTCTTAAGATGAATACGTAATCAATGTTCGTGCGTAAATTAGGTGGAATACCCAATGGATATTGCATCGTAATGACCAACATAATTTTCCAATGGCGTCCATTCATAAAGAGGAGTCTCATCAACTTATCTTTGGTCCATCCAGCATCATACAAGCAATCGTCTAAGATGCAAAACGCTCTAGGGTCAATGTTACATTTTTTATACACTTTCATTTCTTCGTTGACCTGCATCATACATTGACGTTGACGTTTCAAAATGTTCTCAATGATTCCACTGCTATACTCTTCGTGGATAAACAGTTTAGGGACATGGTCGCTATAAAAAGAGTTTCCAGCTTCTGTCCCCGAAATCACCGTTCCAATGGGGATGTCTTGCTGATAGAAAAGTAAATCACGTACCAAGTAACTTTTACCTGTATCACGCCGTCCAATCAGAACGACGACTGGACCGGAATTTTCAGTCGACTTGAATCGAATCGAACGCATATCAAATTTTTTGAGTTCTAACGTCATGATATCTCTTTCCAATAGAAAAAGATAGAGTTAAACGTAAAAAAATTGATATGAAGAATTAAATCTTTCATAAAGTATACCATGGAGTTTTGCGAAGTATGCGACAATATGTTGTACTTGAGCAATCTCGAGGACGAAATGACCCTTATTCATTTGTGCAAAAAGTGCGGGTTTCAACGCAAAAGCAGTGAAGGAACGACACTCGTGTCCTCCTTGTCCTTTTCAAAACAGGCTCCATATACAAGTGCCATCAATCAATATACCAAATTGGATCCCACCCTTCCAAGGATTCAAGGGATGCCTTGTCCGAAGACCGATTGCGAAAACCATAAATTGGCTCGCGACATTATCTACATACGATACGATAATGTGGATTTGAAATACGCCTATCTCTGTCCAATCTGCGATACGGTGTGGAAAACGGATAAAAATTGAATATAAATATATCTTCTTACATAATCATAAGATGAGCGACGAAGAAGATAATCAAGAAGAAGTCTACGATGAAACGGACGAAAGCGAGAATGAATCCATACCCGACGAAGATTCCATCGAAGAATATTGTCTAGACCCACTCGTCGATGAAACGACGGAAAAGGTGGAAGTAGAGAAAATCCTGAAATCTCCTACCTTTATCGGTGACACACATCCACAGGAAAAACACATCAACTACGAAGAAGTGCTCGCTCTATGCAGTATTCTACGTGATGAAAAGCAAAACATTGACGACCCTCGGCATAGAACTCTCCCCATTTTGACGAAATACGAGTACACGCGCATACTCGGAGTTCGTGCTGGACAAGTGGAGCAAGGCGCCTCTCTCTTTATCAATGTTCCAGATACACTCATTGACAGCTATTTAATCGCCAAGGAAGAACTACACCAGAAAAAACTCCCGTTTATCATCAAACGACCTATTCCCAATGGGACCATTGAATATTGGAAATTGGAAGACCTTGAAATTTTAGTGTAAGACCTTCCTTTTTGAACCTACAAAATTGAAACGTTACAATATAGGTTTGAGTACAATCGACCATGAGTGATTTTCTCACCAACGTCATCGACAAAACCTCTCGAACGGATGTCGCCGCGCTTATGAAAGCGGTTGAAGACGCCGTCAACGCATATTCCCTCAAGCCTGGGTACGAACCTGAATTTGATAAATGGGCTATGTACGTGTGGAACCTCCCTACTTATCACGATTTCGTGAGAATGGCAGACCACTACATTGCGTTGACATCTGAAACGGATTTTGAAGCCTATTGCAACGAACGGTATCGCCAGTCCGAGTCTCACGACGTGTTACTCGATAGAATGGCCTACATGCATGTTTAGAGAGTCTCTTTTTTTTCTAAAATTGAAACGATTCGAGGTGTTTTTACATAGAAAGGATTTACACAACATGACAGCCCAAGTTTACATTGAAGCTCTGGAAAAGATGGTTACTACAGAGGCAGAAGACGCACTGTTCAATTTGGATGACAGCGACATCATGTACCGACACGCATTGAAAAAGCGTGAAGAATATGACGAAAAACGTACGCTAGGATCCAAACTCGTCAATGCGGTCAATGTCATCTGCGACCCTGAATCCAATGAGGACGAAATCGCCGAGGCGAAAACGGTCCTGGAAGACAACGCGGTCAAAACCGCTGAACTCGCTGAACAATTCTTGCCGAAAACGCTGAACTACGGTCACGTGTCACCTTTAACGCGGAATTGACAAAGACAAGAGCAGAAGAAGCCGCGATGTTCGCGGCCATCGGAAGTCTTGACAAAGTCGAAGCCGATAAACTGAAGGTCAGGGTGAGCGAAATAGCCGTCGGCTATCAAGAAAAGTTTACCTTTGTCGTGCAAAAATGCAACGCCTACCAAGAAGAATTCACGAAGGCCATGGCCGCGGCAGAACTCTTGGTCTTGAATGCCTGATTCAGCGACGTTTTTTTTAGATTGATGAATGAATATAAATAGTACTAGCCAACACCCTTATGATGTTGGCAATTACGCTAACCCAATATAATCGACAATATATCCTATTCTTACCCGCTGTAAAGAATACCATGGTGGATGGAGTGTTTGTTCGAATGATGTACTCTACCGACAAGGTGACTTTCAATGGACTTTTTATTTATATTCGTAATGAATCTATCCAAGACATTTGTGCCATCGAAAGAGACGTTTTACAATTGTACACTTCCTCTAAAACACCCATCTATAGCGTGGAAAAACAAATTGCACGTACCCCCAGATCCATCTTGAAAATTTCGGGAATATGGGAAAATGAAACCTCTTATGGTATTGTCTACAAGTGTATAGATTAGACTAAAAACCCGTCGGTTCGGAAATAAGAACAAATGATGGTTTCAATCAAGACAAATCCAATCGTAAAAGTGGTCAATAACAAGGAAAGGGCTTTATAACCAGGACTTTTCTCTTTGGCATACGAGACGATGGCCATCAGATTCAATCCAAAGGTACTTACCACAAAATACGAAAATAAATACCACGTGTCTGGCATATCTCCATCGGCAATGTACTCTCTGTTTTCATATACACAATAAAGGATGTAAAAGCCCATCAATGCGAGCAAAAAAAGAATATTTCCCAAGGCGGACAATACCTTTACTATAAACGCCCATAGCGTCGTCTCTTGCAAGGGAGGGAACGACAAGACCAAAATGGAGAAAAGGGAGAGCCAACCTACCCCCAATCCCAACAAAAGGGCTTGACGTATGTTGAAAAGTGCAACGAGTAGACCCGATATCCCTATGCCACCCGCAATGTTCCATACAATGTTATCCATACATTGTATGAACTAAAAAAAAATAACAAATAGAGTAATGCAATTTGTTGTGAATAAAAAAATGCTCTCGGTTCATTCCGAAGACCGTGACATTACAAAATGGCCATCTTCGACCGTGTTTGACATTGACATTCCAGTCGAATACAAAAATGTGGTTAGTCTACGGTTGTCCGACATTGAAATCCCCGCCTCTTATTATGTGTTTACTTCAAAAAACCAAAACATTTCTCTTACGGTGCAATTGGGGGGAGAACAACAGGTGGTGACCATTTCAGAAGGAACCTATGCACCCATTCAATTGGCCTATGAATTAACCGCACAATTGAACAATGTCTTTCATCAAGTGGACAACCTCTTTCAAGTGTATTACAGTAGCACCAGTATGAAATTTACTTTTTTACATCCAAATACCTTCACGTTATTGTTTACCATTTCAGGAAATACCATGTATTCACAATACACGCAATGGGGATTGGGTAGTTATTTAGGATTTTGCAAACAAGACTACGTCTCTACCCCAAAAGACTACCACTCTTACGGAGATGGACTTTCTATACTCGGAATGTATACCGTCGAAGCTCCTTTTACCGCCAGCGTATTTGGCGACAGTTATTTGTATATGGAGCTCGATTATTATAACAGTATGGACGAATTATCCCCTTATACGGAACGCAGCAATAGCATGTTCAATGCAAAACAAAACGGGAATCACAACGCATCCTTTGCGAAAATTCCAACCTTGGCCCTTGCAAACCAAAAGCAATATGTCAGTAAAGAATCTTTCTTGTCGAATATATTTTTTAGTGATCCTCCACTCGAGCGTATCCAAAAATTAAAAGTCAAATTTCGATATCACGATGGAAGACCGGTAGATTTCGGAAACACCAATTTCAGTTTTACGATTGAAGTCACGATGCTTCGCCCCGATGCAGTCAAGCCCCCCATCCAAGTTCATTCCAATCATTATCGATTGCGTTAAATATAATATACCCACTTTAGTATGAAACATACGCGAAAACGTAGACGTATCAAGCGTCGAACGAAACTTCGAGGCGGATTTGGTGACCCTCGGTTTACCTTATTGCCTGGACCCGTCTCGGACCTACTGAACAGTATACAAAACACCTTTATGAGTACCAATGCAACCTTATCTGGTGCGTATCCAGGCGTCAATCCAAACTGGAGAATCCAACCTTTAAAATAAAATATGTAGCTTCTTTATGAAACTATACGACAAGTTGTGCGACCCTGCCAAATTTTATTTTGTGATTGCCACCATTTCGTACATTCTCATTTTACTTCAAAATGTGGGAGAACGTGGACGGTTTACTTTAGGAAGTTATTCTTGTCGCCACTCCAATCCAGTCCTTTTACTTCTCATCCAAGCCCTCTACATTATCTTTTGGACTTGGCTTCTCAACCTCATTTGTAAAGTGAACAAGGGCATCAGTTGGATCATTGTCTTGTTTCCCTTCATCTTGTTCTTTCTTGCCTTGGGCATCATTGTATTCCAAGGTATCCAACAGGATCGATTGGAAAATTTTGGAGAACTTTCTCAATACACGATTTAACGACGTGACAATTTATACGTAAATCTAGCATCATTGTCGGTACTGTCCCCCCACGCGTTTTTCATCCAACAGTTTCCGGATCCATCTCCTGTAAAATCCGTTACAATGCCTTTACAAGTATTGTCGCTAATACATTTCTTTTTGCAATCGCCCAACGAAATGTTCGTAAGTGATGAACCAATATCATTGCCACTGTAATCCTTCTTATCTTCTGTAGCCCATAAGGGTGTAAATCCCTCTACATTGAGTTGAAACCATAGGGCTATCAATAGGATGGCTAAAAACACGGGAATACACATATGTATCCTTATTATTATTATTTAGCAGGCGTTGGCTACATCCGTAACGCCATCCCACGTAATCCCACATTGGCTCGCCCATTTCTGTTTGTTACACAACCCAGCGCTTCCGGTATACACGTCATCACTAAAATTCATTTGGGTGGGGATGGACGTGCACGTTGAAGACACCTTTCCTAATTGATGGGTGTTGTAGCATTTAACGGGACAATTGGATCCATCCGCATCTTCTTTCGGTGTAGCATAGTCTGAACAACATCCAAATTCGGTCTTGTTGCATTTCGATGCATCGGCACTCAAATAGTTTGACGTTGACCAATAATCAGGACACGCATCAATGGTGGGAGGGTAGTTCCCGCTCGTTTTACTCAAGCTAATCCCAATTGCAATCAACGAAATCACCAAAATGACTAGAGCAATGGCAAGCGCTATGGTTTGAAATTGACCTAATTCCATTAATGTCTCTCTATATTTTAAACGGTATCTCAATGGAATGGATAAAAAATACAGATCCTTAATCCAATTGAATATTGGATACAAATGACAGAAGCTGAACTTTGAGAGTTGCCACTTGTTTTTCTAGACTTTCCAGTTGGGTCGATTTAACGACCAGTTGGTTTTCTAAACCGACGAGAATCTTTTGTTGCGACTCAACCAGTTCTTTGTACCGTAAACTTTCCACGTAGTGATTTGCCTTGTTTCGATTCAACGTTTCCAACCATTGCTGGTGATGTTTCGTTTTCGTATGGTGAGTAAAACTTGCTGTATTGGGGTACATCTTGTCTTTTCTCGACCCACACAAACAATAGATACCGTGTCGAATCACAGGGATGTCATCGACGTACTCACCTTTGTCATTAATGCCTGGAGTATACGTGTCTGGTGTGATGGCTGTATCCATTTTGCTCTTACGTTCATGTAAAATTCATTTCAATTTAAAATTGAAACTTTTTGAGGAATATGGAGATATAAAAGTCACTTCCCATAACTCAAATGGAATTTTCGTTTGAATTTCCTTTTGGAACGATCAACGACAATGACCTCAAGAAGGTATTCGGGGTTCACGTCCCCAATGTGACACTCGTACAGTGGATCAATATGTGGCCTAAACCAGAACGCGATAGAATTTGGCAGAGCTGCATTGATATCCCAAGCCACCAGTACGTCGACGACGACTATAACCTGGAGGGCGTGGACTAGTACATCCACCTTTTTTAAATTTGGGCTAAATAGGTGTCAATCATTTGTTCTGGAATATCCTCCAGATTATCCACATATTCTTTACGCGTGGGTTCTCGAGACAATTCGGCACTGAATCGGGCTGAAAACTCTTGAATTTTTTTATATTGGTTGACAATGTTTTTCTCAGAACCAAATTCATGCTCCAGCCGATTGTGAATACTTTCCTGGATTCGTTCAGATGGATCTTTGTAGATACTTTTTCGTATCGAAGTTAAGCTATCCAAAATGTCGGGCTTGGTCAATTCACTGAACATGGAACGAATGTTGGTGCTGGTAAATCTTCCATCAAAGGTCGTTTTGAACAGAGCGACAATGTCGCTGTCTATAGGAGGACTTGTTTCCGTCAACCGGTCATATTCTTCGCTTGCCGTGAGCATGAATTCACTGACCGGGGTTCGTTCGGACGGTTTCCTAGACAATTCGTGTTTCACCCTTCGATAGAATTTATCCCAGGCGATCATACTTACTCGATGGGATTCATTGAGTTCGGTAATGTGTAAAAATTGTTGAACCGTCGTAATGATTCCTGCCAAAATATTGATACATCCAATGACCACAGGGGCATAAAAAATGTACTGAGACGGAAGTTTTTCTTGGGCAAAGTTTGCTGCACCTGTAAGCGTGCTCATGATGATGACTGGAATGGTATAGATGTTATGCAGGTATTGATATTTTGAATTACTTTTCATATGTAACCACTTTAAACAAAGGGCTTTGTCACCCCATTCAGACAGGATGGTTTCGTGTTCATCGCTCCAATGGATTTCCATATACTATACAAATAAAATAACTAAATTAGGTATGGAGTTTTCTAAAATCCGTGTTAAACGCAGTGAGATACACGACCTGTTTGTGAAGTTAGAAGAAATGAAAGGAACTATACAAGGACACTATACCACCCTTCTCTCGAAAAACGAGACGAGTCAATTCTTTGGATTGGATTCCTTTCGATTCCAAGTCAAGTTAATGGAGAATGAAACAAAACATTTGAAAGAACAGATGGTCTTGATCGAAAATCGATTGTATTGTGATTATTACAAATTATATGTACGCGTGCTTGAATATCTGTCGGACACATTTCAATTTGAGATTCCGAAGAATCCTTATCCTTTATACAAAGATTTAGACCCCTTTAAGGTGTATGAGTTTGAACATACGAGTGCATTATTTCACGAGAATGTGGAAGCCTTACAAAAGGCGTATGATACGTTAGAGATTGAGTTAAAAAAAAGGGCGGAGGATGAACGACTGAATCGAACGGGAATACATATTGGTAATTATGTACATAACCGAAAATTCAAGGATGCAATCATTCAAACAAATTTAGGCCTTTATGAACAATATTTAAATACCTATTTTAATTATCACATGACCTTTCTTACAAATCTAATGGAACGACTGGACGTCTTTTTGAAACAATTTACTCGTGAACCTGCAGAGATGTCCGAGGTTAAGAATGTGATTGTTGAGCAGGTGACTGAGTCGGTGATTGACACGATGACTGAGTCGGTGACTGAGTCGGTGACTGAGTCGGTGATTGATCCAGTGGTTGAGTCGGTGATTGACACGATGACTGAGTCGGTGATTGACACGATGACTGAGTCGGTGATTGATCCAGTGGTTGAGTCGGTGATTGATCCAGTGGTTGAGTCGGTGATTGATCCAGTGGTTGAGTCGGTGATTGACACGATGACTGAGTCGGTGATTGATCCAGTGGTTGAGTCGGTGATTGATCCAGTGGTTGAGTCGGTGATTGACA